AAGGTTTACCGCTCTACAGAAGAAGCAGGAGATGTTCTCATCGGTTACATCGGGAAGGGAAGATTTACCGAATGCGAGTAAAGATATTTAGAAAAAGATTTAGATTTGTACAGATACATTTTTTACTGTTGAAAATGAATCCTTTAACATATAGATTTTTTACTGATCAGTCGTTGAAATATGCCAGAATATTACCCAAGAGTGTATCCAGACGGTATTCCAGAATATACTGTTTTGAAAAATAATACTACCTCAAATCTCTTATGGGATTTGTATGCTGCCGAATATGTACTTGATAACCTAGTAGACAAGATACAAAACACTTCTGAAGAAGAAGGTAAATTCAATTTAGTTAGAGAGCTGTTTGAGTATCATTTGACAATAGCAAATCTCTTAGCCTCAAATGAAAGATATAGGTGCGTAGTTATAGACAAATGTACGGATGTGATATCGGATACAATGACTGAAGAAAGATTTCATCCTGATGATAAACACGGTTTGATAACTTTAATGACTGCTGTCATGCGTCTATGTATGTCATATGGTCTTTAATGATATTGAAAACGGATTCATGAGTATATAGATTTTTTGGATATACTACTCGTTAAAAATATAGTTCAACAGGAGTGTTGAATTAAAAAAAATGGCTGAATTGTATCCAAGAGTTTATCCTGATGGTATACCTACATATTCTGTTTCAAATACCATTACTGAAAAAAATATAATTACAGCCACAGTTCGAAGCTTTCTAGAGAAGGTAGATTCTACTACTAAAAGAAAAGGCAAATTTAATGATATCAGAGAAATGTTCGAATTTCATTTGAAGATCGAAGATTTCTTTAGAAGACATCAGAAATATAGACGTACTGCCATGGACAAGTGTACAGAACTGATAGAAGGCGTAATGAATGAAGAAGGTCTTCATCCGAATGACAAAAAAGGTTTGATTAATTTATTGTCAGTCGTTATGAGAATGTGTATGAAGATTGATAATTAATCAGTCTTGATTGAATTCAATAGTAATGTTAAACCCTGTTCAAGATTAAATTTAGGAGAGTAACCCAACTCATTTTTGATTTTAGTTATATCAGAAAGAGAGTGAAGAATATCACCAGGTCTAGGAGGTCCCTCTTTCATCTCTATCGTTTTCTTTACAATCGACTGAATGGTCTTTGCCAACTCTTTCAATGTTACAGCAACACCAGTACCCACGTTGTATACACTGCTCTTCTGACCGTTAGGAAGAGTCTTTATACCCGCTAGCATATTTGCCTGAACCACATCACCGACGAACACAAAGTCGCGTGTATTTGATCCATCTCCGTTGAAGGTGATACCAGTGCCCTTGCTAACTCTGTCAGCAAAGATTGAGATCACACCAGAATAGGCTGAAGTAGGATCCTGACGAGGTCCATAAACGTTGAAGTAGCGGAGACCAACACAAGTCATACCCTTTCCAAGCTTTCCACTGGTATCGTTAGCCCATAGATTAGCGTAATCTTCATCAACACCCTTACTGAGAGCATAAGGAGAAGGATAGTCGCGGGGCTGTGTCTCTTTCTTAGGAAGCTCAGGAAGAGAGCCATAAGTGGCGGCAGAAGAAGCGTATACAAAACGCTTGACACCAGCGTTAGCAGCGGCGATCAGCATATTGAGGGTACCATTGATATTGATATCATTGTTCTTGATAGGCTCGTCCATGGAGATAGGAACAGATACCAAAGCAGCCTCGTGGAACACAACATTCATACCTTCGCAAGCCTTCTCACAATCGGAAGGATTAGTGACATCACCTTTAACGAACTCGAAACGAGCGCCAGCTCCTTTTGCCTTATCTAAGTTTGACTCTTTACCAGTTGCAAGGTTATCCAGAACACGCACCTTCTTGGCGCCCTTAGCCAGGAGCTCATCAACAATATTAGAACCGATGAAACCAGCACCTCCAGTTACTAAGATAGAAAGACCATCATAATCACCTCCACCGTGAAGTCTCTTACGACGAGTCATCTTCTTCTTCCTGTTGATCTTACGTGTCAATGCCATTTGTTATATGAATGTAATAAATAATCATGGCTGCTGCATTCAAAGCAAGAACGCGCATGTGTCCTGTATTAGAAACACAGTATGTTCAAAATCCTCGAGTAGATACTTCAATAAAATGTTATACTCCAGGAAAGGGTTTTGGTTGTACCATCTATCCTGGGGGGTATATACATCAGCCCCAACCTTATATCATTTCAGTAGTTCACAATGGAAATAATGTAAAATATGGAGGAGAAGCTATTATGGGTTCTACAACAATTTTGCCTTGGTCTATATTCGCTACTTCTGTTTTCGAATTATACGATAACGATCCTATAATATACGGTACTCTGATTAGTTTAACATCTCAAACCACTGGGACAGTATATCTTTATGGGAGCGACCTACCCACTTCGTCAGACTCTTACACACCAACTGTTAGCTTTTAATAATGTCTGTTCAGAAGAGTGTTGTTCTGGGTTCTGATGCGCTGAAGTCGCCTAATGTTGTAACAGAGAGTGTCGTTATTGGTGTTGAAGCAGGTAATAAACATCATAATGGAGAGCGTAATATCATGATTGGAAAGGCTGCAGGGTTTTCTGCAAACGGTTCGAGCAATGTTTACATCGGCAATGGTGCAGGTCACAACTGTCAGGGATCAGGTAACATTGTACTCGGTTCGGTTTCTGATCAGTATATGAGTAACACTTTCGTTGTAGGGAAACAAAATTCATGTCCTATCATTGCTTCTTTTGAAACAGGTGTTGTAAAGGTACCATCACTGATTGTAGACGGTAATATTACCTATAAAGGATCATTATCTGGAGCATTTCATTCGAATGCTGTTCGCGTATATGGTATGAATGTTGGAAGCAAATGTGAACTACTCAAAGGGTCGAATATGGTATGCTTCGGTGAGAATACAGGTTACAATGGCAATGATGTAGTATGCCTTGGAAATGGTGCAGGTTCTGGGAACTTTTCTACCGATGTTATCGCTATTGGTAGAAATGCAGCATACAACAATAATGGAAGCAATGTTATCGCGATAGGTCCTAATGCCGGTGCTGGAAACATTATGTCTGATATGCTATTCGTTGGCGATTATATCGAAGGCGATTCAGAATCACTGGATATCCGTAGAAGTATTGTGAAAGGAGGAGGATGCACTTTCAACAATGGTAATATCACTACTACCTCTGGTATCGAAATAACACCTTCTTCACTGACTATGAATGATTCTAAGATTGTAACCAACAGTACAGAATTCATGATGTCAAAACCTCTCGTGATTTCTAAACCTTTATCGAGTTATATTGAGCGCTTTGTATTTCAAAATGAAGAAGGCGTATTTGTGAACAAAAAGAAGACACATTCCCCTTTCAAACGCCTATTCAAATGGAAAGATATGTTCGTTGGTCTTGGAGAAGATGGGCATGTGTATACTTCTTTGACAGCTGTATCATGGACGCCTATACGTTCTCCAAAACTGACCATTCTTTCATATGATGAAAAGATGCTTTATGGTTGGGATAACGAGAGGTTCTACAGATACGAAAACAACGAATGGTTCCCAGAAGCTCGTGAAGAAGGAGATTACGTGTGTTATGAAATGTGTGGACCTTATGCCTTTGGTACCCATTTGAGCAATGATTTCTACGAAGATGCCGGTACTATTCTGTATCATGCTGGGACAGAGTGGCGTCTTTATCCTGGTAAATATCCTCAGAACTTCAAATGCATTTCTGAAGTAGAAGGAAAAGTGTATGCTGGTGGCGATAACGGTCTGTATCTTCTAGAAGACAGAAAGGCTACTAGAGTATATCCTAAAAAGGTTACATGCATTTCCAAAGATGTTGCTGTGTCGGAATCAAGGTTCCATTCAGTACATGATGGAAAACTTGTATGGTTCTGTGAACATCCTATAATCAATGTGAATGGTGATCTGGTAATGACAGAAGGGGGTGTGTTCTTTGAAGGGAAAAAGATAGATGATGGCAAGTATCATTTCGGATTCATTGATTACGGATATCTTCCTTCTGCGGATTTGAGTATTCCAAGCAATATACGTATTGGTGATCACGTTTTGACTTCAGAACATGGTATAACCATCACAGATGGAATACAAAAAGGAAAGGTCTATGACTCTGTTTTCAACATATATCCTGTTCGTATTGAAGGGTTTAGAAGTGTTATCATCAAAAAATGTGAAGACGGTAGTCTAGTTTTTGAATCTGTTGATGAAGAAGGTAGTATTACTACTCACAAAGTAGCGTCTCTACAAAATAGTGACGCCCGCTGAACTTATCAGGAATATCGTAGCCATTATCGTATACCCCTTCAATAGTAGCCCTGTTTGACTTTTCCCAACTCACCCGCAGTACAACGTCATATTCCTTATCTAGAACAGCATTCATCTGGTACGGGATTACTTTCCACCATGAAGTTTCGCTATCCTTCGCTCTAGAAAGATACTGAAACGCTGCCGACTTATCTGTAAACATCCTGTGCATAGACACCATATCTCCACAACGCAGCTGAATAACAATATACACCATCATTTTCTGATATACTAATGCAAAAATGTTTTAGTATATCCGTTTTGTGTTCTTTACCAAAACTTCTCTACAGGGATATACTTCATTTTGAGACGCTGTGCAAATGTCTTGTCTGTTGTGCGGTCACCGACCATGATACATTGTGTAGGATCGAGCTTCCACTCCTCGATCATCTTCATAGCCATTCCAGACTGAGGCTTGCGGCAATAGCATGTGGACATAGAAGTGTGAGGACAGAATAGAATGGGGAAATCGATGCCAATGAGCTCTTTTGTTCTGTTGAAGATTGATGTTGCCTTTTCTTCTGTGAGAATCTTTTTATGGCAGCCGGATTGATTTGAAACGCCGACCAGCTTGTATCCGTCTTTGATGTATGACTCCAGCTTGGCTTTCATCTTTTTTGCATCGGTGATCAAAGTCACCTGATCTTCCTCTGTGGGATATTTGTGAGGAAGGTGCTCGGTAGCACGAAGAGTGCCATCGATATCCAGGAAGAGAGCCTTATTTTTGTTTTCCTTGAATGATGGAGGAAGTACCTTGACAACCTCGATAGTGTCGAAGCCTTCTTCTGATGTTGGTTTTTGGAGAGACTTCCTTGCAGAGAAGAGAACACCGACAGGAAAGATGTGAGGATCTTTGAAATCAGCCTTGCCTGTGAGGAAGAGCTGACCATGCTTCTGGTACATCCTGTGAAGAACTCGAATTTGGCAATCTTCTACAGGGGAGTCCATAAACACAGCGTGAACCTCTTTTTTGAGAGACTTTGCGAGCTGAATGAATGGCTTCCTCACTTCCATAGTAAGGTTTGTATTGTCCAAGATGACGGTCTTTCCTTCAGAGAGATTCTTCTCAACAAGAGGAAGAAGATCGGTGATCTTACCACCTTCTTCATCTCTGGAAATGATGACAGAATCAGAGTCTTTCATGTCTCTTCCGAAAGTTGATTTTGTTGAACCCTGGATACCGATAAGGATGAAAAGCATCTTTGATATTAGTCTGCACTCCTGCGACTATGGTTTAACGAGTGGTGTTCTGTTTCTATGTGTACGTTTGAATCCATTTTTGTTAGCAAGTAAGATTGTTACGATATGTCTCATAAAGCTTAGAGTTGACAACCTCCTGAACTTCAAGAGTGAAAGAGAAGTCTGCCATCAGATTGATAGGAAGACCGTATGCATCTACAAGTTTAACCCTCATTGTTGAAACATTGGTAGGTTGTGCAAAATTGATAACCTTCGAAACAGTATTTGCACCATTATCGTATACAAGTGCATTTTTACGTTTATCAATGATGATCTTAGCAAATGCTTTGATACTGCTGTTACCGTATGAATGGGCATCCATCATCATTTCAAGTTCTGGGAGCTGAAGGAAGACGTAGTTATCATACATAGTATCTACTACATATTCTCCTACATATGTTGTTGATCCTGAATAAACATTTCCAGTGAAACCCATCTGATAACCCAATCCACTATCGAAAGGCAAAAGTGAACTAGAAGAAGGCGGATTTGTAGAGCTTATATTTCCACATGTTGTGCTAGAAACGAACCTTATTGAAGGAAGAGGAGATGGAGATCCTAAGATAGTTAATGTGATCTTTCCAGGAACAGCAGTACTGGATGCACTGATAACACCTGCACCGTTAGCAGTAATTGCATTAGCTAGATCTAAAGGCGTATTGTAATTTCCATCTGGGATAGTGATACGAGTATTACCAACATAAAAAGAAGTATTACCGCGAGCAGCAGAAAAGGTGTACCATGTGTTTGGTAGTTCTACGCTAGAAAGACGAAGAGTGATTGCATTCTTGTATGTGCGAGGAAGCTTTATCAAAAAGTCTGTAGAAGAGGAAGCCTGCCAGTTCTCTCTAAAACGGCTATCAATATTGATCACAGTGGTTTTTACATCGGAAGGATAAAGAACTCCAAGTCTGGTATTATCAGCCCAATCGTTTTTTGTTTTGAAAAGAGTGGTACCACAAGTAGTATCTGTCATTATACTCCAAATGGATTATTTCTGTAATAAAGTACGGCACTCACTAAAAATGGATTCACGCGTACTCTAGGAATATGTACAGTACTCGTAAAACGGAACCGTGGGAGCACAGGTTCATTCAATCGTATAAAGATGTCTACGTCGATGTATTTGAATACAGAAGTGAAAGCGCCTCAAAAGTTAAAGATATATCTTCCTCATTTAGCAGAACCTATACCTGCTAAAAAAGTGGTTAAACTATATCCAAAGTTTGCTAAACTGTTTGATGGAGAATCGTATGAGAATACATTATTCTACTATTACAAACTGAATAAAGCTGAATTTGCGTTGGAATTTGAAGATGAAAACGCAGAAGCAGAAGTTGCAGAATTATTAAATGTAAAAATAATAGACGATGTTATCGAAGAAAAAGAAGAAGAAATTGTAGAAGACAATGCACAACTTTCCGAAAACCAGATTAAAAAATTTAAAGAAGATATCGAAGATATTCGTCGTTTGCAAGAATTAATTTAGATTTAAAAATAGTTTTTCTAATCAAAATGGATTCATGAGTACTCATAGAATTAGACTATCACTCGTTAAACCGGAACCGTAGGAGTACAGGTTCATCAAAATGTCTTTACGTCGTTCAGTTCGTATTGCAGAGCAAATAGATAATAAACCAATCGAGATACAACTAGAAGCTATTAGAAAAAAGCCTTCACTTCTTAAACGTGTCAAAAATCAAACATTTACTTTATGCTGGAAAGCAGTTCAACAGAATGGGTTTGCTTTAGAATATGTAAAAGATCAAAAATCTGAACTATGTATGGCTGCAGTTCGTCAGAATGCGTTTGCTTTACAATGTGTGAAGAATCAGACTCTTGAAATATGTATGGCTGCAATTTTCAGAGATAGGAGTGCTATACATTATGTAAAGGATCCTGAAATACGTATGGCTCTATATCGTTAAAAGATTCATTTGTTGATTTAAAAAAATATACTAACCATATATTTTTGACTAATCAAAACGGATTCATGAGTACCAGAGAAAAGTATATACCACTCGTTAAACAAGAACCGTAGGAGTACAGGTTCATCAAAATGTCATACAATAGCAAGAAGGAATTCAAGATGACTCGTGATGCTGATAAGCGCAAACATTCTCACGATGAGAATGAAGTGTGTTTGACTTGCAAGGTTGATATCGACGATTGCAAGTGCAATAATGTTGTTCATAGTGAAGAAAAGACAGATTGTGTTTCATGTAAGCATTGCAAATACGATTATACTCAAGAAAAGGGAATGCTCTTCGATGAAGAAGGTCCCAATAGAATGTATATTCGAGCATTCAAAAAGTGGCAGCAGCAACCTTGTGAGCACTGTGACAAAAAATACACAAAATACTTGTATGAAATCACATACTGGGCAGAGGAGGATTGGTATGAGAATGAGCTCATGATGCAAAAGTACGATAGGTATTTGGACAGACATTCTTGGTAAATTAAAAAAAACAAAAAAGAAAAACAACTTTTTTCATATAAAAACGGATTTGTGAGTATCATTAAAATGGAACAGCACTCGTTAAAGTAGAATCGTAGGAGTACAGGTTCAATATGGCACAACATCGCATGGGCAAAGTGATTAGCGCTGATGGAGACAACTTCGTTTGTTACAGCAGATATGGTAAAGAGTATACCGTAACAAAAGGTCTATTCATGGGATATTCTGATTCAGAAGAAAACTATCAAAATGAAGTAAAGTTTCAGGCTCTCCTTTCTGAGAAGGGTGTAGCTCCACGCCTTATCAAAAAAGATATAAAAGCCAACAAAAAGGGCAGATTATTTATGATGTGGATTTCAGAAGATGCAGGTCTACCTGTAGACGATGAAGATATTCCTGCATGCAATGAACTCTTGGACAAACTGTATGATGAAGGTATTATTGTTACACCTTATCTTTGGAAGAGTTGGTTTGTAAAAGGTTTTGATGGTAAGATCCGTATGACAGATTTCAAATTGGCTGAACAGTATGATGAGCCAATTGGAAAACACAATAGAAAGTATTTACTTCCCAGTACTTCCGAAACCTCCAGCACCACGTGAAGTATCGTCGAGCTTATCAACCCATTCAATATTGAAAGGCATCAAAACAGGAACACACATCTGAAGAAGGCGAGTACCTTTTTCTACTGTATAATCGGTATCAGAAGTGTTATCAAAAGCGCCAATAAGGTTTCCACGATAAGAAGGGTCGATCAATCCCATACTGTTCGCAAGTCTAAGAGGTGTCTTAGAAAGAGATGAGCGAGGAAGAACCCAGAATCCGCTTCCACCGGTGGTCTTTGCAGAAATACCAAAATCTACGAATGTAACTTTTCCAGCAGGAAATACGGTGTCTTCAGGAAGATACAAATCGAAACCAGAATTTCCATTGGTATCATTTTTTCCTTTATAGAAGTCTAGTTTAGAAACACACTGCATCCACATTTTATAGTTTATGTAGGCTTCACGTAAGCCCTCTTGCAGAGCTCCTTCAGAATATAGAAATACTGCCAGATAGAGTCCTTGGTCTGATCGTCGAACACAGTCCAATAGCTCTGAACCTTACCAAAGATATCAGCACCCTCAGCACCATATTCTACAGGTTTGTAATTAGTAAAAAACTCTTCATTCTTAGCATCAATATAGGCTTCATATTCGGGTGTCAACCCTTCATAGAACTTATTAATGATTAGTGAAGGATTGGTCTTACTGATCATTCCAAGAAATGTTTTGAGTGTGAGCAAATCTGCGTCATCGGGGAACATATTTACAAGACTATTAACGACTTCTGTAAGCTGAATGTAGAATGCCTTGGTGGACTGGATTGCAGACATGTCTTTATATTAATACTTTAAGAACGTGCGGTGGCTCTAAATTCCGCATCACGGAGCGCTTGCATAGCCTCAATGCTTTTACTACTATCTGCAGCCCTTACAGAACCATCGGGTAGAATAGCATCTTGACCAGATGTTACTAAGCCCTGGACATATGTGTATCTCAACTGATCATCGGACTCTTTTGTTTCGGTGTCGAAAACAGAGTATCCCGAAGATAAGCTTCTAACATCATTGAAAGACCATTCTTGGGGATCTAAAGATGCTGCGGGAGGTGCAGCACGACCCTGAGGTATTTCACGACGAGAGTCGACCGGTTTAGAAATACGTGCAAAGATAGCAGCCTTACCTGTAATGACCTCTTTTGTCTGAGGATTTATCACGGTAGGTACCGATTTGATCTCGGGAGGAATCAAGTGACGCGGCGTGGTATCGATGCATACAAATCTAAAAAGAGAAGCCTTATTCAAAGCCTGAATGGTCTGAACAACTTCTTTTGAATTTGGACAGCGTTCACTGTAGAATAAAACAGGAACATTTGGGTTAGCTGACATTTCCATTTATACAGATAAAAACGAATACATTGATAACGAATGGCTACTGAGAAACAAGAAATGATCCCTGCCAAGAACATCGATCTCAATGGCTTCAGACTCAAGTTTGAGGTCAAAGGAGTACCTGTTCAGTTTGCAAATGCAATCAGACGCATTCTTCTGAATGAGATGCCTGTTGTGGAGGTTGCAAACGTAAAGATCAATGAAAACACTACCCTGATGCCCCATGAAATGCTTTTGCTTCGCACTGAGCTTCTTCCTGTCAATGTTAGACCTGTCGAAGAGGATCTCATCCGCTCTGCTAAACTTTCGTTAAGCGTTTCTGGTGAAAAGCGTGTATACACTTCAGACTTTGTAGTTTCTGGTGGTAGAAAGGATATTCTGTTGAAGGATCGCGATATGGATACACCTCTGTATTTCCTGAAGGTGAAGGAAGGCGAGTCTGTGAATCTCACTGCAGGCTTGCGCATTAACACCGCTTCATCTCACTGCTGTGTTGCCACATATATGTACCATGTTGATCCTGAACTTGCAGAAGAGGACAAAGAGGAGTTTGTGACCGATAACGAAGGTTGGGACGGAGCAGCCCGTGTATTCGATAACTTCTATCGCCAGCGCTCATACCATCGCAATGAGAAGGGAAGACCCGATTGGTTCGACTTTGAGATCGAAAGTATCGGTGTTATCCCTGCACGCGAGCTTGCGAAGGAGGCATTCGTCATTTTGAAGAAGGGTGTCGCCGAATGGGCAAAGAACGATATTGTTCGCGAAAAGGAAGATGGCGTGTATCGTATCGTAGCGGAGAGCGGTGGTCACACTGTTGGTGCTCTTGTTCAGGCTGTACTATATGAGTCGGGATTGTGTCAGTTTGTCTCATACGATATGCCACACCCCCTTAGGTCTGAGATGATTGTACGTTTCCTTACAGGCAAGAACCCTGAAGAGATTGTAGCATACGCACTCTCAAAAGTGAACGAGTACTGCGACACGTGTTTGAGCCTTCTTTAAAAATCGGTTCTTCCAACTAATAATGGAAAGGTACGGAGACGTCTTGGTATTCAACCCAGCCACCGAATTCCAAGTTATAGAAGAATTTGAGTTCGATGAGCTTATTGAACGCCCCGAAGAAGTAAGATTTTTTACATTAACCGAACAGACCTCGAACTTTATGGACAAGCTGCTATCAAGGTCTGGAAAAATAACAAAAGCCGTTATTCTCAAAGCAGAACATGAGGTAGATTCATTCAAAAAGTTGTACAACTCTATCCTGAAAGAAACACCCACCGGTTTTGAAGAAACAGTGTATTCTCCTCCCAAGACTCTTCCGTGGGTAACATATTCAAATAAGAATCCTGTCCAGAAAACTGTATTCAATTGGAACCAGGATTGGGCTCCTCTGTACGCCGATAATAGAGGTCTTCAGGCAAACTATTACATTCAGATGGTTGATTCTTTACCTAAAAGTGCTCTCTTTTACGCCGATGGAGAACAGGTGGAATATCCTGCAATCATCAATGGTATTAAGACACTCGGAGCTTACAATTATTCTAAGACATCCTATCGCGAAGACGGTACTTTTTTCATAAAAGATGTTCCGAGGGTTGGTACACAGGATGTTGGTACGTTCACAGGTTATGTTATAGAAGTGCCTAATCCTGCTCCTCCTTCTCCTTTAGAAGATCATCCTTTCTTGGGAGCGAGAGATAAGCCTTTGGTTTTAGATAGCACTGAAGATCTGCCTACTATTCTACCATCAATGGAGGCTATTTTTGAACATGCTGTCCCTCGTACATCAAATCCTTACAAAGATGCTCCTCCCTATCTGAAGCTCTATGATATCAAACTATCTCAGATTCCTTGGAAGATTTGGCGTGAAAGCTTTCCTCCTGTAGAACTTGTTGAAGAAGGTGTTCCTCCTGTTGAAATACCTCTGAAAGTGGATGAAGGTGCTGCCCCCGCAAAGGTGTTAACAGAAGTGTATAAGTCAACATGGTATCCTGGACTTTCTACTAGAAAATGGCTGTCAACTCAGCTCGATGGTGGAACTCTCGTTGCAAAGATTCTTCTTTCTCAGGCAGGAAATCTCGGTCCTATTGCTCTCCCTCCTCCATCAATGCTTCCTGATAGTGTACCTATCGAAGGTGGACCCGAAGATTGTCTTCCATCTGTTATCACAGACTTCAACGATTTTGCAAACAGAGGTATCTATCGTTCTCCCAGATGCGCTGTATGCAATTGGTACGGTCATGGTGCTTCCGACTGTCCGGACAGAAGAGGTCCTGTAAAACAGGAATACAAACCTGGAGGAGGGTGTATTCCGTTGGGTCTTGTTACAACAGAAAGAGCAGAAGAGATATATAACGGTAAGTCTGCTTGGAATCCCGGAACAGATGCATCAATACTTTCAGAATACCAGGCTCTCATTTCAAAATACACAGAGAGATATGTTGAAATAATACCTACTGTACCTGAAGCAGGACCTGCTCTTCCTCCGTCAGAAACTCGTGATATAATAGTCGCAATTCTTGAAGATGATGATAGGTTACCTGAAGATAAGGCATATGATATTGCTATCATTATCGATGATACTGAACATATGTATTCGAATAGTATCTATCGCGAAAAGGAGACAAATCAGTTCTTGATCTGCGATCATACAATCAATCAGTTGAGAGGCGAGTTTGAAAGAGATCCTGATGAGTATTTGCGCAAATGGACTGTCATCGATTCAGGCTTTAGAGTATGTCAGCATTGTGGTGAGCGTATTACAGATGTATTGCAGGCTCAGGATGAGTTCGATGAGAATGGTAGACTTATCCAGATGCGTTCTAAGATTCAGAAGAACGCATTCCTTCCAGGAGAACATATTACATTCAGTGCATCTCTGAAGAAGCTTCAGAGTCTTTTTAATCTGAAAGAGCCTGCTGAGGATATCTTTTACCTTTTGATTTCTCTTTTACAGATCCTACCAGAAGAGGAACAGTTGAAGCCTATTTTAGATTATGTAAAATCCGAGTCTGCAAAGGTTAATGCAAAGATAGCTGGAAAGAAATTAACTTCAAAACAACAGTCCGATATCAATCTTGCATTGGCGGTTTTTGGTTTCAATGGTGTAGTGACTCTTTTACAGACACATATGCCTCAGCTTCTCCCTCGTAGAAGTTTTGGAGGAAAGCCTATGATACTCCGTGGATTTCCGAGGGATACTGATGATGTTTCTGATACACCTCTTATCGATTCTTTATTGAGTGCACTCCAGCAGACATTCGAGAGCTTCCCTTCAACATTTAGGGGTACATCGGTCGTGTTATTACGTAATATTCTGAATGACAAAAAGGCTGTAAAGAAGGTGCTGTTATCTTCATTATCGAAACAGTTTATGCCTGTTTTCAAAAATCAGTTCAGAAAGGCGAAGGATCTTTTAGTTTCTGTGGATGTTTCTTACACTGTTCAGAATTCATTCCAGCCTCCTATCGTGAGACCTTTGAAGGATGTTACATACCTTTCTCCGTTGAGCTCTGTATCGGACAATGCACAGACCAGATACAGGTGTAAGGATATCTCTGTACCGTGGTTATCTGCTTCTACAGGATTCTCGTTCAGACAGCCTGAACTTGTAATCAATATACCTCTAAAACATTCTTCTAAAGCAAAATCAGTAGAAAAGCCAACAGATCTCCCTACAGACTTCAAACCTTCTGCGGATGAGATACGCGAGAGAATTAAGCGTAAAGCTGTAGAATTTAAGCCTTTAAAGACCCTTATGACACACGATGAGCCTGAGTTTTTAAGAAGTGTTCTGTTAGAATGGATGATCATCATAACTCAGTCTAAAACATCATCGAGCGAAATAAAACAGTATGTCCGCGAAAAGAGACCTCTCGTAGAAAGAGCGTATATGGATCCTTCTACACTTAGAGATTACTTTAAGGGTATTTTGAATGAGTTTATAGGTATCATCGTAGGCGATGCAACATTGACTAACATTATTGAAAAATCGTTTGCAGAAAATATGACTGTTAGGTCTCTGTTCACCAAAGCCGAAGAAGCAAAGAAGAATGTGGATACATTGCGTGCAAGAGAGCGTGAAGAGTTCAAAGAGCGTATGAGAAGACTACCCGATGCTCAGCGTGAGATCACAAAGATGTTGATAGACAAGGGTATTGCGCCATATTTGATTACACGCGAAGACAGAGAGATGTTTGCTTCTGAACTCCAGGAAGAGATGAAACAGGTTGATGTGTTTGTCCAGCCTATACCTGAAGCAGAGCTTGCAGAAGAAGGTGTTACACGTGAAGATGCAAATGAAACACGCGATGTCGGTCCTCAGGGAGAAGTGCCTATGACTGGCAATGTAGAACTGGAATACGATTATGGAGATTATGGCGATGCTCGTGCAAGGAATGCTGAAGGTGAAGAGTTTAATGAAAATGTAGCTTTCGGCGATGAAGAGTTCTAATACAATGTATGACTTCTATGGAAAGCCTCCAAAGAGCCGTGAAGATCTGAGAGCATGGCTTACAACTTGGCTGCAAGCTACAAATGATGAAAAAGAGTATAGTATTAAAGATGAAAAATACATAAATGAATTAGGATTTAGAAGAGCTTTTTATATGCATTCTGTATTCAGAAACGTAGTAACAAATGAGTATGCGTGGTATGTTATTGAAGATACAAATGTGGATGATTTTAAAACATTCCCCAAAAAACGGTATTCATCATACGAAAAACTTATCGATGGTGTTGTAGAATATTATTACAAATTTTGGAAGCTGACTGGATAAAATGTTTAATGAATATAATAAAATGAACATGTTTTGGGAGCCCGAGTTTTTCAAGTCTATACCTAGCAGCTCTATCTGCGGCTATTTCTACATTATGTTTATAATCGTTGCTATTGCTGCTGGTTTCATCGTCTTAACCGATGTTGCATATGTGTTTACCTCTGGTGGAAAAAGAGGTCTGATGCTCTTACTTCGCTCAGTGATCGCTCTGGCATTACCTTTAATCAATGCTATGTTCCTGTACATCCTGTGCAGCCGCTCTCTCCTCGGAAAGCATTAAATTTATATTTCCATCATATCGATAGTATAGTTACGTTTCTTGTATAGTACAAGACGCTGTTGAAACTGGCGACGCATCGTCGAATCAACAATGTCTAATATAAGAGGATTGATTGTCCTTTTGCTTTTTTCTGTTCTGAGAATCCTTCCTACAATCTGATCAATATCTGGTCTTGGTGTAGCCATCATAAGCGTATTCAATGATGCAACATCAAACCCTTCTTTGCACATAGAATAGGTTGCGATTAAGATAGATTTTGAAGAACACCATTCTGCTCTTTTGGGTGCTGGGACTGTTTGTGCCAAAATGCACGCCTTCTCTTGAAGTTCAGGTGACAACGCTTCCAATATATCTTTACAGTGCTGAACACGATCAGAAAGTACCAGAATCTGTCTTCCTGGAGTTAGAACATCTTCTAAAATTTCTGCAAGCATTTTTGTACGAGGAGCAAACTCTGCAATCTTATTGACCATGTTTACAGAGCTCATAACACCCTGATTATTGTACACGATTGTGTTGAAGTCAGGATCTTCTGGGTTGTATTGGAATACTTCAACATGAACGTCCTTGTCCTCTTTGTCTGCACTTTCAGAACGGTACAGAATAGGACCCAGAAACATTTCAATAACATACATCAGACCGTCTTTTCTGTCGGGTGTTGCTGAAAGACCCAGCATGTGTTTCGACGTGATCTTTGGAAACGATTGAACAAACACTTCAGAAGCGATGTGATGGCATTCGTCAACGATTGTAAGACCGAACCCATGGAATACTTCTCTAGAATAATCTTTCATAGAAATGCTCTGAATCATGGCGATGATGATATCCTTGTTTTCGACGTCCGTGACCTCTCCTTGGATTTTTCCGATTCTAACATTTGGTAGAAAGGACTTGATGCGTTCTTCCCATTGGTCTTTGAGGAATGTGTTGTGAACAACGATAAGAGTCTTAACCTTTAACTGAGAAGCGATGTACAAAGCGCAGACTGTTTTACCTCCACCTGTTTGAAGACAAATCATGCCATCTTTAGGTTCAGGTTTAAGATAGGAATCTACGACAGGACGTTGAGCGTCTCTGATAGAACCATTAAAGGTCCAATGATGGTCTGTGCCTTTTGAGACAGAACAGTTATCTGTAGGTGGAAGACCGTATTTAGCAATGCCAAACTGTTTTGGGAGATAGAAGAAGTTTTCTGTTTCATGATAGACTTTATAAGGTTTCACAAACTGAGGTCTGACGAATACAGCAGGAACATAAGGTTTTACAGTCAATTGTTTACGAAGGGCTGCAATATCCTGCGAACCCTTAGGGATCTTGTAACCGTTACGTGTGAGCTCCATGTGATATAGATTAAAAATAGTATTATGTTGTCCGTTTTGGATTTAACTAAATTCTGTATAGAAATTATTAAGTTTTTCATCCAATTCAGAAATCATAACTTCATATGTCTTATTATTTTTATGGTCATATGTATCTGTAGGAATTATCATATATTTCTCATAATCTTGATACCATTTAATTATTTTTTCCTGCTGTTCACATGGTGCTTTCGTCTTTATCCATTTGATCAATGAATTACCGCATTTATCTTGTTTTGAAGAATTGCATGCACCGCAGCATGGTATGCAGTTAACCTTATTTTGACGACCCCTTTGTGTAGATGGTCTAAATTCATCTCCTGTTTTACCGATTTTATTTGATAAACAATAAGCACATTTATTTAAATCGAATGGTGATTTATAATCATCGGGAATTTTAGGTTCAATTTGTGACTCTAATCTTTCTGCCCAATCTTTTAATATCGCATTTCTATGATCTGCTCTTTTTTTGGCAAATTTCGTATTAACATTGCATTTACGTTTTTTCTTAGGTATCCCTTCAATAGGTATCCACTCTGCCATGATTGTTTGTTAATCTAATAACCAAGTATTATATTGTCCGTTTTTGTTATAAATGGGTCATGATATACTTTATCGTTATATGTATAACCCTTTACATCATTTGAAAAGATCTGAACGTTTAAAATCGTATATGCCTTTCTATAAAGAATGTACCATTGAAATAATTGACATTTATAAAGTCGAAATCGTTGATGAAGGTGATTATGAACAGATCTATATATTGAATCAATCTAATGAACGCATAGTTATTGATTTAGATAAAAAATATAGTTATGCAGCACTAAATTGTGTATGTCCTGAACCAGAAAAAGCCAAAGAAATGATTGATATTGCTCTTGATATTCTGAATAAACGTGGCATTAAAAAAGTACAAATGGATGATAAAGCTTCGATAAAATGTAACGGAGAAAGTATTAGTTTTAGTTTAATACATTTCTTCAAATATGGCGAAACATGGTATGAAAAGAATTTTGGGTTTAAACCAACTTTAAAATATCAGAAAAGATACGAAGAAGTTAAGAATAAACGCAGAGAGGTCTTCCATTTAGATAAAATTCAAAACGCACCATGTGGTGTTTTTACATTTAAAAATATGGACTTATTTCTTGATAAAGTTGATTTTCAATTCCATTTCGACATCATATGGGAGAAGAAATTATAGAAGTGTTTGAAGGTCTTTCTTAATCAAAGATGTATTAAGAATAAACAGCCACAGACTGGAAAAGATAATACTTCTCAAAATACTCACGATATATTCTTGACATTTGAATGATTAGAAACAAGTTGTAGACGATTAAATTTGTTTTATATAATAAAATGTACGCTGCTTCTGCTGAGTTTCTTGGAACCTTCCTTTTGATCGCTGTTATTTCTTTTATAGGTAACCCCTATGCCATTGGTGCTGCCCTTACTGCAGGTATTCTCCTTGTAGGAAGTATCTCTGGTGGTCATTTCAATCCTGCTGTTTCTCTTTGGGCATATCTTGCGGGAAAGATAACCGTTGCCACTCTGATGTCTTACATCGCTGCTCAGTCGGCTGCTGCTGCCTCTGTGGTTCTTCTTAAAAAGGTTATGTAAAGACCTATTTAAAGCTACCATTTCAGAATAGTATAATAAGATGTCCACTATTCAGATTAATCTAATCCGCTCTCCTCATGGTAATGGACATGACGACGATATTATCGTGATTTCTAAGACTGGAGAGAAGGAGTACTCTCTTTCTTACAAGGATAAGACTGCAATTAATCCTGTACCTCATTCGGTTCAGCTTGATCGCGATGACGTTTTTGATCATCTCGAGACTACATTCGACATGCTGAATATCGATATTGCTCCTTACAAGCAGATTCAGATTCTTGCACCTGCATTCCCTTCTATTCTTCTTCACGTTACCTCTCTTGATAGAGATCATATCAGGGAGAATATTTTCCGTGTAGTTGAGAGTACTATGGATAACTGGCCAAGTGTAAGTGTTCCCGAGTGCCTTCGTCGTAGTCCCCGTTTAGCCGCACGCACTTCTTATTAAATAATGGGTATTCGCTCAAGTAAGATCGCTCCTTCCGAGGATCCTCTTCATCTAGAATTAATAGTAGATGACGATGGTCATTTGATTTTTAAAATAACAAATGTGTCTGGTCACACAGCAATAATACCAGAACATTGGTCGATCAAAAACAGTATAATACGTACACCTCTGAAAGATGTTGAAACAGGTAAGAATATTAATGCATATGCCAGTGATGAACTTATAAAGTGGAATAGAGTTCTGAAATATATCAAAATCCTATCGGAAGCAATACACGAAATCGATATCGGTTACGTGGATGACTTGTGGGGACTAACTAAGGAAGACCGTGTTTATGAAATTAAAGTAATAATAGAAGTCATCGTATCCAGATGGAAATCAAGAATTATTAAAAAGACCTTTAAACTTTGTATTTAACGGCGTGCAACCTTACCTAAAGTCACAAAGGTATCCAACACAAAAAGCGTAAACACACCAGTGAAGATGTATAAAAGAAGATCATGAGTAGAAGGTGTTTCAGCACCAACACCGCCACCTTCGATCATGCGCATCATCTTATTTAACTTTTCTTCAAAATGAAGGTTCTGTCCCATAGCGGGAGGAGTAGAAGCGTAAGCCCAATCTGCAGTACCGGGAATAGCAGGAGGGGTGTAATCGTTTACAGAAAAAGGTTCGATTTGGTTCTTGGAACTATGCACATTTCCGCTCAAACGGGCGGGTGCATAGTTGTCTTCCGAATCACCAATAGGTAATGATTTCATAGTATCGTTTATGAGCTTTGCATGAGTCTGTAAAGCTGCTTCGGTGCGGCGGGTAGGTGTGTTATAGACTTTCTGGTTGGAGTGTACATCCTGCTCCCTCGTAACTTTCTTTTTCTGCATACCCCACATGCCACCGAAGGCTTCGTCAAGTGTTGCATACTGTGCCATTGTCAATTTACATGTAGAAAAAATCGTGTGTTCAACAATAAAGAGATGCTTCCTAAAAACACTCAGTACTTATTAGCTGGCGCCATCGGTCTTTACATTGTGTTAATGACCCGTCCTGCCCCTGCAGTGATCACCAATCTGCTTTCTTCTTCTGTTGCTCAGATTGCAGCCCTTGCACTTGTTATTTATGTCGGTGCTACTCAGTCCTTGATCGTGGCTGTTGTTCTTGCTATTGCCGTTGTTATGTCTACTCCTTCTCGTGAGTACATGACTGTAGAGAATACATCCGATAAGAAACCTGCTGGCGATAAGAAACCTGCTGCTAAGAAGGCTCCTGTTGCTAAGAAGGCTGCCGATTCTGCTATAAAAGTAGAAGGGGCTAAGGCTACTGCAAAGACTACACCTCTCAAGGCATTAGGAGAAGTTAAACCTGCTACCACTGTTAAGGGTGTTGCTGCAGCCGAATCTGATGAACAGGAGCCTGCTGCTGCCGGTCAGACTGTTGCCGCACCTACTGGTTCTGAGAAGTTTAGTTTAATGAACGCTGCGGACTTTTAAAGCCTTTCTTCTAACTTTACGTGTCTTCTTTATGTGACGCTTGTGACGACGGGTTCTACGACCTGCCATCAGATTCTTTTCATCTCCAAGTTTTTCATCTTTACAGGCAATCATAGCTTTTTGCCTGTATTCTTCTAATCTATCTTTGATCTTAAGAAGCTCGGTATCATCCAAGTCAAAAATAGGTATTGCACTTGCGGTATCACCAGTTGTTGTGTGACCTCCAAACGGTTTTATTTGGATTAAGTTGTATATATTTGCCTCATTTTTGTTGTAATCGGCATCATCTATCAAAATTGTGTTACAAGGTGCATAACCTGTGAATGGCTGTTTTTGTCCAGGAAAAAACATTTCAAATTCTTGTGATTCCCTTTCGTCATTTGTACGTTCTATGAATCTATTGCGTTTTTCTAGTGCTGCTTTAAACTTTGCATTCACGGGCATATTTATATATTTCTCATTACCAGCATACCAAAGATAGTTCAAATTTTTACCACTCATACTAGGGTCAAGTTTTTTAGACATATCTGCATCTTCTTCAGATAAAATGTCTTTAAACATTTCAGGATGCCCATTAGTAAGAACATTTGCAACTCTTAGCGCATAAGGATAATCAGACCATGTCCATAACGAAACATAATGGTTATTGAAAAGATAATCCATAAATTCACGTACATGAGGACGAAGTACTAATGTTTTACCTGGAATATTCACAGCCGTTTCAAACTCATTGATATTAGGTATTCTTGGTTTGAAACTGTCCTTAATATTCTTAAGAAGCGTGTCGTCAATGTCTAACACAACATACAATTTACCATCTGCCATTTATTAAACATTATAGATATATATTTCAACAGCTTGTTTGTTGAATGAACGTTTTTTGATAATCTATAAGAGGTAAACTTTGATATATATCGTACATTACCGGCGAATGGTCAAAAATCAATGCCCGATGATGATCATCTAACGTATCGAGTATTTGTGTTATTCTATCAAATTCGTTGTCTATATGGTCAATTATAGGAACTTCTGTGAATTTTGACCCAAATGAATTGACCAAAATCATGTTGAATTTATTGGGCACAACAAGATTGTGAGGAGCATCATCTATAAGTATTGTATTACTAGGTGTATATCCAGAAAAAAGCTTCATTGGTGCTCTTGAATAAGGCGGTTTTTGCTCTTTAATACGATCTTCATTAATGACATCAATAGCGCTATTTCGCCATTCTATTTTTTCACGAATCCATTCGGGAGAATGAAGTTCATCAAAATGATACCACAAGTATCTCAGATCTTTTCCACCCGTTTCATTGATATTTGCAGCTATTTCTGCATCTTCCAAGGACAGAATATCTTTGAATTTTTGAGGTTGCCCATCAGTCAGAATATTGGAAACAATCTGAGCATAATCTGCGCATCCCCACGTCCATATAGATACAATGAACTTTGAAAAAAGATAGTTCAAGAAGTCTCGCACATTCGGTCGAAGCATGAACACATAATCCCTGTAGAAAATTGTACTAAACTCCATTCTATTTGGGATACGCTCCCATATGTCTCTTTTCACGTAGCGAAGAAGTGTTTCGTCGATGTCGAGCAGGACATTCAACATTAATATATGAATAATTTATAATATGTTCGAATCGCTAAATGAAAACAAGCTCATGCTTGGACTTATCATGATTTTCATGAACATTGGTAGTAAGTTCATAGTGATCAACTTTTCCGAAACACAGAAAGAGTTACTCTCCAATTCTGTGTTAAGGCAGGTCCTGATCTTCTGTATTGCATTCATGGCAACACGTGATGTTATCATGGCTCTTCTTTTGACTGCTATTTTTGTAATCCTTGTAGACGGTCTCCTCCATGAAGGAAGTCCTCTCTATATCTTGCCCGACAGTATACGTCCCAAGGTAAAGGCTCCTTCTGTTGATAATGGACCCTTTGGTCAGCTTCGCGTAATGGCTGGTGTCCCTTCTGCTGTTCAGAACCCCGCTTATGATATAAAGGAACCCGCAATCACTGTTGGCGTTACTTAAAGAGATGGCGTTCTAAAAAGTTAATATGTATATTTTTGTAACATTTGAGAATCTCGATAGCGAAGAAACAAAGAACACACTTCTTCATCTACACGGCATCCCTAATGGAACATTCTTATCATACCCTTGCCTTTCAAGGATCATGTATGACAGGTTTGGTCAAAAATATGGAACGTGGTGGGTAGATATCAATATTTTGAACAGATTTTATGGAGGAATTCTTAATGCATTCAATATGATCATTAAGAATTTTCCAGGTGTTGAAAGAATCGATATACTACCTTTTGAAGAAGATATCAAAGACATGACCGATGAAGAATACACTGCATTTGGTATCAAGGTCTGTAATTATATTACATCTATGTCTGAAGGTACTCTCTAGGCGCTGTTTCATCGGTCGGTGAAATACCATTACAATCTGGACAAATTTGTACTTGAGGTTTGTGACGATCATCAAATTGAACAATAATCTCTCTTGAAAAGTGAATCTTATTATCAGGTGTCCATCCGTATTGTTTCGCCATTTTAATGATCTCTTCATCAGGTCTGTCATACATTTTTTTCAATGTCTCAAAAATATCACCATTACTCAAATTTGCTTTACAGTATCTACAGATCATTTATTAATACTAATGATGATCTGTTTAAAGTTTGATAACTACAGAATTCTTAGGAGACTTTGAAGCTGAAGAGGTTGGTGTCTTCTTGAGAGCAGACTTCATAGGTGTGCTTGCCTTTTCTGCACGAATACCGCTGAGGATAGAAGAAAGACCTCCCTCGGCTCCATAACTCTTAGGTGGTGCTACAGGTGCCGGTGCAGGAGGTTTAGAGATGAAAGAGGGCATCTGAGGAGGGGGCATAGACATCTTGGGCATGCTTACCTTCTTTGACTGAACCTGAGGGGGAGGCATCGGTGCTGAAGTAGGAGGCTGCTGGGTTCCACCTAAGAAACTCATCAGACCTGAAAGAGGGTTGAATGAATCCTGCTGTTGGGGTGCTGGTGCGGGAGCAGGCATGGGAGGAGGTGCGCTGTATACCTGACGAGTGGTAGATGCAGGAGGGGGAGGAGCCTGTCTGAACTGCTGAGTCTGAGTCTTCATAGCTTCTGCAGCCATCTGACGAGCAATATCAGGGTTCTGTCTAAGAATATCCTGAATATTGGGAACAGGCGCCTTCATAGCCATCTGATTGGTAAGGTGAACCATATACACCATGATACAAGTCCTCATAGGAATACGAACAAGAGGGTGCATTCTCATCTTGTCTCCATAAAGCTCATACAACTCTTCGAAATCCTCTTCAAGATCGCCTACATTCATCTGAGCAGACTGAGAAAGACCATCGAGCTGAAGACCAAACATCTTAAGCATATTCACATTTTTGCTTCCCCACTCAAGAGCAGACATACCGGTGATGAACCACTCCGAGAACTGTTTGATGGTGGCATCCATAGCCTTCTCCTTTCTGATGAATTCAAGCTCCATCTTCATCTCGTCTAGAGGAGAGTCCATAGTGAAACGCTTACGGATAGGGACACCAAGCTTCTGAAGACGCTCAAACTTACGAAGGATCTCGTACTTCTCTTTCATGAGAGCATCTTCAGACATCTGAACAACGGGTTTTACAGGTTTCATATAGGATTCAGCATTGAAGTTATCAATACCGTCCCATGATTTCACTGGACCAATATCATCTGCAGACGGGACGAGCTTTGGTGCAGGGGCTGGCGCGGGGTTAGATGAAGAGATATCACCATTAGAATCAAATTCAGGAAAGTCAAGAGATACGGACTCGAGTGCGGGAAGTTTAGTGTCGCCCATAGACGACATGTTCATAAGTAAATCGGCTCCTGGTATATCACCCATTTATGAGTTTCATCGAGCCTCTTCTGAAAGTTATAACGCGCTCTCATTTGGTAGTTTGAAGTATCATGACACCCGAGACAAGTAGTGCTATGGCGATGTAATCGTGGAAATGCAGCACTTCTTTGTACATCAGAACACCTACAATGGTGGTTGAAGCGACAGATAGTGCAGACCATAAAGCATTTGTTGTCGCAAGACCTGACACGATATATGTCTGGCACAATAAGAAACCCACACACCCGTAGAAAAGAACACCTAGCAAGAAAAATCGAGGATCTTGCAAACTCTTTTTAAAACATGACATAGCCGATGTTTCAAACATCACGATAGCCAATATGTAGAAATATATGAGAGGTGCCATTATTAACTGTGCTCCAAAAACCACAGACCCTGCAAGAATGAGTCGGCAAGATCATCTTTCTTCTTATGCGATCTGAAAAAAGGTCTCTTACACTCTGGCATTAGCTGTTCACAGTGGACAATACCTGTCTTCTTTCTTCCACGATATGACTCCGTAGAATCGGTGAGTGTCAGAATATTGTTCAACTTATGAATAGCAGAAACACCCTTTACTCTGAACCCTTTTAGAACAAAAAACATATGAATCATCGATTGGACAGCAAACATTCTTCTGTCCTTCTGATTTTCGATAACCACTAGATTCGCACCTTCCCACCAAGAATTGCGAGAACCCAAGCTATTTGCAATATCACCAGCCAAGTCAAGAACAGGGGCATGTTTAACAGCTGATCCTCCTGTGAACTTAGACCAACCGACTGACTTGTATTTCTCATATACGGCATTTACAAGTTCTGCCTTCTTTGTCGGTAAATCTACAATGCCCAAGTCTTTACCCTGTTTTGCAAGGTCTTCGATCTTAGTCTTGGTCAAACTTGTTTTTGTGGGGACCTTGACTTTAGGACAATGCTTTGTGCAAGCGTATTTTTCACCCTGAAACCACATTCCCGGCTTAGAACAGTGAAAACATGATGGACGCGAAACGCCGTTCTTTTCTCCAAGAACATCGATCACATCCCAATGCGAAATAGATACATCCTTTCGTGAAGTACCTTCTAGTACACACACGGCAAGATTTCGAATACCGATATCAATGCTAATTAATTTCATTCCTTACCTTATTTAGCTAGCAACCTTTAAAAGATTGACAAGAGTAGGTTTCTTGTCGCTCTTGTTGAAGGGAATACCCTTTGCGTTCAAGAGTTCACGGAGCTGAGCAACAGTCTTTCCACCAAGATCATCATCCTCTTCCGAAGCAGGGAGAAGGGGTTCATCTTCCTGAGGGTGGATCTGTTCAATCTCCTCATGAACACTTACACGGTCATCTACAATCTCAGATTCGGGTGCGGGTTCATGGTGTTCCTCTTCATGATGAATAGGGTGTTCCATTGCAGCCTCGTAAAATGAGGGAGGGGGCGCTGTAATAGCGGATGTAAGAGCGCCTACAGCCTGCATGATTCTACTCTGCTGAATGTACATCCATGCAGTAAGTGCGGTGAGCACTAATACGACAAAAGTAAGAAGTGCGACGATACCAGTTAAAAAGTCCATCTTTGTGTTATTAATCTCCCTCGTTTATTCATTTTTTAACGCCAACCCAACAGTTCGAAAGCAATCCTAGTATATGCATTTGTATACAAATCTTTCACTTCTGTCACTGGAACCCATGCGATGGTCTGAACGTGCTCTTCGAGTTTTGAAATCCTATACAATCCCATATGAGTAGCCATTCCAAAATATAGCAAACATTTTCTGATGTTATAAGGTTTATGGGGTTGTACCCAGTAGTCGATTCCATTTTTGAAATCAGTCTCTTCTTCTACTTCACGTATGGCTGTTGCCAAATATGATTCGTCATAATCTTCTACAGACCCTTTTGGGATAGACCATTTTCCATGTCTACTGTCCTGAATTAGAAGAATATGTGTTATAAACGGATCTGTTATGATTATTCCTGCGCGCTCTACACCCATTCTAGGCTATATTCTTCATAAAGAAATCAACATTTTAGTTCGTTTTGTTAAAAGTCTTCATCGTCTGTGCGAATAACCATCGATTCTGCATCTTTTCCGACACCGGGTTTGCTGTATGATGAAATCTTGCGCTCAAAGAAATTGCCCTTGCCTTCAAGAGAGATCATCTCCATAAAATCGAAAGGATTGGTAGCATTATAAATCTTAGGGGTTCCAAGCTGAACTGCAAGCCGATCTGATACAAACTCGATGTACTGAGACATCAAAGTAGAATTCATACCGATCAAATTGCATGGAAGAGCCTCACAGATGAACTCTTTTTCGATTGTGACAGCATCTTTGATGATATCGTGGATCTGCTTTTCTGAAAGAGAAGAACCCAATGTGGTATACATCTGAACTGCAAAAACAGTATGAAGAGCCTCATCACGAGAGATCAACTCATTGCTGAATGTAAGCCCTGGGAGAAGACCACGCTTCTTCAACCAATAGATTGCACAGAAAGCACCACTGAAAAAGATACCTTCAACACACGCGAATGCTACTAGACGAGTAGGATAATCGTTGATGCTTTCAATCCATTTGAGAGCCCACTGAGCCTTCTTTTGGATACAAGGAATAGTGTCGATTGCACGGAAAAGCTTGTTCTGTTCGTCCTTATCTTTTACGTATTTGTCGATCAAAAGGGAGTATGTTTCAGAATGAATACCTTCCATGGCATTTTGAAAAGCGTAGAAAAGACGAGCAGAAGGTGACTGTACTTCGCGCTGAAAACGAGAAGCAAGATTCTCCTGAACGATACCGTCGGATCCTGCAAAAAATGCAAGAATCTGTTTCACGAAATACTGCTCATTTTCGGTAAGCTTGTCCCAGTCTGCTTCATCTTTTGAGAAGTCGATCTCTTCTACAGTCCAGAACGACGCGACAGCCTGCTTGTACAAATGGTACAAAGGCATCTCCTCAGATTTGATGGGAAAAAGGGTATAACGATCACCGTCTGTTGATTCTGCTGCGTTGAACATATATTATAGTCGCTCAAAATAGTTAAGTCCTTTTTTAAGAAAGTTAAAAGCTTAAATGCTTATATCTGTTCATAAATAATGAGTAATTTCTTAGAAGACGTGTTTCGTCCATCGTACTCTTTCGATACTATATCGGGATTTCAAACTACTTTGGATACATCTTTGAACGGTAATGTTACCATCGGTAATCTTAATACAAACTATAGTTTATTGTTGAATGGATTCCCTGTTGGAAGTGGTGGAGGTGGTGTTGCTAATGTAAATGCTGGAACCGGTATTACTATTACAGGGACATCCGTTAATCCTGTTGTAAATAATGCTGGTCTTCTCGGTCTTACTTCCGCAAATGCTGGAAGTGGTATTACTATTACAGGAACAGCAACGAATCCCACTATTACCTCTTCAGGTGGTGGAGGCGGTGTTGCTAATGTAAATGCTGGAACCGGTATTACAATCGGTGGAACAGCAACATCGCCTGTTGTAAATAATGCTGGTCTTCTCAGTCTTACTGCTGGAAGCGGTATTACAATCGGTGGAACATCAACAGCACCTGTTGTAAATAATGCTGGTCTTCTTGGTCTTACTTCCGCAAATGCTGGAAGTGGTATTACAATCGGTGGAACAGCAACAGCACCTGTTGTAAATAATGCTGGTCTTCTTGGTCTTACTTCTGCAAATGCTGGAAGTGGTATTACAATCGGTGGAACATCAACAGCACCTGTTGTAAATAATGCTGGTCTTCTTGGTCTTACTTCCGCAAATGCTGGAAGTGGTATTACTATTACAGGAACCGCAACGAATCCCACTATTACCTCTTCAGGTGGTGGAACTTCTACAACTACTTTATTAATCACAACTTCACAAAATATCAATTTTGCATCATATGCTTCGGGATCATTAACAAATGTAATGCTTCAAATCAAAGCTGTTGGTGGAGGTGGAGGTGGAGATTACGGTATTCCTTCAGGGAGCCCATCCGCCGGATCTGGAGGTGGTGGAGGTGGATCGGGATATGAAGTTGAAAAAACACTGAATATACCCGCAAATACTATTTTAACATTTCAAGTAGGAAATGGTGGAATAGGTGGAGATATAAACACTACACCATCCCCAACTCCGCCAACAAATGGTAGTCCAAGTACTATTTTGAGTTCTGCTAATTCTATAATTGTATATGCTGCCGGTGGCGGTGTAGGGAGTAGCGGTAATGGCGGTAATGGATATTACGGAGGAGGAGCAGGATCTGGAGGTTATGGTAATTTTCCTCCACCTCAAAGAAGCGGAGGAGCCGGAATTATCAGTCAATATGATGGAGATGGCACAACTGGTACAGGAGATGGAGGTAATGGCGGTGGTGTCTTAATTGCAAATAAAGGCACTTTGCAATTCTCTTATCCTGGAGGTGGAGGAGGTGGTGGTCAATACGGAGGAAAAGGAGGAGATGGTAATTTTGGACCAGGTAATCCTACAAATGGTTCTCTAGGTGGTGGAGGTGGAGGTGGTTCGGGTATTGGTAATCCAGGAGGAGCTAACGGTGGAAATGGGTATTTCTTGGTTACTATAACACCTGTTTAACACTTTCCCATAACTTTTTGAATAGATACCACTGATACTCCACAATGTTTTGAAAACGCTTTTACAATACTTTTAGGATCTGATGCACCTTTTGTTAGAATAGATGCAATAGTACCTGCAACCATTACTTTCGGCGTATGTTCAAGCTCTTCTTCTGGGTCCTTGAAGATACTCTTAATAGCTTCCAAGATCAGGCTTCTTTGTGCCTCAGAAACACTTAATCCGTTCATCATACGCTCTACCAGCGAGAGCTGAGTATTCAACAGAGGATTTGAACTCTCCTCAATATTGATATCGAAACGCTGAATAGCCTTGCATAGCGAACGTGTACTGACCTTGACCATCTCTGCAATCTCTTCATGCGTACGAGATACACCATTCCTTCTGCATGACACGAAGAATACAGCGCCCATCAATGCCCTTCTGGTCTCTCCTCTGAGTTTTAGAGCATCCTCTTGAGATTTCAAGAGATAACACGCTTCCACAAGAATAGCCTTGGGTAGTCCCGAACGATATGCGTATGTCTGTAGAATGTCCAAAGCAGAAAGCCAAGATCTTTCAGAATGAGATGCCAATGCCCATGCGGAGAGCTTTACAATCTGTCGAACATGAGGTGATTTGGTTTTGATGTTCATAGCCATAGAACCGTATGAGGAGTCTGGTAGAAGGGCATTGTTCATAGCACCTGTACGGCAAGGATCATCGTTTCTGTCATCTGCTCCGTAATAACGCCACTCCGGACCGTCGTCAATAGTCTGTTCTAATATGGTTCCACATGCAGAACAAACATTTTGACCCTCCTCAACAACCTTCTTAATAGCGGGGTGTTCACACATTTGATAATACATTTAAATGCGTGGTATTCTATGGTTCGTTTTTATTAACGTGTAAGAAACGAGAAAGCAGAATCGTCATACACAAACGGACGATAATCTGCTCCTGTTTTTGGTGGCTTTGCAGTGGTTTCCCTTGTCTGCGGTTTCACAGGTTTCAACCAAGATATCATTAACACTGAGGGTGGTGTTGCTCTCCAGACTTGGAATCCCTGTTCTTCTAATGTTTCTTGTACATACTGAATGGCTTCATTATGATCAAACAACGGATAACCAAACACAAATGAAGGAACATCGAAGGCATAGTATGGGGATGCAGGGTTCTGTTGAGACTGAAGTTTTATAGAGTTAAAAAGACCTGCCAACACTGGTCTCATTGCACGCATTCTATTGGCTTTGCGTTCATCCTCGGCTTTCCATAATTCTCTCGCTTGAAGCATTTTCCTACTAATTTTGTGAGAATAATAATGGCAGATTTTACCGTTCTGTGTTTGAACGGAGGTGGAGTACGTGGAGCACTTCAGGTTGGTGCATTAAAAGCCTTTTCAGAAAAGATAGGGAATCCTCGCTTGTGGGAAGTCTTTATCGATGGTGTATATGGTATATCTATTGGTTCTATTCTGTGTTCTATGATAGCTTTTAAGTTTGATGTAACAGAAATGGAGGATCTCACAAAAGAGTTGATGAATATTTCAAATTTTATAGAACCCTTAAGACTTGAAAGTGTATTTGAATTGAAAAAGCATTTGGGATTCGATACAGGTGGAAAAGTGTACAAATGTCTGGAGAATATGTTTTCACAAAAGGGTTACAATTTAAAAGACCTGAGGGTAGGTGATGCAGAAATACCTCTACACATTGTGGCTTCGGATCTAACAAACTGTAAAAGCATTATATTCAACGAAAAGGTAAGACTGTGGGATGCTATCAGGGCATCTATTTCAATACCTATAGTGTTTACACCTCATGAGATTAGTAGAAGGGTGTTTGTAGACGGTGCTATTTTGTGTAAAAATATAGTGAAAGAGGTACCGGTATCGCAGAGAACCAAAATGTTGGCTCTGTTGTGTGATGGTTCAAAAGTAATAGATTCATCAAATTTGAAATTAAATGAATATATGTCGGTATTGTTGCATGCACCTTCTCATTTGGAAACAAAATGGTCAGAAACAACTTATCCAAAGAACGTTTGCCTTTTGGCAGAACCTTCTGTAGATGTTCTAGATTTTGGGGCGGATATAACAGAATTAATCTCCATCGGCTATAGACTCTTCAGCGCCAAGAGCATCTGTTAAGAAAGTGCGATAGGTTGGGATAGAAGCAGGACCAATATATTCGTACATCTTTACTGTTGTTTCAAGTTTGTATGTAGGATATGCTTCAATCTTGTAAAGAGCGCACTCGTCTTTATGAGTTTCACAATTCATAAACTCGATCTTTACATGTTTTCCGCCATAAGTGTAGTTGTCTACAATCTTTTTGAATTCTTCCATCTTATCGAAAGCCTCTTTGCTGTAAGGACACCAATCGACATAGAAAAGTTTGAATATAGCCGTAGACCCGTCTATATCATTGGGAGAAGGGAGAGGCTGTTCAACGACTTTGCTTCCGGGAAGAAACCCTCTGAAAGCCCAATATGATACTATGAAAAGTAGAACCAAAAAAAGTGTGAATCCGGCGGCGATAAGTCCGGATCTTAGAAGATCATTCATTGTAGAGTATCTTGGAAATGTTACGTTCCTTTTCAAACCATTCTTTGTAGCCTTTGTTTTCTTTGATTTTCATCCAAGAAATCTCGCGGGTAATGCGTTCAGGTTCATTCAACTTTGGGATTATCTTGAACCATTGTCCGTTGTATCGCACTAGTGTCTCCATAAATAGATAGCGCTTGCTACAAGTAAACCTAAGAGTGTTTCAGCAAGTTTTAGAAGCGTATGTGTCAATGAATTTCCAGGTCTTATGGCTTTTTCTAGAATGAAGAAACGTATATTCATTGCATACTGAATACCATGATAGATGATTATCAATGGAAAAATAATAGGAAAATAGTACGATAGTACACCGGAAGCAATATGGCTTGCAGTGTAAAACGGTGGTTTATACCATAGTTTCATTACTTAAATCTTACACCTTTTTAAGATTTAAAAAGTGGGGAAGCCCACGAGGTTGGCACCGATACCGAAACCAGCACCAGTGCGGGCAGAAGAGCCAACAGAGGGGGCATAGATATCGAGGATGGCGAATACAGCGAGGGCGGTAAGAGCAATCATACCAATCTCATCGAAGCGCAACCTCTTTCCGGGGAGGAGGTAGCAGGCGACGGCTACGGCGAGACCCTCAAGAGCATACTTAATGAGTCTCTTGATGAGGTCGGCAAAATCAATACCCATAGAGGGAGCAGGAGCAGCTTTGGCAGTATCAGACATTCTGTTTATTATTCCGCGACGAAGATTTTTTCACGTTAAGGAAAGATAATGTGGGGATTCTTGTGGATAGTGATACTCTCAATAATAGAGATATTTGGCGATTTTAACCTACGTTTTTATGCTCAGAGCGGGGCGCTCAAAAATCTTGGATTTGGTATTGTAGGATATGCTGGTGTGGTTTTTGCATTGATCAAATCTCTTCAGTTGAACAATGTTCTTTTTGTGAATGCGGTGTGGGATGGAGTATCTGGACTGATCGGAAGTGCCGCAGCGTACTATATGCTGGGTGACAGATTACAAAAGAACCAACAGTATGTTGGTATTCTGTTCATCTTAGCCGGTCTTTTCTTAATGAAACAGGATTAGACTCTGCGTTTCTATTTTAAGAATAGCCACCACAGAAGATACAAATGAGCAAGCGTATTGAACTCCCTACTAAGGAAGATGATGGCTCTTTCGTAGATTATCTCGAAGAGGATCCTGAGCTCCCTAACCAGCGCTATGTTGTTGTATCTTTCATCTCTCCCGAGAAGGTAATCAAGCAGAAAGAGCATTTCTATTTTGAAAAGTTTATGCAGTGGGCTGATTACGATTGGAAGGTAAAGGGTATGGAGCATTTCGTTCATTTCCTCTCGAAGAAGTACACTCTCAATGTGGACGATCTTATGAAGGATGTCAAAGAGTTTGAGAAGACTCACAAGGAAGAGATCAAGAAGTCCGATATGCCCGAGAAGTATCAGGTGTTCCTCCTCAATCACGAGAAGGAGCTCCAGAATGCTTTCGATAAGGAGGTCAACTTTACTTGCAACACTCGCGGTGTTAAGGTCAGGCGCTCATTCCCTTCATATGAAGAGGCTCAGCTTTGGTGCAAGGTTCTCCAGCGTAAGTATCCTAATGATAACATTGTGATCGGAAAGATGGGTTGCTGGCTCCCTTGGGACCCTTCTGACCATCTCATGGACAATGTTGAGTATGCAAACCAGCAGCTCAATGAGATTATGCGCAAGTACAAGGAGAATGAGGCTAACCGTGAGCTCTTCTTTGCAGAGGAGCGCGAGGCTGCTATCAAGGCTCAGAAGGATGAGAATGCTAAGCGTAAGGCTGAAGCTGAGAAGGAAAAGGTACCTACTGTAATGGATGCTCCCGCTGTCCACCCTTCTGAAGGTGCTATTCGCGATTAAAGCTTATGGCTTTCCTCTTTATCAGATTTCTTAACATAGATTGACGGACCTGCATTCTTCTTTTTAACATTAGAAGGGTCATAGTTAGCACCTCCCAACATAGAGGATGCAAAAGGTTTATTATCAGCCCATAGTTGAGGTGCACACAGCCTAAAAGGCGGGTGATCAGATGCTTTATACCAAAACACCTGATCTTCTAATTTGTTTGAAGGCACATTGTTACAGATAACAAGACACTCGAAGTTTTCAGTACACTGGTCCATGAACTGACAGAACATTTCAAACGTAGGAAACATACCTGCATAGTTCTCGTATATCCTTCTTCTGTTACCCAGAATGTTCTCTCTCATGATGAACACAAAATCTACGTTTGTACGAAGATTTGGGGTGATACCGAGAGGGTACTGCATAGTAATCATTGTAGAAAGATCGACGTGACGTCCGTTCATGAAAACATAACGTGTAGACTCTTCTTTAATCCATGATGAATCGTACAAACAGTCGTCCAAAATTAAGAAGGCACGAGGATCGACATTGGATTGACCTCCGACTTTGCTTTTGTTTCTTGCCTGTTTTAGCGCAAGCTGACGTTGGATTACCTTTGTAACAATTTCAGGACTGTATTTGTCGTGAATAAATTTAGAAGGTACCATATGCTGAAAGAACTCGTTTGCCACTTCTGTACCTGAAATAACGGTACCGATAGGGTAACAATCCTGAGTGTTGAAAAGAATATCACGAACCAAGAAAGACTTTCCGGTATCTTTCTTACCGATAATCACGATCATTGGAGATTTGCGCGAGTCCATAGCAGTTCTGTCTTTCAGAAGCTGCATATTAAACTTTCTAATATTGAAGTCCATTATAGATGTACACTTAGTTTTTGTTTTCTGTTTCTTCCGCTTCTGGGATAGAAGGTAGTACTGCAGGTACTTCTGTTGCAGGTACTTCTGTTGCAGGTACTTCTGTAGCAACCACTATTTCGGGCTGCACAGGTGCTTTCTTGGTTAGGATTCCAATAAGGTTTTTAGCCGCTTCCAAATCGTTTCCTTCTCCTGTTTCGGTTCGAACACCCTGTAATTTTTTATCAAGAGCAGTATCCAATTTTCCAACGAGAGATTCAGCCTGTTTATCGACAATGCTTGTAATGTTCTTCTTCATCTCATCCGATAGAGGTACATTTTTCATAACATTGTTAAGAGCACCGTTAATCTTGCCCCTATTACCCTTCAATAGCATGCTAAGACCGCCCTTTGTACGTACTGCTTTCACAACCTGCATGATAACAACAATCATAGCACCGGAAACACCAAGAGCACCTAATGCAAGAGCAGCAGTAGAAGAAGGTGATGAAGTTGTAAGAGCGCTAAGGGTAGAGTTTCCAGAAGGAGATGCAGAAGGTGTTAAGGCTACAAGCTCATCTCCTACACTGAAGTCCACACCACAGGCGGCAGGTGTCTGAAGAAGAGCCTGATATTTGCAGGGCTGGTAAAAAGAGACAGGTCCTAGAAATTCAGTGTTGCCGCATATGATGAAAAGCTTTAAAGAGTTGGGAGATACACAGTCCACATCGCTATCACCATCCGAATAGAGGTGGTGAGAATACACCCCATTTTCAACAACATACTGGTTGAAAACACCTAGGCTTACGTTATCTTTTTTAACCTCCATATAAGGCTTGATTTCATAGCCATTCAGAGAAATAGTACGAGGTGCTAAACTGTTGAAGAGGGTGATAGGACCAAAGGCTGCCGAAGCCATGCTTAATAGAGTGGAGATTGCCAAGAATTTCATCGCTTTACAATCTTAGTCGTAAAAAATATCATTCTTCGAGTGACGGTTTTACATAATATGCCAAAGCCTGTTGCTGATTTAAGGACTTCGGTTGCCTCACTTGAAGTCAATAGGGTCACTAATCTTCAGAGTCTCAAAGAAACATCAGAAAAATGGTGGAATATCAGAAGGATGCAACCCTTTTTTCCTTCTATGGAGCAACTCTTCAAACTTGAGTCTATTCGCACGCCCTACCAATTTGGCTTGAAAACCCGCAATCCTATTCAAACTATTTCTGGTAACGAATCTGTATACGCAAATGGACTAGAAGTAAAGGTTCACCGTAAAACTACCATGCTTCTTCCTCCCTATCGCATCATGAGAGGAGACTTTGGTACTTCTGGTCTTCCGTGCGAGAAGAACAATTCTGCCGAAGAACATGAAAGACTTCATTCCTATCACAATGCTGCATATGTAGGTGCTCTTGCAAATACTATTCTTTCTGAATCTGGATGCATACATTTCCCAGAGGTATACGGTACCTTCACTGGAATCGCTTCAAAACATATAATCGATATTTCAGACGATTATCAGGATTTAGCAGAACGCCCTTGGTTCCTCCAAAATCTTGGTCACTTCTTTGATCTAAAACTGAAAACAATACCTCCCCCCGAATCACAGCAACCTTTAGAGCTTGGTGAAGACATTGAACTTGATGCTGAAGTATTAGAGCCAATCGGTTCTTCCGATGCTGTCCCTGCTCCAATAGAAGAGGATGATGAGCTCTCTGTTGAAGATGATATTGACGAAGAGGAGACAGACTCTATTTCTACTGGGTATGTGTTTGGTGTTCGTACATGCTCCACTGACGGTAATATTCACGAAGATGGGTTTGGATTTACCGAAGATGATGAAGATGTTTTTGCTGAAGCCATTTTCCACGATGTTCCAGTACAGACCACTGTGATGCAGAAATGCGAAGGCACTATGTACACTCTTTTCAAGAATAATACAGAAGCCCATAAACGTGTTGCTTGGATTGCTCAAGTCGTTTTTGCTATGGCATTCGCTCAGAGAAACTTTGGTCTAGTCCATAATGATCTTCATGTAAACAATGTCATGTACGTTTCAACAAACAAAGAGCATTTGTACTACAATGTTGGTGGAAAACAGTACAAGGTTCCTACCTATGGATACATTATGAAGATAATCGACTTTGATAGAGCCACGTATTCTGTAAAGTTAACCGGTATGAGAGATGCACGTTTCTTCATGTCCGATCATTTCGACACATACGAAGAAGCTGGAGGTCAGTACAATGTTGAACCATTCTATAATCAAAAATTTCCCGAGATTAAGCCGAATGCATCGTTCGATTTAGTACGTTTGGCTACTTCTATGTTTTGGGACTGTTTCCCCGAAGGTCCTCTTTCTGACAAGTATAAGAGCGATCCTCTTTTCAATATTATTATGACATGGACCACACTGCCCGATGGATCTTCTATACTTTTCAGAAACCTTGAAGAAAAAGATGTTCATAGAAGGTTTGCAGGATTTCATCTGTACAAGGCTATTGCAAGATATTGTAGAGGAACAGCAGTACCAAGGGTTCAGATTGAAAAATTGGCTGGACCTTATTTAACTACAGAGAAGCTACCTATTGGTGAATCTTGTCTATTTATTGAAGTTTAATTGTTATCTTCAATGATATTCTCCAGATAATCTAGAAGTTCGTTAAAGTCTTCTACGGACATGTCCCTTGTCTTAACGATAGTATCACGAATAAGCATCACATTCGGATTTTCTTCATCTTCAATCCAGTTATAGAATGCTGTATTGAGTTCATCCCTTTCCTCATGAGGATCGCAAATGCTCTCTGAAGCACCACCTTCTACGATCACAGGTCTCTTCTGTTTCTTGTGATCATATGGAAGCCACTCAGAGTCATCACTGTCACTGCCTTCGTCATCAGCATACTCGCTGTCGCTCTCGCTTTCACTGTCAGGAATGTACTCACTATCGCTGTCATGAACAGTGATTACCTCATCCTCGCTCTCACTATCGCCGATAATAATAGGTTCACGAGCAGCCTTATGTTCCCTACAGTAATCGTTTCCATAAGGAGCTACAAGACCGCAACGGTTGAAACGTGGAGAGAGATATGAACAGCGTTTAGGATACATTGAGATATGCTGAACACAGGTACCTTCAGCAGTAGCGATATTTCGCTTGCATCTCTTTCCAGCGTTAGTAGTAGAAGAACAACGTTTAGCGTACATTTTGTGATACATATGTATCATCAAATCTATGCTATCCGTTTTGTTTAAAAAGAAGGCTTGCCGACAAACATATCCTGAGCCGCTTCTGTTACTGAAGAAACATTACCATTTTCCATAAAGTAGAGAACACCAGCAGTTATACCTCCGCTAACACTACCAAACTTGATGATATCCATGGTATCGATAGTTTTACCCTGCGTCATTCTTAGAACAGCGTACAGTACTCCTACAACAAGTGCAGCAATTGCAACTATGGTTAAATCTATCATTTGTGTTCCAGTTGTGTATTGTTTTACAAATTCAGAACGAGCTCATCTGAGGGTACTAGCGAACCGACACTTTCTGTCTCAGCTTTCTCATCCTCATCCACAATACCAAGATCAATATCTACGGTCTCATCTGAAAGAGTTAAAGCAGGTTTAGGACCATCATCCTCATCCTCGTCCTCATCTTCTTCATCATCCTCTTCGGTATTAAATTTAACGTTCTTCTTTTCGATAGGAGCTTCTTCCTCTACTTCTTCATCTTCCATCATATTGGTAGGAACAATATCGCTCTTCTTTATCTCAGGTTCTTTGAAGTATTTCTCAACGATAGACTTCCAAGGTAAAAATGAGTCCAGTGTAGTATCTAAACATGTCTCTAAAATACCGTCAATATCACGTCTGTTGCGTGCCTGCTGTTCCATAGAAGTACCGTATGTTTTGAAAAGGTATGCGTGAGTCCAACACTGACGGGCGCATTCCTTATACAGTTCGTGAATAAATCTAGGTAAAGGAGGGCGTTCAAACTCTACTTCAATCTCAGGAGTATTGGCATATTGAACAGCTGCGAATGCTCTCAAATAAGTGATGAGTGTACCGGTCAAAAGCTCTTCAAGATAAGTACAGTTTGAAGCGATCTGAATACGTTCAACCTCTGCAGCAAGCCTTGCTTCATCCCACTTTGGAATATAAGTCAAAAGATTCTGAAATGTTTTCAGAGTCTGATCAATTTGATTATTCTTCTCACATACAGACTTTGCGTTCTCATATACGCTCCACAAGCCATCTGCGACGTGCGTCATAACCATAAGTGAAAAACGATTACGGATATGCTTTTTAGCAAACTGAACTTCACTCATTTATTTAGAATGCAGAGTGTCTACATGTACATTAAACGCCAAGTCTCGGGCTCTTTGGGCAGACAGTCGCACAAGAGTTTCTTGACATTGTCGACAGTCAAACACATAGGAAGCGAGACGGGGAGGTAGAACTTATACTTCTGGGCTGTCTCCAAATCTGACATTCTGAGAAGGTTGATGCGAGCCACGACTGCTTCCACAATCCTAATCATTGAACGCATACCTTCTTCTCCATTTGAATACTCTTTGATGATATAGTCTGCCGCTTCTTCTGATGCAGAGAGCTGTCCGCTTGAAATACCCGCACGCTCAAGTACCTCTTTCCAGATATAATTGGCGATGATGATCTTCTTCTCCTTATCATTATATCCTGAACACTGAATCGTGATCATTCTATCCTTCAGAATAGGACTGATCTTCTTTTCATCGTTGTAAGAGAAGATGAACAGACACTTTGAAAGATCAAAATCCATTCCTGCAAAGTATCTGTCATGGAACTGAGAGTTCTGAGACCTGTCTGTCAAATGAATAAGCATTGAAACAATCTCTTCACCATGAGGTGTTCCGCTGATCTTGTCAAGCTCATCGAAATACAGAACTGGATTCATACACTTTGCATTAATGATGCTGTCAACGATACGTCCCCAAGTAGAACCCTCATATGTGAACGAGTATCCTGTATAGTGTGAGATATCGGATGCACCTCCAAGAGAGAAGAACATGAAAGGTCTGTTCAATGCAGAAGCGATGCCATTTTTAGCAAAGCTGGTCTTACCAACACCAGCAGGACCCTGCATAGCGATACAGTTTCCTACAGAATTAGGGTTGGAAATCCATTGCCCCATGATCTGCATGATCTGAAGCTTTGCCGAATCCATACCGTATGTAGCTTTATCCAGTTTTGAACGTGTATCCTTCAAGAATGTAGAGCATGCTTCAAACCCATCAGAAATGTTCACTGGAAGAGGAAGATACTTTCCAAAGGGAATTCTGAGAGCAGACTCAACCCACAAACGAAGCTTTTGACCTTCTCCACTTTCGGGTCCCATATTGTTGATGGTATCGATCTTGCGAATGATGATAGCTTTTGTTTCGTTTGAAGTGTTGAGATTGAGAACCTTGAACTTCAGAGGAACATCTGTTTCACCGAGAAGCCTTTCAACACCCTTCATCCGTTCAACAATAGAAGCAGATTCGTTGGTTGAAAGCTTTTCAAAGTAAGCCTTCTCCTTTTTAGAAAGATATATAGGCGTCTTCTCTGTTTCGGTTTTATCGCTCTTTCTCTTGACAGGAATTTCAATGATTGTTGGTCCTGATGATTTCCCGTAAGAAGCACCAAGAGTGCGAGCGAGCATGATTGCAAGATCTTCGTCTATTTCAAGTTCTTCGTCGTCGTCATCCTCGTCCTCATCAACGTCACTTTCAACATCATCTTGGGAATCATATGTGCCCTCACTAGGTTCATATTCTTCTTCTGAGAGCTCGAAGTCGTAGTCGCTTTCATCATCGCTATCAGATTCAATATCGAGACGAATTGTTGTCTCACTGATCTTACGACGTTTCTTTGGGGGAGGAGAAGAAACAGAAGGTTCGTATTCGGAATCTTCTTCATCTTTGAAGAGAGAATCATCGTCAACCCAACTCTTTTTAGGAACGGGCTGTTGTTTGCGCTTACTGCTTCTTGTTTCTACCATTCTTGTACCACTGCTCTTTATCTAGAAACTATAAAGTTGGATTCATTTTGTTTGAAACTAATAATGGATATTGATGCAATAGCTGAAAAAGCTCAAAACATTATTGATCATGAAGCTGCCAGTTCACCCAAGATCCGTAAAGTTTTGAATACCGTCAAACAGTTCATCAAACACAACCGTGTTATGTGTTATGGCGGAACAGCGATCAACAATCTTCTTCCTGAGAAGGATAGGTTCTATGATCCAAACTACGATATACCCGATTATGATTTCTACTCTGAAACACCTCAGATACACGCTATGATGTTAGCAGATGAGTTTTATGCGCTCGGTTACAAAAACATTCAAGTGAAACCTGGTTCTCATTTGATGACATTCAAAGTCTTTGTGGATTTTACAGGTGTCGCCGACATCACATATTTGGAGCCTCCTATCTTCAGATCTTTGTGGAATGAGAATGTACACGTAGAGGGTATTCATTATGTTACTCCAAATTTCTTGAGAATGTCGATGTATCTAGAATTATCTAGACCTCGCGGTGATGTTTCAAGATGGTCTAAAGTGTACAGACGCCTTATGCTTCTGAATAAACACTACCCTGTGGGTTGTAAAAGAGAACATGAGGAATCTTACGATTATCATTCTTTAACCGATGAATCAAGGGAAAAGATTGAAAAGTTGTTGACTACAAAACAGGTGATTATGCTTGGATTACATGCAATACATCTTCATTCAAAATCTCGTTCAAATGTATGGGAACTTCCATTAGATCTTTTAGTAACACCTGAACATTTTGAAAAATACACAAATGAGTTTGCTGATGTATTCAAAGAAAAGGTGAAAATTGTCGAACACAAAGCTTATGCTGAACTTTTACCAAAACATGTGGATATTATAGATATAGAAACAGGCTATCTTGTCGTTCGTATTTTTGAAACAATGGCTTGTCATAGCTTCCACGAGATGGCGAACGGGATGAGAGTAGCATCAATACCTACCCTTCTTCAGTTCTTTTTTGCATTTGTATATGCGGATGCTCACTATTTGGAGGGGTTCGATCAGAATAGAATCATCTGTATTTCACAGAGGCTTGTGGATTATGCGAACTCTGATAAACAGAGAAGGTATGAACTTCTGACACCCCTAGAGTGTATGGGGCATCAGGAGACACTTGTAGAAATGAAGGAAGAGGCTTCAACACTTCGTGAAAAAACAAAGAAAGATTCAAATGAGTTTTTGAAACTCTTTTTCACATATGAGCCTGCAAAGATGAACAGAACTCAAAAACAAAAATTAAGAACAAGACTCAGAAAGACACTCAAAAATTAAGAACGGAAATACTTTATGAACTCACCTGGTCTATACGAAAAAGCGGTACTGCATGAAGGATCGCATGCAGTGGCTAAGACTTCCGTTGTAAAATAAGACACATCGTTGAAACATGTAGGGCAATCTGCAGGACCTACAACATTCGCAAGAATAGAATTGGTAGGTATGAATGTTGCATTAGTTCTTGCAACAGCCATCAAATGTTCTGCAGGTATTCCTCCAACAGGAAGCTGCGCTTTTGCTTGAAGCTGCTCGTAATTGTGATATAAGGCACGGTTCTTCTTGTAGGTCGTGAGATCTGACGCATCGCGTATCTGAACAGCATTCGACATCTTTATCTACTATAAAGAGAAATGAAGAACGAAGGACTGTTTTTAATTGCCTTTGTAGTACTTGCAATGATCCTGCTCATAATGGTTGTACGTGCAGATAGTCGTGAACACTATGATGATCTTCCTGTGAATACGACATTAGCCATTTCTACTCTGAAGGATTATGTCGACGACTTGGACACTCGCACGTCTTCTGTTGAGAAGACTATTGCAGACCAGAAGAAACAGTTAGCAAAATCAACAGCTGATGTTGATAATGCTACCACCGGTATTCAAATGATCACTGCTTAATGGTTGCCTATCCACCATGATGTAGAAAAATAAGGAGGGTTAGGAGGTTCTAGTGCAGGGTTCTGAACAGCCTTTGTATTCGATACACTTCTCATCTCTCCAGGACTCAATGCATAATTGTAGTATATCAAACTACCAATCAAGCCCTTCCATCCTCCGTTAGGACCGACATTGACCGGTGCCTCTTCGATAAGAGGCAAGGATTCTAGAGTCTTGTGAGTATGCAACAATCCGTTAATATAGACATCAAATGATGTCTGTCTTACCGTGATTCCAAGATGGAACATCTTTTCTGCAGGCATGTTTCTGATCTTGATAGTTTCTTCACTTTCGTATGTCTTTTGGGTAACATAGAGGATGTTTCTGTTAACGTCGAAAAAGACCTTAGGTGTGGCTGTTCCACGCACAAATATTACAGGATCACCACTATTTCCGTAAGTGTAATCGTTGATCAAAATCCAAGCGGTGTAAGAAAACTCAAGACCATCATCTTCATTCATAGAGCGTGGAAGATTAGAGTTTATAGTTTGAGAATCCTGACCAGACTCGAGAGGTCCTATAAGAGTAACACTCGTTTTCTGAGGCGAGATAGGATTGTATCCAGGACCGAACCCGCCCATTTTCACGAGACCATAAATCACAAGAGATGCTATTCCAATGACGATCAGTGTCATGAACGTCAGCAAAAGAGTGCGAGTTTCCATTATTGTATATCGAGTTGATTATCTTCTACGTTCCAAAGTTTCATTAATAGAATTGCGAAGAGTTGAGCCAATTGAAGATAGTTTTGAAATGCTTACTGTGGCAATCATAGTACACGCAATACCGAATCCTACAGCCGTTCCGTAATAAAATGCTTGCTTTGCCATCATTTTCTGCCATTCAAAGCTGAAGCAATACTATCTGTCCATTTTGGTGGTGAAGATGAACTAGCTACTACGACCATAATAGTGCCAACACTAATACCAACTAAATAACCGATAGTAAAACCACTCCAAAATTTAGCCTCTCCATAGCCTCTTAGATATTCGTAAGTTACTTCTACTGTTGTCGAACCCATTGTATTTTTAGAATGCGTATTCCTCTATCTCCTTTCCACTGTCGTCTACAACACCGAGTTTAACGGTATATCCGAACAGAGACTTTGATGGAAGTGAATTGTACGATGTTCCCTTGGTACCCTTTGAGCAGAAAGTCTGTGCATCAGAAGGTACAAGTGCTCTAGAATAGTGATACATGTCAATTACGCTACCAGAGAAGCCACCTGAGGGCATTATTTCTAAACTTCCATTTGCAGGTCTAGGTACTCCGGGTAATAAACATGAGCGCACCAACATTCCGTCCATGTAGATATCTACATTTCTACCGGATACAGACATGCTGAAACAGGTCCATTTCTGAAGGGGGACATTGGGTATGGTACAGGTGAAAGAATCATCGGTTGCAGAACCATCAGCACCAGTAGGTGCAGGTTCAGAAGCGCCGCTTGCAGATCCACCGTTAGGAGGGAATACGCTGATCTTCACACTCAAAGAGTTCTCGGTGGGATGAAGATAGATATAAGGGTTGAAAGAACCCTTTTCGCCTCTTCTAATGACAGGTTTTTCTTGACCGAATTTGTAGTCCCAGTCTTTGATGAACATCCACCACTGAATACCGTAGTCTCCGCCCTCGGCGCCTTTCTGAGCCGGTGCCTGTTTTGCAGGGACAACAGTAGAAGAAGAGGCATCTACAGGAGTCGATGCAAGATTGCCGGACTGGGCGGAATCTCCGGTCACGCCAGAATAGATGAAATAGATACCATAGCCCAAAAGAAGTATTAGAACGGCAAGAGAAATAAACGTGCCGATGCTGCGAGATTCAGATCTGAATACGAAAAAGTATGCAAATCCTCCAACCAGCGCCATGATGACTGAGGTTGCGATGATAGTATTTCTGTCCCAATTCATTATTACATTGCACCAAGGTAAAAACGGACGGATTGTTTCTGGAGAGTGAATAGTGTCAGATGCAAACAATATTCTGTAATAACTGTGGAGATCGTGGTCACGCCTTCAGAGAGTGTAAAAAACCAGTACTGTCGTGTGGAATAATTCTTTTAAGAAACAGAGAGGCGCCATCACAAGCGGCACATCTCCCTCTCGATGTTAACAATGTTGAACTGCTCATGATCCGGCGAAAGGATAGCATGAGCTATACTGAATTCATGCGAGGCAAATATGATCCTTCAGATCCTGCATATGTCGTGAGACTACTTCAGAACATGACGTCTTCTGAACTATCGGCATTACGTTCTCAACCTTTTGAAGTGCTATGGTCTCGTATGTGGAATCACGCTGATAAACATGAACATGAAATGCCTTTTGCAAAAGAGAAATTCATGACAGTATCGCATCTATTGAACTCTGTTCATTCAGACTATCCTGAACCAGAATGGGGATTTCCAAAGGGCAGAAGGTACAGATGTGAATCTGATGTTCAATGCGCTGAAAGAGAGTTCTTTGAAGAAACCAATATACCTAGAACTGCATACATTCTCGTGAAAGATGTCGAATTCAGAGAAACATTCTTGGGTACAAATGGTATTCCGTACGAGCACAAGTATTTCTTAGCAGTATTGACTCAACCTTCTCAGTTCAATCTTCATCAGAAATTCACTTCTATCCAAAAACGTGAAATCTCTGCAATAGGATGGAAAACTATGAGAGACTGTATGATGTTGACACGCCCTCATTACACAGGAAGAGAACAGCTATTGATAGACTTGTCTGCATTCGTCAGTACCGTTGAAGTGAGGATTCCTAATATCACTGCTGTTGATAATGGCAATACTCGCACTTAAAACTGTTCACGATTGGGGTATGATGCTCGCTATGGCTGGTATCATCTTTTTGTTTTTTATGTTTTTAGGTGTAGGCGCATCATCTTACACAACTTATTCTCAATGCCAAAAGGTCAATACTGCCGTACACTTCAAAGAAGGTGCTATATGGTCCATTTATCCAACAGTTTCGTACATAATCATTCGTACATTTGAAGCGTTTAGGATATACTTTGATCGTTTCTACAGAAGCATCGATAAATCTGAAGCAGGAAAGGATCGCGCTGGATGGGTCTCTGTAGGATATGTTGTCATGTTAGCTGCTGTTGCAGGCATGTATGCGATGATGGATAAATCTATTGAAGGAGTGTGTGTTCCCACAATAGATGAAGCTCAAAAGTTCAAACAGGACATGCTAAAACGTCAGGCAGATAAGGCTAAAGCTCAAGAATCTACGCCCGCTGTAAAATCATAAATACTGAGAGATACGAAACGATTGCTAAACCTAATACCCAAAGCCACAGAGGAAACACTGTGGACGTCTTCCTTCTTGTACCAAAAGGACGAATACGCCCCTCCTCGTCGAACGCAAGAGAAGGCTGCATATAAAGAAGACCTGACACCAAAAACAGATACAGTGTCACCATCCACATTTTAGGATTCTCTTTGATTGACTCTATCATTATCTGAAACCATGTAAAATACTTTGGGAACAAAAATACAGACCTTCTATAATGAGTGTACTGCCCAGTAGAAAGGCATTTGCCGACTATATTACACGAATTTTCCTGAAAGCCCGAAGTTCTGGGTTTGACGCTGAAGATGAAGACGCCGACATGTGCTCAAAACAGGGCAGCCAAAAAGCTCAAGAACTCTTGCCCTACCAAAAACTTGTCCGCGACTACCTTCTTATTGAAACACCGTATCGTGGTCTTTTAGTGTACCACGGGTTGGGTTCTGGTAAAACATGTTCTGCAATCGGTGTCGCAGAGTCTCTTTTGTCGAACAAAAAGGTCTTCGTCATGTTACCCGCTTCTCTTCAAAGCAATTTTCGCCAACAGTTGAGAAAATGCGGAGACCCAATCTATATGGTTAACAATCATTGGGAAGTAAGAATTGTCAGAAATGAAGCAGATAAAACTCCCGCTAAAGCTCTTGGTATTTCTGATAACTTTTTAAGATCTCAGGGACGTTATTTCGTAACAGTTCCCGACAGAGCCCCTAACTATAATGCCCTTCCTCTCGATATCCGCAAAGGTATTGATGCTCAGATTTCAGATCTTATCGACAGTCGCTATACATTTATCAACTATAATGGTCTGAATCAGGATAGTGCTAAACTCTTGGTACCTGAAGAAGATCCTAAAACATCCAAAACATTCAATGATTCTGTGGTCATTATCGATGAAGCCCATAACTTCATTTCACGAGTCATCAACAAATCTGAAATAGCCAGAAGAGTGTATGATGCCGTCTATTATGCTCAGAATTGCAAGGTTGTAATGTTGTCAGGTACTCCTGTAATCAATAGACCCAATGAAGTAGCATTCTTCATGAATCTTCTGAGAGGACCTCTTGAGCGTATTGTTATCCCCACAAAAGAGATGCCAAATTGGGATGAATCTGCTATGACTAAGTTTTTCAAAAGCAGAGAGGACGTAGACAGCATCGAATACAACAGTATGAAAAGGATCATCTATATTATGAGAAATCCTCCCCATTTCAAGAGCGTATACAACGACAGAGGTGATAGAATAGCTGTTCAGTATTCAAGGGATTTAGATAGATTAACAAATCAAGCCTGGGTACAAGCGTTACGCGAACCCTTCAAACAGGCATTCCCTGGTTCTGAATTGGCGCCCGCAGACAAGATCACCAGAGAAGTGCTTGAATGTCTCCCCACAAAGTTTGAAGATTTTGTGAACTATTTCATCGATGGGTTGGATGTAAAGAATGCCCTTCTTTTCCAGAGACGTATTCAGGGTCTTGTTTCATACTACAAGGGTGCCGATGAGCGCATGTTACCGAAGCGTGTAGACGATGATAAAATGCTTCAGCTTGTAGAGATGTCCGATGATCAGTTCAACAGATATCTTGAAGTAAGATGGAAAGAGATTCAGATCGAGTCCAGAAAGGCTATGAGAGGTCCTGGTTCCTTGAATGAGGATTTCACAACAGCAAGGGTTCTTTCAAGATTGGTGTGCAACTATGCTGTTCCGTCAGAGTTTTTGACGAATGTCGAAGAACAGACGTCAGAAAATCAGAAAGTGGACAAGTCTCAGGTATTACAAAAATTAAAACTTGACCCTGATAGGTATTTGAGACCTGCAGGTCTTGCTATATATTCTCCTAAATTGAAGAGAGCTCTTGAAATATTGGTTGAAAGCGTAGGTACCGATGATTTCAAGAATCAGTTTGTGTATTCTGCATATCGTGAGTTAGAAGGTCTTGGTATTTTCGGGGCAATATTGGAAGCAAACGGGTTCCAGAAATACAGACTGATACAGGAGAATGGCGTGTACAAGGAAGATCCCTCAATGGATCCCAACAAGCCTGCTTTTGCATTCTACTCTGGAGAAGAGGATGTAGAACAGCGTGAGATATCAAGATACATATTCAACGAGGACTACATTGGATTGAATACAGAGTATCCCAAACATTCTCAGTCTATCAGGGAGAGTATCATTAAACGTGGAAATAAAAAGCTTCTATGCGTGCTGATGGGAACCGCTGCGGCAGCCGAAGGTCTAAACTTGATGAACGTGAGACATATTCATATTTTGGAGCCCCATTGGAACCCTGCAAGACATGATCAGGTAGTAGGTCGTGGTATTCGTCTATGTTCGCATGCTTCACGTCAAAAGCTTGAGGACGGAAACATTCTAAAAGAACCGACACCCATTGAGGACAGGACGATTGCTGTGTCATTCTATGTTACTGTATTCTCTGACAGTCAAAAATCCAGTTCATCCGGTTCGAACATTGTGCCCATTAGAAGAGCAGATACTCGCGAAAAGAGATACGATTCTCCTGATGTCCCTGGTGCTCGTCCTCCAGAGGCATTTATGAGTTCTGATGAATTCCTATATGAGATTTCATATGAGAAGAGCAGAATCACAGCTGGTATTACACGTCTGTTAAAACAGGCTGCAGTGGATTGTGAGATTCACAGAAAACTCCATTCAAAAGAGAAGCCTGTTCTTCAGTGTATGAGGTTCGATTCTACCGTGAAAGGAGAGGATCTAGCATTCCATCCGAATATAAAAGATGATGAGTTGGATGTGACATTCCTTAGAAATCAGATGAAGCGTAAGCGTAGGCTTCAGCGGATTAATATTAAAGGATTTGTTCTACTGGTAGACCCTGATTCAAAAGAGGTTTTTGACTCAGTAGCATTTGAAGATGCAAACCGTTTAATACCTCTTGGTACGCTTGGTGCGGACCGTATTGCGTTTTTTGATGTTTCTCCTTTTTAATGTTTTACGTTTTCTTCTTCCAGCGGACTGAGCAGTTTTGCACTCTTCTGCAGTATTGTACTGCTCTATTGTAGCGCCGTGTTTGGTATATAAATCCAATTCTGCATCAGTAGGAGGTTGTGTTATGAAAGTGTAATCAAATTTTGTAGCATCTTCTCCAAAGAATTTCTTTTTCATTTTTTCAATAATATATTCTTCAAGCATTTTTGAAGTACAGCTTGCATTTGGATTTGCACGATAACGAGCATTCAAAAGAGGAGCCATAAATGTGCCTGACATAAGATTGAAAGCTTTCTTTCCATTTCTGATCGTTAATTCGCCTGCTGCTTTTATTTGTTGAGGGCGACTACGAATAGCTAAAACTTGATGAACACTGCCTATTTCAAAAATAGAAGTAACTTTAGAAGATGCAAATTTATCATCATCATAAACTATCCAAGTGTAAGTGCCATCAAGAGTGGGAGGTGTATCAAAAATAGGAATATCTTTCAAAAGAGAATCAACATTCAAATTTTTTGTATTTATTTTGAAAAACTTGCCATCTTTTTGAAAAGTGCACTGTGGATCTATTTTTGGGCGTGTAGCAAGATTTATATTGAAACCTTCACTGAACTTTACAGAAGCAGATGCACATGGATGACTAAGCTCTTCTTCTATTGAAGCTACAGGAGCTTCTTCTCCAAAGTTTAATCTCATTGAAACAGGTGCAGGAGTTCCAAAGTTTAATGCCCTTTCGAGTCTTGGTCTTTTTGCTCGAGAACTAGACATTCTTATTATTAAGAGTTACGACAAGTTCTAGAAACGGGTCACATATCTTTGACCAAGGACGTGTTGTTCCAATCTTGATACATTCATCAATATTCTTATTTGAAAGAATGCGTTCCATTGCAGTTGCAACCTCTTCTACGGTTGCACTTTTGGCGATTGTACCGATTCCAGATCCCATCGAAAGATAAGAGTAGATTGATGGTTCAATAATCTCAGCAACATCTTTATTCAAAAATGCATTGTAGTCGCCCGAATCAATTACAACCTGTGGTGCTCCGGCTGCAACATGCTCAAGCTGACAGAGACCAAACCCTTCTCCGTTTGAAGTATTGATACCGTAGTCGCATGCATTGTAAAGCCTATTAATACCATTATCATCAAAGAGCTGTCTATTAGTGTCTACAACAACAACACGCTGACCATACTTTAGAGGCTCAATACCGAGACGCTGGATTTCATTCATATAAATCTGAATAGGATTGTAGAATGCGCCTGCCTGAGGATTCATACCTGTCACCACTACAAGATACAGAGGCTTATCTGGATTGTTCTTAACAAGACGAGCAAATGCCATGACAGTCAAGTCGTGACGTTTACGCTCAGAGTTGCGGTTCATATTCAAAAACACAGTGGCGTCTGCAGGAATGTCCATCTGTTTGCGTACAGCAATACGCTCGGCATCAGAGATACGATGGAACACTTTAGTATCTACACCGTGTTCCATAACATCAATGGGGACGGTTGTAGAGGGGATACGAGAAAGAAGGTGCTTCTTCCACTTTTCGGTGAAACAAAAGATACGATCTGCCTTTGATTCAATATTGCGGATTAGACCTTGGTCGGGAGCCTCGTACACTAGATCAAGATATACCCAAATCTGAAATGTCTTGGGAATATTTTTAATAGCCTCCAAAAACTGATTGATAACAATAGGATCGTTGTAAATCATAACAACATCGGGGCAAACGGTATCTACATATTCTGCAAACTTATTGAAGCCAAATCCCTGTTGTTTGGGATCCTCATTTGCAGCAGCATCATATTGGATAACATTTTCAATTTTACGAATACCTCCGGGTACATTTACGATTCTCTGAAAACCGTAATGAAAAACCTTTACAATAGGGTGAAGAGTTGCAAGCTGCTTCAAGAGATTGTGTGATACCTTCGAATAGCCTGTGGTTTGTTCACAGTGAGTGGACACCAGCATAAAACGAGTAGGCTTCGACATTATAATGTTAGGTGCCATTCCATGTAAATGAAATATGTGTTTTCTATAATATGTCAAAGAACGGAACATCTCGTAGTGCACCTCTTCAGAACTTGAACAATGGTGGAAATTGTGGAGCATGTGTTGCAAAACCTGTCATGCAGTTTTCAAGCGCTTCTGAGGTAGCAGAGTACAAAAAACGTAAGACTACTGCTCAGTTTTACAATCAGCCTAACAATGTATATCCTATCAAGAACAGATACGCTTCAATCATCACAACCTACAAAGGTGCTGAAGCTCAGTTAATACCTGCAGCAGCTGCTACATGCTGTCCTGGTGAGATTGGTCGTCGTTCTGATGGAAAAGACACACCTTTCTTCTTACAGAATAAGTTCAATCCGACTTAAGAGTCTGTTTGAGTTTTTCGAGATACAAAATACCGTCCATTAGCTCTTCCTGAGCATGGATAATCCAGTCATGCACTTTCAAATCGGTTCTGTCAAGAGTAGTACCATACTTCTCTTGACCGACCCTTGCGCGATCTTCAAACTTTTTGATGACAGCTGTAACGATAGAATCAAACTCCGGCATTTTATAGTTTTTTGCACTCTCTATGAAAATACATATCAAAAACGGATCTGTTAGTGTTCAGAAAGTATAGACAGTACTCGTTAAAACTTAGTCACTGGAGAGTAGACTTACAATGGATATCAGCAAAGTACCGACACATACGCTGACAAACCTTATCAAGGCTGTTATTATGCATCTGAATAAAGAAGTTGTGACACATGGAGAAGAAAACAATAACAAAAAACTGGATGAACTGATCAACAATATATTCGTTTATTCAACAGATGCCGAACAGTTTGCTCGCACGGATTATTTGTCAAGAAGATTCGCTCGTAGACATTGTTTCGATTATGAAAGTGATTAACCAATTTTTAAATATCAAAACGGATCTATGAGTACTAATAGAATTGGACTATCACTCGTTAAACATACAGTCACTGGAGAGTAGACTAACCCAAAATGTCAAGCTTTAAGTTTGCAGATCTTCCTGAAGAGACCACTGTGGAATTTATCAAAAATGTGGTTGCATACATTAGTGCTATTGAAACCACACCCGATGCAGATAGTTATATCGAAAAAAGATATGAAAATATGCTGGACGCTCTCACGAAGATGTGCACTCACTCAGAAAAATTCAGCAAATTTGTTGTAGCGGATCAGAGAGCAGAAAAGCAGTCTGTTCACGATTACAGATAAATAAAAATAGAAAATATCAGATTTGTATAGCATGATTTTTTCACTATACAAAACGGATTCATGAGTACTCATAGAAATAGAACAGCACTCGTTAAACACATAGTCACTGGAGAGTAGATTAGCCCAAAATGTCAAACTTTAACTTTGCAGATCTTCCCGAAGAGCCCACTATCGACCTTCTTAAAGAGCTTGTTTCCTACATCTGTGCATCTGAATGCACATCCGATGATGTCGAGTATATTCAGGCAAGGTATGAAAAGATGTTGGATTCTCTCACAAAGATGTGCACACACTCAGAAAAGTTCAGCAAGTTTGTTCTAGCAGATCCGAAAGCAGAAAAATTCAGCAAGTGTGTTGTAGCAGAAAAGAAAACTGCATACGATCTGAGCTATATTCAGACAATATATGAAAAGATGATGAATGCACTCACAAATATGTGTAGTTCTCGGAAAATTTCAGCAAGCTGAAGAGTAGAAAAAGAAACTGCTCACGATAAAAAGATTTGTATAGAAAGATTTTTTCACTAAAATCTTGCATTCTCCTTCATCTTAGGAACACGAGTATAGGCGCCAAATCTATCCATATAGGGGGTTGTAGGAATAGGGTATAAATCAGTAACAGATTGATCAGCAGGAGGAACAAATACTTTTTTGATTGTGTACCCTAACCAATCGTAATTATATTTCAAACTCATGTAACCATGGATCGCTACTCCGAGCAAAAGTAAAAGAATAAGCCATGCCATTGTTAGAAGTTTTGAAACAAATCAGAGAGATAAGGATAATATGCCAGGTGGACTTCTTCAATTAGTCGGCGTGGGTGCTCAAAATCAATTCATTAACGGCAACCCATCCATGACCTATTTCAACGCCATGTACAAGCGTTCTACCAATTTTGCGATGGAACACTTCAGACTGGACTTTAGAGGTGTCGATCTGAACTTGACATCTACTGGAAACAAAACGTTCAGATGCAAAATCCCTCGCTATGCTGACATGTTACACGACTGTTATCTCTGTGTCAACATACCAGATATCTACTCCCCCATTTCCATTGACAATGGTGTAGGTCCGTCCGCGACACCCTATGAGTTTCAGTGGATCAAAAATCTTGGCTACAACATGATCCAAGAGGTTTCATTGCTTATCAATGGTTCCGCCATAATCACTATGACCGGAGAATGGATGAAGGTTCTGAATTATCTGAAATACAACAGAACTAAACGCTCGCTCATCGATGAAATGGTTGGAAATGTACCAGAACTGTATGATCCCGCAAACGCATACAATAGGACCAATCAGTACCCAAATGCTATTCAATCATCATCTTCACCTACTCCTCCTACAACACCCGCACCTTCTATTCCCGGAAGACAGTTGAATATACCTCTTCCTTTTTGGTTTTGTGAAAATATTGGTCAGTCTTTGCCTCTAGTGGCTCTCACTGAAGCTGAAGTAGAGATTTCTGTTACATTCAGAAACATTTATCAGCTTTTCACTGTGATCGATGTTCGCGACAATAATAATCCTAACACACCTTCCACTTTCGGTCAGAGAATACCTGGTGCTCCCCAAGACAACTTTTTGGGTATTCAAAACTTTTTGAGTCCCCCGGATTTCTTTGGTAATCCTACGAATACCAGTCTTCAGAATTGGAATCTCAATCCGTACATTGAAGCAAATTACATATTCTTGACCGAAACAGAGCGTGCTCACGTAGCAGGATTCGAAAGAACATATCTGATCACTCAGCCTCGCTTAATAACTGTGGCAAACGAGTATGGTCTGAATCAGACATTGATTCCTATGTTCAATCTTTGTACACGTGTTATTGCCCTTTTCCAACGTACAGACCGTGCTCTCTTAAACGATTGGGATAACTATACAAATTGGGAGTCACCCGATCTTCCAATCACACAGGCTACTACGACAGTAACAGGTCCTCCTTTAACATTCTGGAGTTCAGGAAACGTAGATCCACTGGTCCCTGCTGCTTTCGACATTCTACAAGAAGGAAACCTTACATTCGATGGAAAAGACAGATTTACCACCAAAAATTCAAACTTCTTCAGACTCATTGAAAACTATAAATTCACTTCTGGAGATACCATTGATCTTCCTGGCATATATCAGTATTCTTTTGCACTTGATCCTGCAGATCCCACACAACCTTCTGGTACAGCCAATGGATCTATGTTCAATAAAACATACTTCAACTATACGCTTCAGGTACCGCCTGTTGACCCGGCTTTGGTGAATGCCGGTCTACTGAATAATCCTCCTGTTTGCGTTGTAAAAAGTACTGTCTTCAACCCTGTTCCCACACCAGTACCTGCAAATGCAACAGTGTCTCCTGGTCCAGGGTTACCTTCACTGTTCCAGCCTGGTCAGACTATTCAACTTTACAATCCTGTGCCCACAAACGGTATGATTTGGCAGTACAATGGAACAATTTATGTAGAATCGTACAACTTCTTGAAAGTTACAAGCGGCACTGCAAATCTCGTCTTTAGTACATAATGAACACGTCTGATCCTGTTGCGGATGTTGCCCCAGAAGCTGATCCTGCCACTGCTACTGCACCTCCGTCAAATCCTTCTCCTGTCTCAAGCCCGAATTCGTTCTTTATCTATCTTTTGATTGTTGTAGGGTTTTTGTTGTATCATCGTCTCGCATGGGAAGCAATTTTGCTCATCGCAGGCGGGAGATTGTCCGATTCAGCTATGAAGATTATGTTCTATTTTTGGTTAATACCTATTGCCGCTATTTTAGGTTCTATCATTGTGCCTTCTCTTGGCACAACTACGCTATGGCTGGTAGGAGGGTCTGTAGCGGCGTCGATTCCTCTGACTCTGGGAACAGGCTATACCCTTCTGTTCGGAAACCGTACAAATCTGACGGCTTAAGATCAAGTAACTCGTCTAATGCTGTTAAAGGTGTATCAAAATTCCTGAAAAGGATCTGATTCACTTCTGCAGGACTCCATTTACGATCAATATCGGGTGCATCCCAAATACGATGCTCGATATCGGTCTTGTCATAAAATCCTTCTACCATATCTTTCAAAACCTGAGGGCTGCATTTCTTGAAATTAACAATCATATCTATTCTTCCAGGTCTAATTAGAGCTCTATCAATCCTTTCAGGGAAATTTGAAGTAATAACCAACATACGTCCAGAAGCCTCCAAAGTACCATCAAGAATATTGAGCAAGAAAGAAAGATCTATAGGCTCCTTCAAAATCTCGTCATCTGCAATATTCGCAAAAGGATCATCATCTTTCTTTTCCTTTATAATCTCAGGCTTCTTCCATTCTCTGCGCAGAACAACATCGCCCATCGCATCAATATCTTCAATAACATATAGACGCTCGTGGATAGGAATGATAAAACGTTCAAGATTGGTTCCATTCCATACATTGATCTCATCGCTAAAGAAGAGATGTCTTAACTGAGCCTTTGTCTTGATTTCTGAAAGCTGAATGTTAATAATATGTCTACGAGCTACATTTGCAATCGCTTTGGTCTCTGAAGTTTTACCACATCCAGGATCTCCGTGGAATAAGAAACCAAGAGTATAAGGAATACCCTTCTTCTCGTACCAGCGTTTATTGTTCAAGAAGAACTCAGTATGTTTCTTAACCTTGATCTGTTCATCAAAATACACATTGTCGAATGTGCGTGTGGTCGTAAATTTGTGTTTACTGTAAACGAGATACTGGGTAGGAAGGGGTTGTTGATTTCCACGAGCCTTACCCTTCTGAACGACCTGATCGAAGAAATATAAGTGTGTTCCAAGTTTATTCTGCATACGACGTTCATAATCGACATTGCATGTTTCTATAAACTTTTGAAGGTGTTGCACATCATGTTCGTATGAGAAAATTCTGAACTTTATATTCTTGATTGCACCATCATCTACATCGATACTCTTCAACTGAAAGAAGATATCAGTGTCGATACAGACAGGATCCATCTCATACGGAAGATAGTCGTGATTTGCGATTGCTAATAGTTTTTTGATTTGAGGAGTGCATGTTACGTAATGTATGATAGCGTCGATACGAGTCAAGAAAGGAGGAGCGCCATTCTTGGTTGCTTGGACAGAATTAGTACCACGTTCGCAATCTATTTCAGAACGGGGAATACGTTCTAACTTAGCATTGGAGTCTGCTCCAAACTTTGATTCCCATATTTTTGGGGCAAATCTCATAGCCATTTCATACAAACTTAAAAATACAATGTTTCTAAAAGGTGCAATACCGATTGCTGCTTGAAGGGTTAATATGCCCTTCAGCATGTCTTGAAGGTTGAATCCTTGCATCGTTATTTTTATTGCGACGCATTAAAACCCATACATTTATCGAGCGTGTGTACGTTTGAATGCACTGGCTTGGATCGCTTGAGTCGAAGCTGCTGCGATGCCTTGTCGACCGTCTCTGTAGAAAGGCTTACATAGCTCTTGATATCCCTAGTGGTAGCCTGAGTATTGATTGAAGGCATATACAGTCTGATAGGAGGCGTGGCGATCTGAAGAGGCGCACACCCTTCTTTGACATAGCGTCTGAATTGATCAATGCTTAGTGTTCCTCCAAAAAGACGAAGAACACGCTTGTCCGGTGCACGAGATACCTCACGCCCATACATAGAGTTCAAAAGAGACTGACGAAGCCATTTTTGAGAGCTTGTTAGATTAGAGTCTGTATAGATTGCAGATAGTGCACATTCTGGTGAGCAAAAGTGTCCTTCAGCATTATACTGATTTGTGTAAACGTCGTAATGTGTAGGGATTACAGTAGACTTCCATGAGAATGTATGACAACACCAAAAACATGCGGTTACATCTGGGTATTCTGTCTGTTGATGGATTTTTGAAATAATGTTGTGAATTACACTTTCATCGAACTGCTGTTGAACTATTTCCTCTTTCAAAATCTCAGAATACTCTGTTGTTTTGAATGCCTCCGGAATCTCAGGATCTTTTTTGATAGACTGAGCCTCTTTTGAAACCTTCAAAAATAGAATAATAGGCGCTTCTGAGATAGCTACCTCTTTTGCGGGTGCCGCTTTGCGTGCTCTTGGGGGCATCTTTGATATTCTTCGTTTTTTGTCTTAAACTTCTTCTCCAAAACGAACTTCTATTTAGAGAGAGGAAGTACACGGTATAAGTACCATGGCTGACAAGTACAAGAAGCAGACACACCGTGAGCACATCCTCTCTCTTCCCGATACCTATATCGGTTCGATTGAGACTGCGGCTGATGAGATGTTTGTTGTCGAAGACGAGAAGTTTGTATTGAAGACGGTTAATTCATTTAACCCTGGATTCTACAAGCTTTTCGACGAGATCCTTGTGAACGCTCACGATCATGTTGTACGCACTCGTCAGAGGAATCTGACACCTGTCAAGAACATCACTATCGAGATATCTCCAGACAATGACTGGATTTATGTTGAGAATGATGGAGAGGGTATTGATGTCGTGTTTCACGAGGAACACAATGTCTGGGTACCTCAGATGATCTTCGGTGAGCTCTTGAGTTCTACAAACTATGATAAGAATGAGAAGAAGCTCGTGGGTGGAAAGAACGGTTACGGTGTAAAGCTAGCCAATATCTTCAGCAAAGAGTTGAAGGTTGAGACTATCGATGCTACAAGATCCAAGAAGTACACTCAGACTTGGAAAAACAACATGACTGTTGCAGATCCCCCTAAGATCACAGCTGCAAAGGGTAAGCCCTATGTCAGTATCAAATGGTATCCTGACTTTGCGCGCTTTGGTATGACCAGCATTCCCACAGATTTCATTCAGATGTTTCGCCGTAGGGCGTCAGATCTCGCAATGACTGTAGGAAAGGAGGTCAAGGTCCATTGGAAGCATGGTGAAGAGAAAGTGACTATCAAATGTCGCGATCTTGGAGTCTATGCTGGTGAGCATGTTTCAACACCTGTTGTGTATGCTCAGATCAATGACCGTTGGGCTGTGGCTGTAGCAGACACTCCTGTTGACAAATACTTCCATGTTTCGTTTGTGAATGGCATCTGGACTTCTAAGGGTGGAACGCATGTGGACTACATTACCAATCAGGTGGTGTCCCATATCGCAGACTATCTTGAGACGAAGAAGAAGATCAAAGTCAAGCCTTCACTCATCAAGGAGAATCTCGCAATCTTTGTGACGTCGATGATTGAGAATCCTTCATTCAACTCGCAGACCAAGGAAACACTGACAACCAAGTCCAGCGCTTTCGGAAGTACATGCAAGCTACCTGAAGAGTTCCTCAAGAAGATTCAGTCTAAACTGGATCTTGTGAATACGTTGATCGTGGCTCAAAAGGAAAAGGATGAGAAAGACAATAAGAAATCTGATGGACGCAAACAATCAAAAATCTACGGCATCCCGAAGCTTGATGACGCTGGTTGGGCGGGTACAGCCAAGTCCTCAAAGTGTACCCTCATCCTCACAGAGGGTGATTCCGCGAAAGCTATGGCTCTATCGGGTCTCACTAAAGCCCAGCGCGACATGTTCGGCGTGTTCCCGTTGAGGGGTAAGCTCATGAACGTGAAGGACAGCTCTGCTTCTAAGGTTGAACTTGCCAAAGAGATCGCTGATCTTAAGAAGATTATCGGTCTCGAGTCTGGTAAGAAGTACAAGGATACGTCGACACTGCGTTACGGTTCAATCATGATCATGACTGACCAGGATTACGACGGGTCACATATTCGCGGACTCTTGATCAATCTCTTCCATGAGTTGTGGCATGAACTCATGACCATTCCTGGGTTCTTGACATACATGGCTACACCTATCGTGAAAGCTACTAAGGGCAAGCAGACTAAGGTCTTCTACACTCAGTACGAATATGATCAGTGGAAGGGAGAGCAGAAGGGTTGGAGTGTCCAGTATTACAAGGGATTGGGTACTTCTACTCGCGAAGAGGCAAAGGAGTATTTCAAAGATATGAACATGGTGTCATTCAAGTATACGCCTTCATCTGATCCCGCTATCGATCTTGCTTTCAACAAGTCTCGTGCAGATGATCGCAAGGCTTGGCTTCAGACACACGATCCTTCCAAGATTATCGTTCCGAATGCAGAAAAGACTCTTCCCTACGATGAGTTTGTGCACAAGGATCTCATTCACTTCTCTCACTACAATCTTGAAAGGTCTATCCCTTCGGTCATGGATGGTCTTAAGACTTCTCAGCGAAAGATTCTCTTTGCTGCTTTGAAGAGGAGTCTGACCACAAAGATCAAAGTCGCTCAGCTTGCAGGTTATGTTTCTGAGCATTCCGGTTACCATCACGGCGAAGCATCTCTGAATGAGACTATCATTGGTATGGCGCAAGATTTCATGGGAAGCAACAATATTGCTTGGTTGGTGCCTCAGGGTCAGTTTGGTACCCGTTTGGAGGGTGGAAGCGATTCTGCTGCTCCCAGGTATATCTTCACGCATCTTCAGCCTTACATCAAGCATCTCGTTCCTTCTGACGATTTGCCTCTGATGAATTATCGCGATGACGATGGTCTTTCTGTTGAACCGGACTTCTATGCTCCTGTTCTTCCGATGATCTTGGTGAATGGTGCACGCGGTATCGGAACGGGCTATTCTACATTCGTACCCTCTTACAATCCTTCTACTATTGCGAAAGCGTTGAACGATTGGCTTGTGGGAGATTGTGATGATGACAGCATTCTTGAAGATCTTGAGCTCAAGCCTTATGTGAAGGGATTCACTGGTAAGATTGAGAATGTTGGAAAGGGTGATTACATTGCGACAGCGAATTATAAGTGTACTGGAAAGACGGTCGTTGTAACCGATCTTCCTCCTGGTACTTGGACTGCCGACTTTAAGCAGATGCTGGATGCATACTGTGAGAAGAAGGAGATTGTCAAGGACTATGTCGACACTTCTACAGATACGGATGTTCACTTTGAGATTACTCTGATTGATGCGCTTTCAGTGGATCAGTTGGAGAAGACGCTGAAGTTGACGGACAAGATCAAGACTTCGAACATGCATGTGTTCGATAGTAACGGAAGAATCAAAAAGTATGCAAACCCGAATGAGATGCTTGTGGAGTATGCACACAAGCGTATCGACTTGTACAAGAAGCGCAAGGAGCATATGTTGAAAGAGCTTCGTGCAAAGCTTCCTTACCATGAGAATGTGGTAGAGTTCATCAGATTGAACTGTGATGATGAGATTGATCTTCGCAGAAAGACTGATGAAGAGTGTGCTACTATTTTGGAGGATGCTGGATTGATTATGATTGATGGAGGTTTTGACTATCTGTTGAAGTTGCCTATGAGGAGTTTGACAAAGGAGAACATTGATAAACACAATGCAGAGTTGAAGACACTGAAAACAAAGATTGATTCTATTGAGAAGACTTATCCTCACGAAATGTGGATTCAGGATTTGAGTATGTTGAAACTGATTTAGTAAAGTCTAGCGAATGACAATAATGAACAATAGTGAAATAAATCCACAGCTGATTTATCAATCACTGCTTGCAGAGACTGATAAAGAAGCTCAAGAAGATTACTTTGTAGATCCAAGAGTTGCTCAATATGCATCACGCAATGCTGGACCGTGTAATGTAGGGGTATACACTCACAAACATCAGATATACGCTGATATCGCTGAAGCTTCTGAAAATAAAATAGTGATGCAACCTTCGACAGAGATTGATTCATTGGCTGTACCTGTTCAAGATCAGCCCGATATGACCGATTCAAATACTATCGTGATTGTAGATACTGCACAGAGAGATTGGACCGTACAGCCTGATGCATATTCAAATGTTTTTTCATTTACAGCTCAAGATACTGGAACATATTCTTCAAATCAGCTGATACCATACTATTACAACAATTCGAATGTACCGTTGGCAGCATACGACGTTCAGCTTCCTACCAGTGTATCACTTCTACCACAAGTGAACTTTACACCGAACAATAAGCCGAAAATGATAGATCCTACAACAGGAGGCATAGTCACATTGAATACACCATGGCAGAATCAAGGTCTTCTTGCTCAGGTATGGGGATGGCGTCTTGTATACGACGGTGTTACAGGTGCTCTTAAAAAGTTTCCTGCACCTATCAATCCGAATGACAGGGTTATCTATTTCCCAGTGTATAATCCCAATGAATCGAGAGGTGCTATCATTGGTTCAGATGTGTATACAAACTGGGGTCTACAAAGTACTGCTGGATCTTTTGGAACACAGCTTTCTCTTTCAAATGTAAAATCTATAAGGCTTGTGCGTGCAACACTTCCTGTAAGGAGATTTGATGCATATAATCCAACAATTTATGTTGATAAAACTTTCGGATTGGCAGCAAACACTGCTGTACTACTGAACACTTTCCACACAGAACCTTATATTTTGATGTCTATCTCAAATATGCAGGGTCAGTATTATGGTGCGGCACAATGTGTTCAGAAGTCATTTGCTGCGCTTGTTCAGCATCAGCGTTCTGTGTTCGATGCTGTAAATGGTACATATCTTGCCCAGTTCCAAGACTATTATCCTTGGTCAGATGAAGCATACAAATATGATCCACCTCTTTCTCAGCTATCGAATATCAATATAACTTTGTCAAATCATAATGGAAAACAGTATACTCATTTAGATGACCTAAATGCAATTACAATCATTTTTGGTACAAGTGCTACAGCAGTACCTACAGCCGGAGTTCAAGCAAATGGTATAGGCACTTTAAATTTTCTAGTTACGAGGAATATTGCTCAGCTGAATGTGAACTTATCAAATTCAACTTCAAATATTTTTTCACCAAGCGATGTTCGCCCAGGAGACGAGATAATTTTGTACCAACCAATGATTACGCGCATGCAAAATGATCCTTCGTGCTCACCATTTTTAAGTAATTTTTTGGGTTCTATGGCAAGTAATAGTCTATTGGTAACAAAAGTATACTATTATACTGGCGTATCTGGTATACCTTTATTGGATGTTGCTGCAAGCTTTGATGCTGTTGTAAAAACTACCACAATTGACGATACCATAAACTATTATGCAAACTTGGATGCACTTATTTCAACAAACATTATGCCATCGTTTAACGGTATGACGGCGTATCAAAATTTTTCAGGATTAGATGGAGCTCAGTATCTATCGCTGGCTTCTAACAATTTCTTCAGATTTTATGATACTAGTGGTGCAAATTACTATACAATAAATTTGTCCGACACATTTGGAGCACCTTCTTATGCTTACCCATTGCCTATGATGAACTTGAATATGCAGAATACTTATGCATTCGAGGTTATTACAACGACAGCCGATACCGCTCAACTGTCAAAAATCATCCCGAACTAATAAACAAGAATGTCTGAGCTAAACAAGTTTTATGTCGGGACAGCCATCCCTGATGCTCCCAAACACACTGGGTTTGTCCCAAATTTATTGGACCCTGAAGTGAAATCTACACAGGCATTCAAAATGTTCAATATGCACGATGACAATCCTCGCCTTCCTTATGGTTCTACCTTTCAGCAACAGGCTACTATTCGTATTCACACTGCTACACCTCTGAATCAGGCTTTCTTCAGCGAAGCTAATATCAAGAGACTCCAAGATGAAATCAGATACGGTGTTTGGGTAGCTAGCGACAATCAGTACGTCATTGATCCTCAGAACCCAGATGATCTCAAGACAGTGATGAGAAGTTACTATCTTCAGTATTCTACCAATGATCCCGACAAAGTTCAACAGGAACTCGAGGCTTTGAATAAACGCGTTATCCTATTTGCGGTCGATCGTGTCATGGTTGAAATAAAACAGTATATGAAATACCGTAAAGATATCGTAGATTACCCCGATCCTATCAGCAGACCTATCAATGCGAATATGGTTGGCTCAAAGTCTGCGGAATTTAAGAGCTTCTTTTAAATCAAATACAATATAACATGAAGCGTTTTCAAGATAGAATATATGCACGCTCTCAAAAAGGACTTCTAATGTGGGAACCTTCTTGGGAAACGTTTCGACCTGTTGAAGCTGTTGTGTGGAACCCTGCACACAATCAGCTAGAACCTTACTTTGGAATATACACTCACGACATATTCGATATGAACTACGGTTATGGTACGCCCGAATTACATGAGTTTTGTATTGAGTTTACCGATGACAATGCTCATGATATTGAAAATGCCGAAGATATCACTGATACTCAGACATTTTGGAGATGGTCTGGCACCACGCTGAGATGGGTAAATGATCGTCCTATTGCAGTGCATCCATGTTCTTCTGACCCTGAAAGAAAGAAGTATCTTGCAAGATTCAACTTAAAGCCCAAGACTTGCAAACATGCTCCGCGTAATTTAAAAGGAACAAGAAAGATACATACACACCAATGAGAGTTAACCTAATATCTAACAATCGCAATCAGACCGGTCTGTCTCTAGACGTTGATCTCTTACATGGCATTATTGCTCATATTTCTCCAGAGACAACATTTAATCGGGTTCATCATTCTCATCCAGAGTGCCCTGAAGCTGATATCAATATCTTCTTTGAGATTTTGAACCCTTCCCTCTTCACATATGCAGGCAAAAATATCTGGATCCCCAATCCTGAATGGACTTACAAATCTTGGGAACCTTATTTTGGTCAGCTTGATCACATCTGGTGCAAGACCGATCATGCTGTTGAGATCTTCAAACCTTTCAATTCTAATACCACTTACATCGGATGGTCTTCTATTGCAAAGGGTATTCCTGAACGCAAAAACTACAGTAAGGCTATCGTTCTAGCAGGAAAGAATGTATTCAGACATCCTCAAATCATCGTCAATGTATATGCTGCACTAACACCTGAAGCCCTTTCCAAACTGCCTGATCTTCATGTTGTATACGATGGAACACGTATGAATGTTTCTGTTCCTGATAATCTTTCAAAGAAGGTATCACTTTATTCGAATACTCTAAAACAGAACGATTACGATAGTCTATTGGCAGAATGTGGGTTAGCCATCTGTATCTCTTCTGCAGAAGGATTTGGACACGCTATCAATGAGGCTGCATCTTCTGGATGTTGTCTGATGATGACTGATATTCCTGCATTTGGAGAGTTCGGTTACGAAGGTATTGTGATCCCTGCTCATAAAGAGTTTCCTTCTGATCGTGTGGATAAACTTTATAATTTTAGACCTGCGGATGTTCTGAATGCTTTTGACAAATATGCTGGTCTAACCTTCAAAGAAAAGAAAGCTATTTCAAAGTTCAATGCAGACAAATATGTTGAACGTCACAATATGTGGATGGACAGAATGAAGACTGTTATTTCAGAGCTGAATGTTCAGGATTTCTCATTAGACGCCACTGCAACCCCGGAAGATCAGCTTCCAGGCGTTACGATTGTAACACCTACACGCGATCGTGTAGCGTTTATGGAGCTCTGTGCTGGCTGTGTTGATTCCCAATGCTATCCTAAAGATAAGCTCGAATGGATTGTTATTGACGACGGTAAAGACACATGTGAAGATAAGATCAAACACATCCCTTATGCTCAACATATTCTCGCGATGTCTGGAATGACTATTGCAGCCAAACGCAATCTTGGTGCTCAGATGGCTAAATTTCCTGTTATTGTCCACATGGACGATGACGACATCTACCCTCCCAACAGTATTCTTTTCAGAGTAGCAATGTTGATGAGAGGTAATAAAGGCGCTGTGTTCTGTTCAACTCTTCCTTCATATGATATCAAAAACTATATCTCATTTGTGAATGTTCCCCCTCTTCATTTAACTCAATCTGAAAGAGTGTCTGAGGCTACAATGGCATATACTAAGACATTCTGGGAAGAAAAAGGGTTCGATGAAAATATCAGAATAGCAGAAGGCAGCAGTTTCATTCGCGGACGCGAAAATAAATGCAGGGAGATTTCTCCTCAGGAGGTTATTGTGAGTTTGGTACATCCTAAAACTACTTCTTCTAGAAGGGCACCTGCAGGTATGGAACCCAACGGATGTCATTTTGGATTCACAGACGATCTTTTCAAAATGTTAAGTCAAATTGGTGAGGCTCTTTTCATTAAGAGCGGTCAGAATCTGAGTGCGTAAATTTACAACACGAGTATTCCACCAATACAATACTGTGTTTTGTCTTTTTTGAAGTTCAATAGGATTGTTTAAGAGTTTTTTGCACACTTTAATAGCACTATCCCATGATGCGGCATATATCCAAGGAGGACATCCTTCTTGCATAAATGTTTGTCCAATCTCTTCCATCTTTCCAACAACAACAGGAATAGCACCTGACAGAGATGCTTCATATAAACGTAAACAATCTAAGCTTGAACGACCTCTACCATTTGGTACAAAAATACTATTTGAATATATATTGAACATATCAGACGCCGATATTCCATTCATCAAAAAATATGGAATCATATCAGAGCTTCTAAATTTTTTTATCATTTTTTCTCTATTTTGGCGCAATTCTCCAATAAATGACCATACAAACTGACGTTCATTTATTGATTTCACCTTTACTTCTATAGATTTGCATGGTAACATGTTTCGCATATATCCGAGGGGCATGTAGACTATATTTGGATAATGTTGATAATTAGAATGATGATATTGTCTAATAAATAGGGTTGTGTATTTTGAAAGTTCATTAAAAATAGCGTTTACTCCACTCTCATCTGAAATCATAAAAATAATGATAGGTTTCTTTTTTAAACATAATTCTTCCAAATGATGAATGTTTGCGCCTCCAACACTAAATAATAGAACATAATCTTCAGAAGGTATTTCTACTTTTTGAGGATCATCGTAATACAATACTGTTGAAGGAGGTAAAAGCTCTTTTAGAATAAAATCCTCCTCCCAACAGTCTTTTGCGAGAGAAACCACACAAACCATTATAAATTGTAATCGAGTAACTTCTAAACTTATATGGAAACTCGTTTGAGCTTCGCTATAAATTAGATTAAACTAAAAACTGTTTAATGCTTGCGAGAGCGGTGTCTGCGACCAGCATCCTGACCACCCTTCTTGGTATGCTTGCGTCTGCGACCAGCAGTCATGGCATCCTGACCACCCCTCTTGGTGTGTCTGCGTCTGCGACCAGCAGTCATGGCATCCTGACCACCCTTCTTGGTGTGTCTGCGTCTGCGACCAGCAGTAGCCATAGGATCCATCTGACCGGCAACCTTGACCTCAACAGGGGCGACACCCTGACCACCGGTACCCATCTTCTTACCAGCACCAACCTTGACGCTCACGTCAGGGGCACCAAAAGGATATGCTTCTAATAAACTGTAATTTCCAGACATTTCTTTTATTCTTGATGCATATATTTTTTACGCAGAACAGGTAGTACAGGATGGTGGCTCAACAGTAAATTTTTGTGCCGAGGCGACTGCCCTGGTCCTCAGATAGTAGCACCCCGTCTTGAGCCCCTGCTTCCACGCATACACATGCATACTAGAGATACGCGCATATGTAGGATCACTTACGAACAGATTCAAAGACTGACTCTGACACACAAACGGGGCGCGATCCCTACTCATGTTAATCAGTGTTTTCTGAGGAAGCTCCCATGCCGTTCTATACCTCTCTTTGATCTCATCTGGAATACCTTCTACATTCTGAATACTACCATTGTTTGCAATAATATGTGTTCTCATTTCAGAATTCCACAGACCTAATTCCATAAGATCATCTACAAGATATTTGTTTACGACGATGAAGTCTCCTGCAAGCACGTGTCTCACATACAGATTTGAAGTAAAAGGCTCGAAACACTCATTGTTTCCCAAAATCTGAGATGTAGAAGCTGTTGGCATCAGCGCAATAGACAAAGAATTGCGCAGACCATGTTCTTTCACAGAGGATGAAAGACCTGACCAATCTAGATATCCAGTTTCGCGAGGAGGATCATTCCACAGGTCATACTGAAGCTTACCTTCAGATGCAGGAGATCCGTCATTTTTAGAGTTCTTTCCGATATTCTGAGCCAGTTTATTGCTTGTAGTAATGGCAGCATAGTACATGTTTTCAAAAATCTCTCTGTTCACCTTTTTGGCTTCTTCAGAAGTCCATGATAGCTTCATCTTTGCAAACACATCAGCCAATCCCTGAACACCAATGCCAATAGGTCTGTTCTTAAAATTAGAACGTTCGCACTCGGGTGTAGGGTAATAGTTCCTGTCAATCACAAGATCAAGATTCTCTGCAAGGATAGAAGTGTACTTTCTTAGAGACTCGTAATCGTATGTACGATCATCTTTCACAAACTGAGAAAGAGCAACACTTCCAAGATTGCATACAGCAGTCTCATCGGGAGCAGTGTATTCTACAATCTCTGCACAGTTTCCTGCAAGAACACCGTTGAAAATACCTGCATTGTTCTCAGGCTCATTGAAACAGTATGTATCGCAGGTACGCTTGTAATCATAAATATCCCATACAATAGCTTCACGTATTTCACTATCATGGTCAACCCAATCCACAAGGTTCATTCCTCTTTTAAGGTCTTTGGCATCTACACGTTGACCAGTCTTGATACTGTTATCTTCACCCTTCAGAATGAATTTGTGATAGGGAGTGCATTCAATGTGGTGCATGCGTGCATATGTTTGACCACTATTCCCATCAATCGTTCCAACAACAATGTCTACACCGATTACAGGCTGATTTTCACCTGTCTTTAGAACGGTTGTCTTAGACCATCTGGAACCATTCCACACTTCAACCTCTTTTCCTGCAACAGACTGGATTTCTACTTCTCCCTCGCGTGTACGAATCATGGTCTCAGGAGCAACACAAAGATTAGAGCTCTTGATTGTTCCGAGATGCTGTTGATTTGACTTTAGATTGCACGCATCCTTGTACAAAAGATAGGGTGTTCCAGTCTGAATCTGAGCATCCAAGATCATCTGCCAAATCTTCTGAGCAGGAACACTTTTACGAGCCTTACCTTCGCTCTCATATTTGTTGTACAGAGCCTCAAAAGCATCACCTACAGACTCATCGAGTCCAGGACACTCGTTGGGACAGAATAGAGACCAATCCTTATTCTGCTCCATGCGCTTCATGAAAAGATCAGGAATCCACAAAGCATAGAAAAGGTCCCTTGCACGATCTTCTTCAGCACCAGTGTTGAGTTTAAGTCTCAAAAAGTCTTCGATATCAGCATGCCAAGGTTCAAGATACACTGCAAATGAACCGTTCCTCTTTCCAGCCTGATTCACATAACGAGCAGTATCATTGTACACCTTCAACATAGGCACAAGACCGGATGTGGTACCATTTGTACCCTTGATACGGGAGTTCTTTGCACGGATGTTATGGATCGAAATACCAATACCTCCGGACCATTTGGAGATTTGAGCACAGTCTGCAAGGGTATTGTAAATACCAGAAATAGAGTCTTCTTTCATATTCACCAAGAAGCAGGAAGAAAGCTGAGGACGATCTGTTCCAGAGTTGAAAAGAGTGGGTGTTGCATGAATGAAATAACCTAGAGAAAGGGCATCATATGTAGCCTTAATCTTTTCAAAATTAGGAATGTATTCCGGAATGCCAAAATGTTCAAGCTGTTGTTCTCCTGTATGAACTTCGATTGCAACACGCATCCACATATGCTGAGGACGCTCGATAACGGTTCCTTTTTTCTTAAGAAGATACGCCCTCTCAAGAGTTTTGAATCCAAAATAGTCGAACATAAAATCACGAGTGTAATCGATCATAGTCTGAATTTCAGAATGCTTACTTACTGCGTTCAACTTATCTGATACTACACCTTCTTCATGTAGGATATGCACACATTCTGCAAATGTTTCAGGTGTATTTTTGTGATGATTATCAATGACGATACGGGCTGCAAGCTTTCCATAGTTGGGGTGATTACGGGCTTGCATCGTTGCGCACGTTTCAGCAGCAAACTCATCCAAACGAGCGGTGGTGATACCGTCTTCGATCTGAGTGCAGACCTTCTGAGCAACAGCAGCAGGATTTACATGATCGAGTCCATCTGACAGTGATTTGATTCTATTCAAAATACGGTCAAAAGACACCTCTTCGCGTTTGCCACTACGAGTAACCACGAACATTACCTCTATATCGTTCATTATACGTAAAGGGGGAGAGGATTAAATTGTCAATAAATCCCCCTTGTTCAAATGATGTGCCAAAAAACTTGTTAAACCCAAAACTACATCAGCAAAAAGATACATCCATGAAGAAGGATTCTTTTCAATAGCATTGAATGCAAAGAATGAATACAATAATCCGTGGACAGGTCTCAAATCATTCCACCATATAGCCTGTCCTCCTGTTTCAAGACCTGTCTTCCTCAATCCTCCGAAATATATAACAAAAAATCCTATAGCCGGTAGAAGAGCTATATACCCTAACATACGCAATGTTTCAGGGTCTGCTATCTTTGCATAGTAAGCAAATAATGCACGAACACCAATACATCCTACTAAAAATAATATTAAACGATTCATTGTATTTAACATATAAATGAAGATTGTTATCAAACATACATTGAAAGAGAGTTTAAACTTCAAACATAATGTTACAACAACGTTTGTAGCAACACGTGCTATTCTTCCATCATTCGTGTATTATGAGCAGAACATTAAGAAAGGTACGATGTCGTTGCCTCTTCCAGAACAATTAAAGTTTACGTATATCATCGCTTACACAACATTCTTTGGTAATTGTGTACTGACTAAAAATAGAGATGTACACGAATATGTGAGAGATTATACGCACGAAATTGAAGAAAACGGATTAAACAAACTTGAGTAACTGTTTAAATCACACGATGTTCACTCTTAAGTTTATCACATTTATCAACGCTATCCTTGCTGCACCTTATCCTGTTCAGTTGATGTACATTCTTGCACTTCAACTGATCTCGGGTATGTTTCCAGTAAATGATCTTGTAATCTTCAGCACCCTTTCAGCATACAACACTTTGACTCGCAGAAGGGATGATCCGGATTACGAGATTCTTCACACGTTCTTCATCGGATTTATGGACATAATGTATATTGCCCTTTCCGCATACGAGTATGGTGCCAAAACAACAGTACAGACTTATATTGCTTCTTCGTTTATTACAATTCTCGGACTTCAATACGGGGCTGGATATGCATTGCCTCAAGTTCTTTAACAAACAAGGACATAGCATAAGGCATTCTGAGAGTCTCAATACGACCTTCCTGAGTAGTATCGAGTAATCCTGTTTCAGGCTGGAAAAGAACTTCATGTTCATCACTTCTTTTCATGAAGCTTTCTTCTATAAATGCAGAAGCACCGTGAGCAATCAAAGCATCGCGTTCCATCTCACCAATACGAAGACCACCACCAGCAGATCTTCCTTCCAATGGCTGATGTGTCAGTAGAGTGCGAGCACCTGTATCACGATAGTTGATCTTGTCTTCAACCATAAGCTTAGAACGCAAATAATACACTGGACCTATGAAAATCTCCATCTCCATCATCTCACCAGTCATACCGTTGTACATAATATCGCTTCCATTCGATTCATACCCATTTTTCTCTAAGAGTTCTCTATATTCTGCAACCTGATTCTGAACGGTGAAAGGAGTACCATCTACAAGAGATCCAATAGTATTTCCAATACGTGCTCCCATAGACTCCAAATACTGACCGGTTGTCATACGAGAAGGAATAGCGTGAGGATTCAGAATAAGATCGGGTCTCAATCCTTTTGCATTGAAGGGCATATCGCTCTCAGGAATGATCATACCTACAGTACCTTTCTGACCTGCTCTTGAACTGAACTTATCTCCAAGAATGGGCTCTCTTGATTCTGCCACTCTTATCTTTACACCTCTGAGACCATCTCTAGTGTTGAAGATCTGGATTCCGTCAACAATGCCCCTCTGACCCCTCTTGGGAAGCTCGGAAACATCGCGATATCCTTTAATAACACCAGTGTTATCGACTGAAGGAGCAACAATACCAACCAGTACAGTGTTTTCATCCACTTCTGATCCTAAGCGGATTATACCTTCTTCGTCGAGTTTAGAATAATCCTTATCTGCCTTCAACTTCACTTCGCCGTATTTAGGATTTTTGTTTACATTTGCAAACTCTGTGTGGACTCCACCGGAAGGGTCGGACATATCCTCCAAAATATTGTAAGAATGAAAGTACGTTGTGTGGAACATGCCACGCTTTAGGGAATCTTTGTTCAGAATGATAGAGTCCTCCTGATTGTAGCCAGAGTACATTGCGATTGCCACAATAGCGTTCTCTCCATAAGGAAGGCAGCCCCCTCTTCCAAGGATGTGAGGATATGCCCAAGTCTCACAGATAGGTCTCTGAGCAGAACTCAACACAAGACTGATAGTGTCAAATCTCTTATTGAAGTTACTGTGATACCAAGACCCACCCTGTCTGCACTGAGCAGTAGAGAATGCTACACGAGGAGCAGGGTTATGATCACTGAAAGGGATGACGGCGGAAAGAGGGGAAAGTAAGAACATACCGTGGATTTCAGATGTCTGTGAAGGATGGAAGGGAGTCATAGAAATACGTAAAGAATCGCATTCTTCAGAATCTACAAGATCGAACACTTCATTTCTGAGTTCATTCCACTTTTTGCGTGCAAGGACATCTTCTGCCTTAACACCTGGACGGTATAGAGGTCTGATTACACGACCAGGATCTGTAGCTAAAATCATGTCATTTTCAGTTCTATTCCACGCAATAGACATTGTAGGATCGAGCTTTGATGTTCTTCTAAGGATGAGAAGACTGTTATAGACATCGATGGTATTTGAAGTTATCACACCTAGAATGTCTCCATTCAACCTTATGCGAGTCCAAGTGGGATTCCAGCTAGAAGGATGAATAGTAGAAATCCATCTGAATTCAGGTCTAGACTTCAAAAATGCCAGCACATTTTTACGAGGAGAAGCTGTAGAAACAGTGGTCAGTAATGAAAAATGTTTCACAAGACCTACACTTCTACCATCAGGAACATCAGAAGGGCATGTAAAACCGTATGAACTTCCGTGAAGTCTGCGGGCACCCAAAATCTTTGAACCTTCATCCATATCAGCCTTTGTTCTTCTGAGCTGTGATACAGTACCTAAAAGAGAAACCCTACTCAAAATCTGAGAAACACCATCTTTTCCGCCCCATTTACCCTTGAATGCCTTCGACAGTTCATTCATGAAGATATACTGTTTCCAGTAGTATCCGATGTTTTCACGCTGAATGAGATTGATAATATTTTTACCAGTGAACTGGCGTTCTTCGTAGTGGAGTTTTGTATCCAAAGCGAGAGTCATACTTTTTGATACATCCTTGTATGCCTTTCTGATTTCCTGGAAAAGAAGATCACCAGATACATCAAATCTTTTGAATTTGAAATGATCGCGATCTGTAGGAGCACGAATGCCGTCAGCATTTTCCATAGCTAATCTCATGATATAACCGAGACAGTACGCCTTTCTACGATAAAGTGAAGCCATGTCTTCGCCTTCTTCATTTTCGATATGAGGGAATGCAAGTACCTGTAAATTATAGAATACCTCCTCGATAGAACGGGTCTTTGTGGTTCTTCTGATCAAGGCTAGATCGGTAGTGTCTCTTTCAGCAAGAGCTCTGTCATGAGAAACAACAATCTGCATGAAAAGATCGTCATACACAGTTCTATCTTCTTCAGGAACACCTGCAAGAATAGTATCGTATAAATCTTTATCATTTGAGATACCGAATGCTCTGAAGATAGAAAGAGCAGGAATAGGTTCTTTGAAACCTGGAAGAGTGATTACAGGGATACGTCCAGACTTTCCAAGCCTTACTGTCTCAAGGTTATAGCCCAGATCATTCAGCTCTTCAAAATCGTTGAAATCAGGCTGTTTTGCTTTAGGAGGGATCTCAAGATAATGCGAAGAAGGACCACGAGTACCGTCTTCTGATACGCTTCTGATTGCACCGAAGAATGATCTCTCTTCTCCGCGTTCAGCAGTCTCACCGCCAAAGAGTTCTTCATCTTCTATTTTGACAGCTTTATAAGCCTTATTTCCGGCATAATACAGATTGTTTCCGAGACGCTCTTGTGATAGAAGAACACGTTCCCCTCCATCGATGATGAAATAACCTCCAAGTTCATGGTAGCATTCTCCCTGAGCGTATATCTGATCAGGTGTCAACCCAGAAAGATGGCAGAACTTAGATCTCAGCATAAGAGGAATCTGAGCGATCAATATCTTTTCAAAATTAACAACCTCGGGCTCCCCTGTTTCGAAGGAGTACACTACTTCAATATCTGCGCGCATATCGAGGGCATAGGTCTTATTTTCAACCCTGCATGTGTTGGGCATAATAGCATTTTCGAGCTCATCCAGAGGAGGACTGTAGCCGATACGAGTGCCGTCGCGTCCGCCGATATAGATGTCGATGCTTCTCTTTTCAGAGGGAAGGAGCAGTTTGATAGGATTCGATGCCTTCAAGAAAAGAGGAAGTTGCCTTGAAAGGAGATCATCATAGGAGTCTATGTGATGTTGAACGATGGGATTGAGTGTATCTGTGTAATATGTATTACATACATGTCGAGCTGCAGGGACAGACATTACTCTCTTAAGTATAGTAGAGAGAACTATGGAGACTGTTCTACGAAAGCCTTGGCACCGTGATATGGTTGTTATTTTTAGTACAATCGGCGTTTTCGCTTTGATCACGTATATTTACTTCAAACTTGACCCTATTGTGGTCATTCCGCCGGAGTCTGTAATTTCAGATTGTCCAACACGTTGGTATTTTGATACAGATGCAAAAGAGTGTAAACCCACATATTCTACAAAATGCAAAGGGTTTAATCCAGATCAGTATTCAGCAAAAGAAAAGTGCGATATAGCTCATTCTTGCGGTACATCTTGGAAAGGGCTTTGTGGTTTCTAAGGATAAGTGTATAATATGTATTCTGAATCCCACAGACCTTCAACACTTACAGAGATCATAGGTCATACAGAAGCTAAAGATATACTGTGTTCATATCTTCGAAGCAATCCATCCTCTCAGAGTGTTTTAATATCGGGTACACCTGGAATAGGTAAGACTACATTAGTATTGGCTGCTGCAAGACATTGCGAATATGAGCCTCTTGAAATCAATGCTTCAAGGTCTTTGAGATCTCACGAGGATGTTTCAAAGCTGAGAGACTCGTGTAGATCACCGATGTCATTCACATCATTCTTCAAGTACGATAAACCTAGAAAGACATGTGTTATTTTAGATGAAGTTGATGGTTCTGATCCTCATGCTCAAAGAAAGATTTTAGAATGGATCAAGGATCCTGAAAGAAAGGTACCTATTCTTTTCACAGCAAACGAGATTCCTGTGATATTCAAACGTGCAACCGAAAATGTTATCATTCACCGTTGCATGCCTTTGAATGCAAAAACATTGTATGAAGCTCTCAATAAATTTTTGAATATGGATTTTTCAGATTTTCAAATACTTGTAAAAGAATGTCAACACGATGTTCGTAGAATACTGTACAGAGCACAATATGGCATTTCAGATAAACCTTCTGTAGTGACGATGACTGGCGATTCTATTATTGACTTGTTACGCCAAGAGCAAATGTTTTACAAAAGCAGTCCCATAGCTCGCGGTCTTGAAACCATTGGAATCTAACAATATTCTTACCATTAGCTGTTTCTGTAAAACGTCCTGCAAACTTTCTAGGATTTTCTGCAATCATCTCTTTGCTGACTGTGTTACGGCTGTGACCAATCACCAAAATAGCATCTTTGTGTGGAATCATTTTCATATTAAGTGTCCAATCTCTTGTGAAGTTTCCTTCTTCTGCTCTTACATCGCTATTGTTGAACTTACGTTTTTCTGTTGTAGAACTTCTGAAAACCCAAACAGACGCTGTAGCATGATTTGGACCATAAGGTCCGACTTCTACTAAGACATTCTCTTTCACTATAAAAACAGGCATGATTTCACATCCAACAATATCGTATTTAGGCTCTTTTTCCAGTGCTTCTACAGATTTCTGAATACGCTGAGGAGGATAGAAGTCATCATCATCCCAAAATGCGATATACTTGGGATTCAGTTTATTCGCTTCTTCCAAACATATATTTCGCATCTCACCGATAGGCTTCTTCTCTAGAATGCGTACATAGGTGATTGGAGGAAGACCATCTATCTCTTTAATCTTTGCCCAGCTCTGCTCTTCATCCGAAGAGTTATCGATGATAATCCAGTGCATATTTTTATAGGTCTGCTTCTTCATAACCAATGCTGAAAAGTCTACTGTATATCCTCGGTTATATGTAGGTGTACATACAACCACAAGCGGTTCTGCCATTATATTAATTAGTGTTAGGTTGCTCTAGATTTGTACGTATGTCATTTCTACAAATAGGGCAGTATACACTTCTACTATACCAAAGAGTAGCACATTGTCTGTGAAAGCTGTGATTACAGTTCCTTAATCTAACAACCTCATCTGTTGAATTATACGATTCTTGACAGATAGGGCATTGTCCTTCTGACGGAGTTTCAATACGTTGAAGTGCTGCATTCAACTGCTCTGTAGAAGGTGCGACAGGTACATTGTCAAAAAACTCAGCAGGCACATCTAATCTAATATTCGGCAAATGAGTATTGATAAGATTTATAACATTCATCCTGTCACGATGTTCAAGCAATGTTATAAGACGTGATTCGTTAATCAAAAATTGACGCGTTACAGCATCAGAGTGAAATCTTCTAAAGAACATTATACGACTTTCTAACAGTTGCTCCATCTTCTTATTAATTCTTAGTTTGTACGGTACGTTTAAAGTACGCATCAAGCGGTCCTCTCTTTGAGGCTCTCACTACATTTGAGAGATAGGGAGCATCCAAGAATAGAAGCTTTTCAAGATGCTTCTCCTTGTGTGCAAGAACCTTCAGTGTTGCCTCTTCTTCATCTCCTAGTTTCTCATAATATTCGTCATACAAATCTTCATATGAGGGTCTAGGTTCTTTGTAGCCGTCCATCTCATCGATACAAAGCGCAAACAACTGAGCAACGGGGTTCTGAATCTGATTCGTCACATAATGAACAGTGTCAATCGCTAGCTTCTTCTCCTTCACGTAATCGATGTGTTCAATCTTATCTCCTTGCAACTTCTTGTCTACTGTCTGAATGTACACAAACTTCAGACGGTCGCCTACATTCGGAGCATTACCAGGATCGCGCGCGGTCATGCGATCTGCCAAAACACGATGGGCAATACGTGTAGGATCCTTGTAATCGTCTCTCAGCTGTTTTGTGATTGCGAACTTTTCGATAGGGAACTCGCACTTCACGACGCGCACAAGCATCTGTTTGACGTAATCTGCAGCAACCTTTACATTCTTCTCTTTCAACAGAATGTCAAGAGCTCCTCCAAAGACGTCCTTCACAATAGGAGCATTGTCTCGACGCTTAAGAACAATACCCATTGACGCGCGATAACACTTTGTGGGGTCCTCTTCATATTTCATACCCACATACCTCTTTCTGCAGAACAGAATGAAAGGGTAAAAGGTCTTCTCGTAACCAATCACAAACGCTTTGTGTCTGCATCTTGAAGTAATCATCTCGGCAGACTCTTGACCTAGTTTGATAGCCTCTCTGAGATCAGCTTTAGGAAACTTCACGAAGATAGAATCTGTATCTCCATACACAACCTCTGCGCCAAACTCTGATTCAACAGTAGATTTGGCAAACAGAAGCTGACGACGTCCAACAGCGGTAGTACATGCTGCAACACAGATCTTTCTGATCGGAGATGTCCTTGAACCAAGCTGACCATAGATAGAGTTCGCTACAACCTTGTACGCAAGCTGAAGACCGTTATATACAGACTTCTGAGCATCATCCACTGTAGGATCTTCCATCTTTTTACGAGCTTCCTTACGCTTCTTCAACATGATCTCCAAAGAACGAGGAATCAAACCTGTAGAAAGCTCGTTGTCTTCTGTGGGTTTCACATAAAGACATACGCACTTTCCAGTGACCTCATCATCTTTTTTGATATCGTATGAGACTTCATTGTAATCAATACCCTTGACATCTTTCATACCTTCAATATCCACGAGCTTTCCATCTGCATTGTATGTCTTCATACAGATGAGCGTATCAGGGGACAGATTCTCACCGATCATAGAAGAAGGATACAGAGAGTTAAAATCCAAAACAGCCACAGGAGTATCGAGATACATTCCAATCTTAGGAGAGATCACAATAGCACCCTCATATGCTGTACTTCCTGCATAGTTTTCCTGAGTCATGATGATTTGATTCCTCTTAGACGCCTCATATGCTACACGACTGAAGATCTTGATACCCTGACCACGAAGGAAGAGATACTGAAAAGGGACGAAGCATACATCAGCCATACCGCGAGCATTCACAAGAGTATCAAGCTTTGCCATGAGCGTCAACACAAGATCACAATCCTGAATACAGTACTTCGCAATAGTACCGCGATCAGCTGCAGAACCTTCATGAAGTCTGAAGATATCTGCAGGATGAATATCGTCCTTAGTGAAAGACCACTCGAGATGTGAGCGATCATCTTCTGAAAGATCATCGAAGAGACCTTCTGCATCGATTGTGAAGGACTTAGGACTGACAGACTTCACCAAGAACTTCTGACCCTCGCGATACGTGTTGATAGTGTTTCCGACAACATCGAATCTCACAAAGTTACCAGCATACAGACCACGAGTGGTTTTAGTATGGATGGTTGACCCTTCAAGACGTACCACTTTATCTCTCAAGAATGTCGAAGCAACATTGTCGAGAGTATAGCTGTCAAGATTGTGTTCTCTGCGCATGTTCAACAGAAGATCGATTGCAAGCCTGCCAGGCATCTTCAGATAGTTCACATTGTATTTGCCTGAAGCCAGTTCAAAGACCTTGTGTTCTAGAAGCTCACCCCATGTGGATGTTCTGCCAAACTGAAGTTTACCCATACCATTGATCTGAGCGCGATCGTGAACGTATTTGTCATCGAAACCAAAGGTGTTATAACCGCAGACGACATCAATGTTTTCTTCTTGAAGAAACTCTACGAACTTCTCGATTACCTCGGCTTCAGACTCGCATGAAACAAACTCAGAAGAGCCTTCAACAGAACCCCACACGAAGACTTTACGTTTGAGATTTGTGAGCATGTCTGTGCTAGAGCGAACAGTGACGCCAATCTGAATGATAGGGTCTCCAATCTCACGGTTAACAAGCTTTCCAAGTTCTCTGGCGAAGTCGTCGTACTTTTCGTTATCGATAAGCTTCTCGATTGAGGGCTTTGAAAGGAACGGGATAAGGGACTTTTCGCGCCAAGATGGAGGAATGGTCATACCTTCAAGAGTCAAACGTCTGATAAGAAGATCGGTCAATGTGGAGTCATCATCCTTCTCAAGATCTTCAACAAAGTGTTCAACGATATAGTGCCAATTCTTGATAGCCATGGGGAACTGACCGGTCTTAGAAGTGCACTCAATATCGTACGCAGCCACCTTCAGAGCAATGTTTTTGGTGGGATCACCGGTAACATCCTTGATAGAAGTGCACCATCCTCCTTCAATCTTTCTGGAAGGTTGAAAGGTGATAGGGCTTGCGGGACCGATTTCGCGTTCATGAAAGAGTCTCAAGAAAGGAGGGATATTCGACTCGTACATGCGAGGGAACATATCCTTTGAGATCTTGACAGCAGATCTCCAATCGCGAAGGCTTTCGATTTCAACTTTCCAGACCTTTGTAGGTGTGAAATTGTTGAAGCCTGCAAAGGCATCGTATTTGGTGTGTTCTGTGACAATGACTTTGGTGATTTTTTCAGAAGTGAGTTTGGTCTTGAATTCGGCAATAGTTTTGGTTCCAGGGAGAATATAGAAATAAGGTTTGAATCCTTCAATACGGACCATGCCTGAAGTTTCTTCTGTTCTGCCATAGACGTCGACGACGTATTTGCCGTCCTGATCGTGTTCAATCCAATCACAAGGTTGAAGTGAAAGGACCATCTTCTACTGTTATGTATTCTAGCTTGCTGGTAGTATATCCGTTTTATACTTTTTAGAGTGTTCATAATAATGACAGATAGTGAGCCTCAGACCTCAAATCCCATTTCATGGTTTTACGCACCCACAAGACCGAAAGCAGATGTTCAACAGTTGAAGTATGATGCAATGGATAACGCTGCTCAGCAGGGATATTACCTTTCAACAGCAAGACCTACCCCTGCACCGTGTCAGGATCCTATGGCTACTGGTGATTTTGCGTCTCAGTACCTTACTATGAATTTTACTGGAAACTACGGTAACACTGCTGCAGGTGGATGTGATACTGATTTGTATTCTCGTTTATTACTCGGTGATCCCAATACTCAGCGTGTGAAAGGACCCCAGCAGACCTTTGCAAGACCTTGGTCATCTTCTCCTTTTATGGCAAACGGTGCACCTACTGAAGACAAGGATACTGAAAGTAAACTAATCCAAAGCGTACCTGTTCGCTCTAGAAAAGAGTGTTCTACTGTTTCTGATAAGTTCTTTTCAAACCAATTTGATCCTTTAATCCCCGAGGTTCGCAATGAGATTAAGAATGTTAACAATTGGGTGCATAGCGACTGGACTCGCGGCGGTGATCCTACGCGTCTTATTCGTCAGAAAGCAGTTAACTAATAGAATAAATGAGGGTAGTCTTCTTTGCTCAAATGATGCCAGATCCATGTGGCGCATTCTTCCACGATATCATTCTTTCAAGAGCACTGCAAGCTCGTGGTCATACTGTTAACTGGGTAACTGTTGGTAAAAAGTTCCCTAGACAAGGTGTTTACAAAGGTCTCAATTTCTCATTCTATGAAAATGCGGGTAAGGTTATTGCAGGTGCTGATATTCTGTGCTGTCCTCATTTTCCTTTTCTTCCGTTGGTAAGAAAGATCAATGAACAGTACGAGAAACCCATTATGGTAACAATGCATTACGGTGAAGATACTCTGTATATCGAAAATTGCCCCAGAACAGGTAAATGGGCAGAGTTCTTGTATTTTGTATCACCTCATATCGAGAAGAATGTCAGAAGTATATGCAAGATCAATCCTTCTTTTATTGAAACAGGTCAGGTAAGACCTATGTTTTTGGAACAGGATATAACACTATTCACACCTCCTAACCGTCCTACAGGAGAATGCATAACCCTTATCAACGCCAATCTATTGAAAGGTGTTGGTGTTCTGATAGATCTTGCTAAACGTTTCCCTGATCGTAAGTTTTTGGGTGTGAAACCTTATTATAACATCATCCAGGTTCCCACTGATATTAAAAATATCGAATGGATGGATCTTCAAGACGATATTAGAACAGTGCTCGCAAAGACTAAAATACTGTTGGTCCCTTCTATGTATGAAAGTTGGGGAAGGGTGGCGTTCGAAGCAATGTACAATGGTATTCCGGTACTTTACACAAAACCTGCAGAGGGCTTGAATGGATACAAGAGCGGGTCTACGGAAGGTATGAGAGATTGGATCCAGGATAATGGACTTGCATGCGATAGAACCAATATCGATGAATGGATTGAAGCCATTCAACAGTTAGATGATCCCGAAGTATATAACGAATATTCAGATCGTGGGTTTAAATGTACACGCGATATGGATATTTTTTCAGAGGTGCCTAAGATTGAACAGAAACTGTTTGAGTATTCCACCAAATATCCTTCACCAAATAAGTCGAAGGGTACTGAAACACTTACACAGCCTAAAAACATGGGTATAAATAGCTTTATGGGCGTTAGAATGCCTAGGCAGCGGGTTGTTCAACAGCAGCCTCAGCAACCTCAACAGAGACAGCAGGTAGCTCAGCCTCAGCAGAGACAACAGGCAGCTCAGCCACAACCTCAGTTGAGGATGTCTTCGCTGGGGATACCAGGAGGTCGTTTCGGAGTGAGGCGTTGAAAAGATCCGCCAACCTACGAGCCTCATTTAACTTTTCACGAACCTCAGGATCAAGACCGTCGTCAACTACAGGCGCAGGAGGGATATACTTTTGTCCAGAAACAATGGGCACGTTCAAGTTATCTTCAACAGCTTTTAGCACATCGCCTTCAGCCTTATCTAGATAAGAACGAGCTTCCTCTTCGGTACAACCAAGCATCGACATAACTTTCATCTCGTCGCTCATTTTTATATTAACTTTGTATAAACCGTTAAAATGCGTTTCTTAGACAACTTGTGTGCACCTGCGTATTTATATGCCTTCTTCTTGGCTATCAATCTTGGTCTTGATCTAGCGGATCAGGCTTTTGTTACTGCTGCCATCAAAACCGTGGGAGGCGGTATTGGTATCTATTTAATCGATCTTCTTTGCAGACTTAACCTTGGTATAATCTCTTGGGTATTAGTTGCGATGCCTTTTGTTATCACTTCTCTCGCCACTGCTGTAGCCATGGGAATTGATTTAGATAGAAGGGTTATGAAGATTGTTACAAAGGCTTAAATGAACCCTGAGCATCCAGATAATGGAACACGTTATTCGTGGGTTGTTTAAATGCTGGATTCGTATTCGAAATTGTTGCAAGAGAAGACCAAAGACAACTCAATACAGGACATGCTGGTTCAAACTATACACAGATGGTATGCTTGAACTTGTTTATGGACAACCAAAATTTACGGATGACACATTTGCAATTTTTCAACATGTAATACGCACCAAACCTTCAGGTCAGAAGGATGAAAGATGTGCTATCCATTATAAGGATAAATTCAGTCAATTTAAAGACAATTCAGAACTATTCGATCCTGTTCCTCCTCCTTGGCTTATGATCACTTGTGATGGAGAAGATTTTACAGAAATGTTGCACGACTACATCTGTCGAGGAAATACAATTACTTTAGAAATGTTAAAACTAAAATACGCAAAAGGACAGTGGTCGTATCTGGATCCTAAAACGTTTGAAGATGTCGACTTTCCTTCTGAAGGTATTGTAATCAATTAAATGTACGAAAAAGTATGGAGATACATTGAACTTGAAAAAAAGTGGAATACACCCAACTTTCTTTCAAGATTACAGGTTTGGGCAGAACTAGTTATTCAGCCTATAGGTCATATCCTATTTTGGATATTCCTTTTTACTGCACCATCTTTCTTATCCTATTTTGGATATGCTGAAGAACCTACAAATCTTAAATTATGTATGTATGGTTTCAACACATTCCAGGTGCTTATTGCAATGTTCAAAGGGTGGAGCAACATGATAGAGTACTATCAACTTGGCACACTCTTTTTATGTGAACGCATCAAACATGCAAGATCAAACTTTAAATATGTTATTAATTCTTCAACACCTTCCCATCAGCTTTTCAGATATGCTGCTCTAAACTCACTGCTTTAAAACATCAGTCAGATTACCTCCAAACATACCCTGGAAGGATTTGATTAGTTCTGCTCCCTGCTGAACCTGAGGACCCAAAGAAGCAAGGGTCTGTATTAACTGCTGCTGAGTCTCCATGAGCTCTTTGGTATCAGCCTGTAAACCCTGGATCTGTCCACTATCAAGCTTGTTGTATGCTTTCAAAAGTGTCTGTCCCATATCCATATGGGCTTCGGGTTCCTCATCATTCTTGACAATGTCATCCTTATCGATATTATTGGTAGAATCATCGCTGTTATCTTCAAAACGTTCGCGTAGTCTCTGTCCACTAATCATTATCACAGCAAGTACTGCAATTACAGCAATAACCACCGATACAGTGTAGCTCATACGAGTACCGTATTTCAAAATCACAGAGATTATGAGAAGCCACACACTCAAATATGTGAGGTTTCTGTTCATAAGAAAGATTATTCCTATCAAAAGAAGAGCACTTGCGATTACTTCGTCCTTCATTGTGAGTTACTTACAAAATTAGTAGCGAATGGTATCAGCTGTTCCGGCAACACCCTGTCCGTTGAAAGAGAATCCAGTACGAGGAGCCTGCACTGCTAAATCAACATAAGCGCCTCCGCGTTTACGGGTCATTCTCTTACGTCTGCCGCCACCGTTACCTCCGCGATTTCCAAGCTCAGCGGTGATACTGCCACCCTTGCGAGTCTTGTGTCTACGTCTTCTTCCACCAGTAGTATTGTTACCGCCGCGACCCATCAAAGATTCATTTGAAACAGCACCTCCCTTACGAGTCATTCTTCTTCTTTTTCCACCAGCAAAGGTACCATTTCCGCCACGGTTAGAATCGACAGTGCAGTCCTGAGAAGTATCAGAATTCCACTGGGCATTTCCGGCATTAGAACCTCCGGCATCGGCGAGGATTGAACCTCCGAATCCATAGCCGCCACCTTTACGAGTTTTACGATGATGCTTCATTTGTTACAGGCTTAGAAGAAAGAAGTGGAGTCCACGTGCCATCTTTATTATTAAAGCACCTCAACCGAAACGAAGGACCAAATGATCTCAAATACCTTGAAAGAGCTAATGTTTTGACGCTCAAATATTCTCCGTTTGAAGGGATTCTGTACACATCAGGAATGTCTGTTTTTACAATATCAAGTTCGGCTTCATCTTCGGATGGCTTATCTTCTACAAAAATACCCTTAGCCCCCCTTTCATTCGTATAGTATTCTTTTCCACGAACGTCTGTTAGTTCACTCCTCAACTGAACACAAAAAGACTCAAATGGAGGACAGGGTGTATAAAAAGTGGAATACAGCGTTTTAAGCCTGGATTGCCTTTCTTCAAAAGTGGTATAATCAAAAACATGAGTACTGTTGAACATCCATACATCTGCTAGATACAGATGTGTGGGTGTTTTTTCAACGCGAAAAATAGTTTCCTCAAAGCATCTTTCGTCCCACACGATACGAACAGGTGTTATCTCCGAGGTTCTATTGATGAAGTAAGCCATTGGGGTAGGATTACGAGTAAAATACAACCATCCTGGAATACCTTTACCTTGGCATGCCCATGTCACCGCCTCCCTGTTTGGTAGTGCTCCTAGTTTCGATAGGCGGAGGGAGGGATGGAACTGCGGGGGCAGCCTGTTCAATATTTCTTTGAGGGGCAACGTCATATGTAGGTAGTTGTATTGATGGCGGGGGCTGGCTTAAAGGCTGTTGGGGCGCAACAGGAGGAGGCGCTTGTACGGGCGCAGGCGGGGCTTGCACATAGACAATCTTAGGAGGGGTCGGTTTCATCATTCTTGAAATACCGAAAGTTCCGAGATGAAGCACAATCATGATACCAATAGTACCAAGTGCAACGTAGAAGAGTTCTAGGAGATCCATGTTGTTCTACCAAAACAAATTGGGGAGTTCATTTTAAACACAAAGTGCTAGAAATGCAATTATGTTACCGTGCGCTGGACATTCTATGTGAATCTTATTCAAAAAATCCAAATCAAACCCCTACTGAGACTTATTGCTCGGTTTTACAAACTTTGCTAGCAGAGATCGATAGTTCTCAGCTGGATCCTTCTCAACGGGAGGCAGCTGTGGCTTGGACGAAGTCGATGTTACCAGTCGTTTGCGAGGCGGCTTTGTACTTTCTACCTTCCCTCTTTCCTGCATCTCAATAAAAAGATCATCATTCTCACTCCACATTAAAGGCTCCACAGAATACAGCTTGTATTCCACTTTTTCAAGATTGTCTACACTCGACAAATGGAACGGATATTCGATCTCTTCCATTTGTAGATTGGTAAAAATACGCCTCCCTGTTTTTTCAACAGGATTGAAACATCTATTTCCACTCCAAATCAATGTCGTTTCATACTGTTTCAAAGGCGTAGGCAAAACTTGTTTATACTGCTGTAGAGATTGAAGTCTTAGCTGTCTCTTCATTTGTAATATTAACCCGCTCTTCCGGTAAATCTAACGGGTTTCCCCAAATACGGAAGAAACAATCTTTCATAATCTGAGTGTCGCCCAGCGAATTGTGCAACACTTCTGTAGGCTCTTTGTCGAACAAACGTGTGTACATTTCAGAAAGCTTAGCCATTTTGTAGGTACCCTTTGTTTTTCCAGGCAGTCCGATAATTTCACGAGACTCTTTCATTGTACAGAACAAACGCTTCGCAACATCTTCCAATAGATAAGGAAGGTTCATACGCCACCTTAATGCATTGTTGATCACATTTTTATCAAAATTGATATTGTGAGCAACGACAACATCAGATCTCCTCACACACTCTATAAATTTAATAATAACAGATCCAAGCGATTCGCCATATGTATATGCATATTCTTCTGTGATTTTATGTATTTCTACTGAATCCTGCGGAATAGTCCAACCTTCAGGTCGTATGACATGGTACTCCGTCTCTAGAGCATTGCCGTGTTCATCAGCCAAAATCCAGGCTATCGATACAATATCTGCCCAGTTGTTTCTACACATTTTTGCAGGATACTGAGGTTTATGCGGAAGACCTGTAGTCTCCGTATCAAATAGTAAAACCCTCATCGTATGGTATGATCTGTTTCTATAATAAAAATGGATTCGTTTTAACGGTGGAAATGCTTGCCTTACAATGAATTCGTCACTCTCCGGTAAACGTTATGAAACAGCCATAGCAGAACTTTTGAAGATCGTTTCTACTGCAGGCTCAAACAAGAATATAAACGATCTTAGACTTCCTTGGAAAGATAAGTTTGTAGATATCGAAGCCAAACAGACCATTAAAGCAGAATTTGGTCAAAGAAGAGCAGAAATGATTAATGGTGTTCTTTCTATCTCTCATCCTCTCTTTCAAGATTGTATTGCACATGCAGAACTGTTTGAAGGTAAGATTCCTCCGTTTCTTCAGAAGAAGGATTCGACGTTCCCAGAATGGGATGAAGTAAGCTCAGATTTCTCTGATGAACAGTATCACGCTCCTTCAGATGTCATTTCAAAATATTATCTCGAAAAGGGAAACTCTTACATTCAAATCAATGGATATGGTCTCTATCATACAGGAGAAGATGTATGTAATTTTGGTGTTCCATATTTCAGATGCCCAACATATCTCAGAATACGCTGTAAAAGACACGGCAAAAAATGCGCCATAACAGGGAGAGATATCCCAACATCTGTGATGGCTTCATTCTGGGTTTCAAAACCTCCTCTTCCTTCTCCATTCTCTTTAGACGATCCTGCTAAGCTGCCGGCAGTATTACGATCTCATTTGACTCTTTAGATTTGTTCATACCATATGCCCAATCCACTTTTTCAATACGACAGCCCTTATACAGATCTCGAATGTACTCACAATCGTTATAACACAGAATCCAATCCTTCCTTGATGTCAAAATGTTTGCAAGTGTTTCGTGTCTGAATGCTTCATGATGATCTCCATCTCTGCCGTACAGATAGTTTTTGATATAATATGGCGGATCCAGAAACAGGACTTTACCTTCTGAAGGAGGATGCATTTCAATAAACTCTTCAAAGTCATAGTTTTCTACGCTTTTGATATTTTTCATCTTAGTGGATCTCAAACGTTGAATAGAAGATTCTGTAAAACGTCCTTCTGCAGCCTGTGGTGCATAACCTCCACAGAATGTAGAACCGCTAAACGATGACCTATTTATCGCAAAATAATAGGCTGAAACAAGAATAGGATCATCCAATGTGAGAATAGACTGTCTTATACGATAGAACTCAGCCTTTGAAAGAGGTCGAATAAGTTCTGTTGCTTCTGCAAGTTCTTCGGGCGTATCTTTCACTGTGTTCCAAAAGATGGACAAAGGTTGGAAAGCATCGTTTCCATACACTTCTAATCCTTTCGAAGCACAAAACAGTTCAAAGCTTCCTCCTCCAAAGAATGGAGATACAAGTGTTGTTGTTGAAGGCGGTATAAACGTCCACAGGAGTTTGCATGCGCGCGTTTTTCCGCCAGGATACCTTAATGGCGAGGTCATGTACTATACAATATGTATTATGTTATGCTTAGTCCGTTTTTAAAAAGACATGAGGGCTAAGGTTGCAGCGCCGAACACAAGAGAGTGTAAGACGAGACCGGAACCGGTGGGCTTACCATTGATGGCAACCTTGATGCCGATGTTTCTCAAGAGAGCATCAACAACAGAATAAGTGATGGGGTTAGCAATCACGTAGAAAAGAAGAGCGGAGAACGCGGCGATCTGGATCTTGGAAGTCATTTACTATCTTGAAGAGAAAGTATTTCTTGTCTGTTGGATAGCCTCCAACCAACGCGGAATACTTTCCATAACTTTCGATATTTCAATCTCGCTTTTCTTTGCCGGCTCTCTCACATCTAATGCTTGGCTTTCTGTTAAGAATACTATAGCAGTAATCAAGAATGTCTGGCGAGACTTTGCAACAGAAGGCTCCCAGTTCAGACAGTACATCTTTTCAATACATTCGATATACGGCGCAAGATAACCCGAATGTCCACTGAATTTATGAATAATATCCCAGAACAACCATACCAAATGTTTTGAGTATTTGTCTGGAATAAGACCACTTACACGTGGTGATATAGCGAGAGCCTGTTTAGACTGTTTCTTCTTCATTCTTGCAAATGCAAAGATCCAAGACATCCAATACAATGAACGAATAGTGTCTCTGTTCTGAATAGAAAAACATAGTTCATTTACAGGAATGGCTAATTCAAATGGGTCTTCAGGTTTTAGAATACCACTGCCAAAATGCTGTGATGTTGCTCTCAGATTTTCACGTATTGTTGTGGGTTCAAAATCGTGTTCTTCTTTGATGCGTGCAAGAGTCATAGGCTTCTGTTTCCTGCACATAGATACTGCACATGCGGTTTCACATACAATATTGCGAGCATCGGGTCTGTTTCTGATCTCTGTCATGAATGCAACACTAAACCCATCTTGTATTCTTCTGAATGATTCATATTGAGAGATCAAAAAAGTAAAAATGTTTGGACATGCTCTATGAACAGAAAGGGATGCCCCTTCGAAAAGAGTGTTCCAAAGAGTGTTTACGAGACCAGAACACAGAAGTTCAAGGGACCAGTAGCATGCGTAGTCTGCATGACCCAACTGAATGCTTTCAAGAAGGGATTTAGCAGCGAGTTTTCTGGAGTGTCCAGAGAACGTAAAGTTTTGAAAATCAGCGACAGTTCTGTTGTCGGATATATTCATTAGATTAATACTTCAAATTTATAAGAAGAATTTAATCGATTCTCAGAGTACCAGAGTCGTTCCAAACATAACCGGATCCAGCCACACCTGAGGAAGAAGTAGGTAAATTAGCAAAGAATACTGAACCATCTACGTTGAATGTTCCTGAAAGAGTTCTTGTATTCACACCCAATGAAACATCGGCATTGGTTACATCACCATATAAGAGGGGGCGATTTTGAGTGATGTCACTACCGTATACTACAAATTTGTTAGCAGAAAGAGCAGCTTGATTAGCTCCAGTGTTATCAGGATTTCTACCAATAAAAGTACAGTTATCATATAGATTGCCTTTACCTGCTTCGAAACCAATTCCATTCACAACAGAACCTTGATTATCTCTTACAGCTTGAAACCCAAACCCATTCACATGATTAGCTCTATTATTCTCTGCAGCACTTTGACCCATAGCATTCACGTGGCTTCCACGATTACGCCATGCAGCTCTAAGATCGAATGCATTTACATTACATCCAATATTACTCCATGCAGTCTCTTGACCAAAAGCATTAATCCAACCAGGACCCCTATTTCCATATGCCGCTTGGAAACCCATTGCATTAATGTTATTTCCAACAATGTTATTATTGTATGCTGCTTCCTGTCCAAATGCATTCACATGGTTAGCTGAATTGTTTATTGCAGCTTGATATCCGAATGCATTCACACTGCTTCCTGCATTTGCGAAGCCTGCTTCTGAACCAAAAGCATTTACAAAATTTCCTAAGTTAGATGCAGCTGCTGTATTACCAAAAGCATTCACATGTCGAACTCCACCAGGCATCTCAACACCTGCATTGCATCCCATTGCATTCAGATGGTTTGCACCATTACTGAAGGCTGCTCCTTCTCCAAATGCATTAACTTCGTTACCAGTATTTAATTCTGCACATTTTTGACCAAATGCATTCAGATTACTACCTGCATTACTTGCAGCCGCTCTTAAGCCCATAGCATTAACATTGATGACTTCAATACCATTCAAGCTACTATCTATACCACATTGATTTCCAAAATAATTTACATGAAGAGCTACATTGTTACTTCCAGCATTAGACCCGAATGCATTTGCATTATATATAGCACTTCTAAAAAATGAATTAATTCCAAAAGCATTTATATCTTCAACTTTTGATCCAAAGAAAGTTCCTGTTGCATATAATTCGGATGCCGCATTAGAGCCAAATGCGTTGATATTTTGTAACCAAGTAGTTCCACTAAAATTACTCGCAACAGTATTTGTACCAAAAGCATTAATATTTTTTACCCAATCAGTTGTTGTGTTTGAAAAGACTGAATTAGATCCGAATGCATTAATACCTGTTACGACATCACCTGCACCAACATTATTAACACTAAATGCTAGTTCGCCAAATGAATTGATATTACACGCATCTACAGGTATAGTATTTTTACTGAACGAATTCAATCCCATCGAATTCACATTTGATATAGTAGTTCCATCATTTAGTGTGTTAATACTAGCAGCATTTGACCCAAATGCATTGATATCGTAAACTGATTCTACATTGAGGTTACCAGCTAATGCATACTTACCCATAGCATTTAAATTACTAGCAAACTTACCCGTATGGAGAGCAGAACTCATACCCAATGCATTGATATCTGTCATTATTGAGCATGCATAGTATGAAGCAGAATCTTCACCAAATGCATTTATATTTCCAAGTATTTGATCTGCAGTATTTGAATACAATGCATTACACCCCACTCCTGTTAAATTACTCATAAAAGTAGCTTTTGCGAAATTTAAAGAAGCTGCATAATAACCTATACCATTTATATTTCTAACCTCTTTATCGGCATCATTAGCAGAGGCTGCATACTCTCCCATACCATTTACATTTAAAACGATACCTACATCAGAATAATCATTAACTGCAGTCGCTCCTAGAGCATTAACATTAACAAATTGACCCCCAACATTAATATTCGATACAGCAGCATTTCCAAGTGCATTTACATTAATTAGTCCGTCTCCAAAATTATTATTATGTACAGCCGAGTTTCCGAGTGCATTCACATTTCCAAATTTCTGGTTTACTCTATTTTCTGTTAATGCATTGCATCCTATACCAGTCAGATTTGTAATAGGTGTAAAATTGCCATTTGTTGAATTTAGAGAAGCTGCATTATAACCTATACCATTGATATCGCAAAATTCAGCGGCATCAGTATGAGATGAACAAGCAAACTCTCCTAATGCGTTAATATTGCATGTATTGTTCATCTGTGTATTTTTTATGCATGCATTGGATCCAAATGCATTTATATTACATAAATCAAATTGTGGTTGATTATCGCTTGCACTATTTTCACCCATAGCATTGATATTTTGTAGGAGCAAACCACTGGCAGTGACAGTATTAACAGATAAAAACCCTAATGCGTTTATATTTAATATCTCACCTGATGCATCATTATTAGTAACACCATTAAGAGAAAAACCACCAATAGCTGTTAAATGTCTTGCATCAAATGCATTTATACCACTAATAGCCTTTTGACCTATAGCATTGAAATGTTCATTTTGAGCATTTGGATCAGTTGATGTACTTGTAAGACCTATACCAGAAACTGTGTTTTCTCCGAATCCATTTACATTTGATACTCCAACTAGATTCGAATACACTGCAAAGTTTCCTAAAGCGTTAATATTGTGACCTTCATAATTGCTATTAGCAGCATTATTTCCTAATGCATTTACATTACTACCTGAATTATTTGCAGCCGCAGCATTTCCTAATGCATTTACACTATCGCGTTGATTGAAAGAAGCAGCGTCAGGACCGAATGCATTAACAAATTGACCAATGTTTTGCCTTGCTGAATTACAACCTATAGCACTAACGTGATTAGTAGTATTACTTGCAGCCGCATTTATACCAATACCGCATACAAAATTAGCACTATTAGTAAACAACGCATTTTCTCCTATTGCAAGAACATTGGTACCAGCATTGAAATAAGCAGCATTAGAACCAATAGCATTCACTTCATCACCAATATTACTCCATGCAGAAGATCTTCCAATAGCATTTACAAAATTACCTGTATTATTATAACCAGCATTGCATCCGATAGCATTAACATGATTTCCTGAATTGTTATAAGCTGCAGATTCTCCGAATGCATTGACCAGAACACCTGTATTGATATTTGCTGAATTTGATCCTAAAGCATTCACATGGTCTCCTATATTTCCTACTGAACTTGAAATTCCGATAGCATTCACAAAATTACCACTATTATTGAAAGCAGCATTCAGACCAATTGCATTCACATTAGAACCATTGTTACTGATTGCAGCATTTAGACCAAACGCATTAACACTATCTCCTTTATTGTTTCGTGCTGCATTACAACCTAACGCATTCACTTCATTACCTTTGTTGAAGCGGGCAGAATCCTCACCCAAAGCGTTCACACGATCACCACTGTTATTGAATGCAGCATTATCACCAAAAGCGTTTACATGATCTCCTCCATTTGTGTTTGCAGCAAGATTTCCCATAGCATTCACATTGTCTGCTGTATTAAATTGACCTGCTAAACTTCCTAGAGCATTCACATTATTTCCACTATTATTTTGAGCTGCTCTGTTTCCTAATGCATTCACATCATTTGAAAAATTAAATTGACCTGCAAAATTTCCTAGTGCATTCACATTATTGGCGTTATTGCTCTGACCTGCAAAACAACCTTCTGCATTCACATTATTACCTTGATTGAATTGTGCAGCTAGATTTCCTACAGCAAAAACACATCCTCCTGCATTAAACTCTGCTGCAGAATTACCGAATGCTGTAACATTTGTTAGAGGATTGAAAGTAGTATCCATTCCATTGAACGATACGATACCATACATATCAAAACCTGCAAAATTCACAGCTTCGATAGCAGGGAATAAAGACCAATCTGCTGTATTTCCAGCTGGAGGAGGATATGGGATTCCATTGATAAAGCTCAAATCGATGTTGTTAACATTAAGGATGTCGTTTCCAGCCAAATTAACATCGGTAATAGCAGGATAAAGTGCCCAATTAAGAGGAGGAGGACAGTCACAACCGCCTCCGCCACCTCCGCCTCCGCCGCCACATTTACCACATCCGGTGCCACAACCTCCGTTTGTCAGACCTTTAATTACTCCTGACCACATTGCTTACTTTGTTAAGAACAAAATATATTGGTATTCAAATCCCGCGGGCGTCATATCCACCATTTCGTGACGAGTAAATCCACTCGATTTTACGATATCAAGCATATCATTCAAAGAAGGCATATGTAATCTATGCTTATGCTCTCTGAATTTGTATCCTCCATGTTTTGCAGGATCAGAAAATGTTAAAAGCTCTTCAAATGTAGCATCGTCATCATTCTTCTCTTTCACAAATCTACTCTTATAGTTGAACTGATCAAATATCACCTCAGAGTCCATGATACGTTCTTTCGTATAGTTCTGAAGAGATAACATTGCAAACGGAGATGCTGCATCCAATATAGGATCGAACTTTTCCGGATTTACCAAATGAAGAATAAACACACCACCAGGCTTCAACCATGAGTATATGTGATCTAAAACCATCTTAGGATTCCTGAACTGATATATCGAGAAATACAACATCATTGCATGCGAGAATGATTTCGGTGCAAACGTTTCTGCACGCGTTACATCACCCTTGTAGTATCTTCCACGGCTACATCTTTCACGTGCTTTCTTCAACATAGATTCAGACGTATCTACACCAACAATATCAAAATCTTCTTTGCACATCCATTCGGAATGAGGGGATGTTCCGCAACATACATCCAATAGTTTTGTTTCAGCGACTGGCCAAGCAGAAAGACCATAATCTTGAATGGCTCCCTTTTCAAAAGATATACGTTCCGGTGTACTGAACAGTTTGTCGTACACCTGAGCGTAATACTTGTCGTATATTTCGGTTGTATCCTCCAATGTGAGCGTCTTTTCACCCTTTTCATCGGGATTATCGAACATCTCTCTGTGCTTTGTGTCCATAGAACGTACAAGCAATAGAAGAAGCACCGTAAGCGCTAAAATCCAGTATAGCATCTCTTGTAATGTGTTAAGAAATGTGGAATAGCCTTCCAATCCAGACAAAAAAAGACAAAGGTATTGAATTTACAAGAATAGAACCAACTGTGCAGTATGAACGCTTTTCTGATGTTGAAGTGACAACATGGAATGATGCTCCTTCCGATATTAAAACATGGTGCAGAAATGTGTGGCGAGATCAATTCAAAACAGAGAGAGATCCCATTTCAGTAACCGATCTTGTAGGCTGGATACCTTCAAAAGGCATGATTACTGCTAAATTTGGAAAATGGGTCGGCGAAATACGTTCAAGACCCTCCGTTTATGTGAATTATCTCTATGTTGACCCTCAATATAGGTCACAAGGTCTTGCAAAACATTTAATACTTTCTATAAGCCATGAAGCCAATAATAAGGCTGGTACATCTTCTGTATTTCTCTTTGAAACAGATGTCATTCCTAAAAGCTTGACTTCGCGTGGTGCTCAAGCTCTCTGCAGATATCACTATGTTTGGTTACCATTTCTATTTGACGCTCCTCCTCCAGATTGTAGAGCAAGATATTGGCAACCTGATACAGACTTTTCTATTTTAGAAAAAGAGAAGGGATTTCATGGTAGTGCAGAAGGATTCAAATTATATAGGAAGATCGGTAGTACAGACAAAGTGCTCTTCGATTGTAATAACGATATAGTCTGGTATTCAAATTTTTGGTCTTTATTTGCCTTTGATGGTTTCGATTCTAAAGGTGCATTTTGTAGAGTGTTTAGTCCTTTTGGAACTAGTGCTGTTTATGCTGAAAATATGTATTTTAGTCCGACATATATGTCTCATTATCTTCTTGGGTAATATCTTGAGGTGTATATGCATCGTTAGTCCTGAAACCGCATTTCTTTGAAAGAATACTGTTCTCTCTGTCCACGCTTTGAATCATAATGTCCTGAAGTTCAAGTCTCCAATTTCCTATGATGTTTTCCCAAGATGCAAGAGGTACCTGTTCCCAGAAATCAATCCAAAAACTTGCATCGAAAACATTGACTCTATGATAGTCGAACCAAGCGAGCTCTTTTTCGCGATTCCAATCTGGAGGCAGATCAAAATTTTGATAGTTAAGCATGTTCAGTCGAAGAGGCTTACCTGTCATCCTTCTTTCTTGTAAGGCACAAACAGCAGTACAAAGTCTACGCTGAAATGATTTAAAATCGACTATATCGTACTCTATATTTTGAATAAACTTCAAAAACGCTCTTGAAATAAGACCGACTGTCTGATTTGGAGAGAGTTCATTTGATCTTTTCGTATTAAACCAACTTGTGATATAGGCTTCCATTGTATGTCATATCTTTCTGTGTTCTAAATGTTTACCTTGTACTTCCGAATGAAGAAGGTACAGGGCTATTGATGATTGTTATTCCAGACGAAGGAAGTTGAGATGCTTTTCTAGCGTTGAAAAGACTATTTGCTCCTATCTTTGCTTTTACTACACCAAGATAGAGAATAGCGAGTATAATGATACCCAAAACAACATCTAATATGATTTTGAATGTAGAAGGGAATGAAGCAAAATACTGAACAATACCAGGTACATCTGGAGTAGGACCGGCAACGCCAACAGGGGAAGGTGAAGTGAGTTCAATATATCTGTCGTATGCGCTCTTTTTCATCATCTGTGTGTCGAGAAGTCTGTCAAAGAATGATGTCTGTTTTACAGTGCTGTCTTTGATTTTTTCCTGTTTATTCTTGATAGCTTCAATACTGTCTGTGTAGCCACGCTGGATCTCTTCTTCTGCCTGTAAAGAAGTGTAGATATCCCTGTATTCGGAGATGACTGGATCAATCTTTTCAGAAGATATTCTCTTCTTTTCCTGTTTGAACCAAGCTGGACCTTTTGTTAAAAAATAGTATCGCATTCTCGCGGCTTCAAATGTTTCAGGATCCTTGTCTTTGTTTCTGGCAGCATCTTGGAATGCCTTGAATGCCCTCTGTTTGCGTGCTTCCTCTTGAGAAGGATCTTCCATTATTTATTGACAGAGAAGTAGATTGACAAGCCTAATCCACTTCCGAGGATTAAAACAGCAAGACCCATCATCAAAGAAGAAGGTAAAATCCAGCTTGCAACTAGATACAAAAGGGCAGTTAATACAAGCGCTATCAATAAAGTCATTAGAGGCTTCATTTTGTTTTGATATCCAGCAGAAGCGCCGCTAGCCTGTTCTATTTTGCGCTCCAAGAGTTTGATTTCATTGTCAATGTTCTTTCCTTCTCCTGAGAGGTCCATAGCCTGTTTTACAGCTTCTGCAGCCTCAACCTGAGCCAATTTTGATGTTACTTCAGCGGTCTGCACCTTTACTGCGTCACCTAAAGAGTTGAAAATCCTATCACGTTCAGTCTCCGAACTGTAGACAGCATCAATAACAGGCTGAGAATTAGGGACATCTAGTCTTGCAAAAAGATTACCACCTTTGCCAGAACTCTCTGAAGCCATCCAAACATTGCGTGTAGAAGGGTTGACGGTCATACTGCCTTTATTCTGAATAGGAACGAACCCCTGTGCATTCACAACTTCAAGCTGATCTTTGGTATCACAGTTTGAATCACATCTGTACACCTTAGAATTATCGGCAGCATAGAGTACAGTGTTTTCAGATTCTGCTGCAAGAACGGAGGGAGAAATACCAGCGAATCCTGGTACAGGAGCCCAACCTGTCTGAGCTGTTTCATCTGTTCTGAACACACCCGATACACCGGGAGAAGAAGCAAAGATAGAGGAACCTCCGCCGCTTAGGATAGAATAGTTATCATCTAAAACATTCCAGTTATCTGTGTTGCAGGGTTTTCCACAGAAAGCCATCTTTCCTGCACCGCTAGCCCATAAGAATCCGTTGGTGGTAGTAATCTTATCTGCATTGAAAGGAAGCTTATTATAATTCCATGTTCCTGTGCCATCGATAGAGGTTGATGCAACCATGGGTTGACCGGTTGAATCGGAATACAGAACATAAGCTTGAGTGCTATCTGTGGCTATGTCAGTAGGTGTTTCATCGAATGGGATCTGAACCCAAGAAGATGTGGTACAAGGTTCTCTACAGAAAAATACCTTTCCCCCAGCATTGTATCCCCAGACGAAGCCGGCAGATGATGACGAAACTTTTTGAAGTGATCCGGTGATATTACTCCACAGACCGAATGATGTGATTTGATTTTTGAGATAATCCATCATTCCTGTGGTTGTCTTCGTAAAGTCGGCAAGAGACTTATCCATTATTTTAACGTCCAGAAGAAGATAATGAACGCTAGTCTTTTTGAGCAAACCCGCATGGCGGAACTTCAACAGGCAACACGCGACTATGCCGATGCGAAACAAAATTATCAAAGGCTCGTACGTTCTGCTCTACAGGAACCTGATTCTGCAAAAAGAGTCGAAGATATGAAAGCCATAGAAGCAGAGAATGCTAGACTTATAACCATTGTCAAAGGTTTGATGACTGCCTGGTCTGAAGGTGATCTTGAACAGAATGAGCTTGCAAAACAAAAAGTAATAGATCTTGAAAATGAGCTTGCAAGCTTTGAAGAACAGACCTCAAAACTCGCTGGAAAAAGAGATATGATAGATCAGCTCAAAGCTGTGCTATCGACCTTGACAAATGAGAACTCTTCTACTAGAAAGACATATTACGGTTATATTGTAGCTATTTTGGTTCTGTTGATCATTGTCTTCATCTTCTTTGTGTACTCTTATGCTTCATCGGTGGTATCAACGGTAACCGGGGCTGTTAGTTCTGCAACAGAAAGTGTGGCTGAATCTGTTTAACCAAAATTAATAACAGCATGATCTTGAGATGTTTCATAATGTTTTATTTCTTCAAACAGTTCAGGAATAACACCGTGTCTTAGATTGGTCTGTTGAATAAAGATATTCTTCTTCAACAGAGGTCCAAACACAAATTTAGAACGTTTAAGTTTGATCTTTGATAGTACCGTTTCTGCTTCTGATCTTGTTGCAGCCATTCCCAGAATAAGATTGGTGCCATCTTCAGTGGCGTTTGTAACAATAAGATACACGGTCCCGTTCATCTTATTGTTATCTGTTTTCTCTATTTAAAAGCATTCATTTTGATACACTTCACTAATCGGAGCCTGAATATTAAATTTTGTTTTTGATGATATCTCAATGTAATCGCCCGCCGCGACCGTTCTATCTTTGCAATCAGCCTTGTTGCCAACTACAACAACCGGAATATCCCCGAATCTCTCTCTCACGAAAGGAATCCAATGTTTGGCGATGCTCTTGAAGCTGGTCAAGCTCATCAGATCAAACATCAAAATAACCGCATCCAGGGAGCCAACAAAATTGTATTTCAGTTCACTGTACTTGTCTTGCCCTGGGGTATCCCACAGATTAATGATTCTATCACCCATCATAACGGTGTGAACATGACAGATGCCCGTTTCACGATAGCGGGGTTCGAAACGAATACCCTTGAGTGCATTAATGAATGCCGTCTTTCCGACGCCTGCATCTCCCAGAATGCCAATGGCACGAGAGTCGACAGAACTTGACATTCGATTGGTGATATCTATTTTCTCTATTTAAAAGCATTCATTTTGGTCTTAAGTAAAAGCTGTAGGACTGAATGAGAATCTTGGTGTTGGAGGTGTAGATATTACTGAAGATAATGCACGTGTAGCTTCTCCTCCTCTTGGTGTCAGATATCCTACCAAGATTAGAATAGGCAGCAAAATCAAAAATATACCAAATCTCAACATGATACCATAACCATTTGAAACATCATAATTTATAGTAGCTTTTGGCATATAACCCGAAGTCCATACATCGTATCTATTTTTGGATCCTTCATATTCATCGTTTATCTTTTGGGCATCTTCGGTCATAGAGGAAGCAGTATTCATCACATCGGCGAGTTCTTCATTATTCTTCTGATATGTTGCAGCAAAGTGTTTCATCGCTTTTTTCTCAGAATCAACCTGTTCACGCTTCTCTGTGATAGCAGCTTCGATGGCATCCATAGCTCTCTGATACGCAGTCTTGAACTCTGCACTACCCGTAGCTAAAAATTGAAGATATTGGTTTTTGTATTCATCAAGTAACTTGTTAAAGTTCTCCATTGTGCAATATCAAGATTAAAGAGTTACATCCGCTACACAATGCCTGTAGTAAGGTGTTGAACCGGCAGTCTCGCTTTTACGCATGATTTCAACAATATCTCCAGGCTTGGCTCCAATCCACTTCGCCATCATATCCTGAGAATCAATCATAGGCATCTGAGTAGAAGGGTCGATAATGTGAAACTTCTCCATGAATGCAACCCTCTCTTCTGCATTCAGAATACGATGAGAAGGGACCTTACGATGCGTTGTGATATCGAACTGAAGTTGACCTACATGAAAGAGTTGGATCTTATCGCTCTTCTGACGAAGGGATGTCAGGATAGTAGCAGAGGGTGGAATAGGCACGACGACTACAGAAAGATCACCACCATTCTTCTGAGTAAATTCAATGATTGTATCGATATCCTTTTCAGAGATTCTTGATCTGTTTGAGACATAAACAAGTACTTTTTCGATCTTAGATACTACTGCAGGGAAATCGGTGTCAATCGGTTCCACGACATCGGTATTTACACCACGTTGACGAAGCATGAGCTTAATAATATCCATTGTTGTTGTGTATATACAATGTTCACAGCCTAATCCATTTTCTCGCCTTCAACATAATGAAAAACTTGTTAGTTAACTGTGCCATCTATGGAATATTCGCAGCTGCTGTATTCATAATCATTTTTGTGATTAACAAGCGTGAGCGCTTCGGTGTTCCCGAGTTCTTGGATAGAACTATGCAAGAGAGAACTGCAGAGTCGTGGCACTCTTCTTATGCACAGAAGACGAACCACCTAGATTCACCTGACGCGCATCTACCGCCAAGAGGACAGGCAACAGGTCATCGCGTTGGTCTGTTTCAATCTCACACTGGAATGTTTCAGTAAACGTCTTCTGAGGCTTTTCTTCCACAATCTTTTCCATCTTTTCAGGAATAGTACCATTCTTTCTGTGTTGAAGTACTTCATTCCAAACTTCTGTTAGTTCTCCAATATGAGTCTCCATCCACGTGTAATCTCGCTTTACATTCGCTTGACGCCAGTTTGAAAGAACCCAATGAACGATACGATACTCTTCGTCTTTCTTTTTCAGATTAACCTTCCAGTTTGTATCCCCATCCTCTTCGTAGCTCACCTCTCCAGAATCGAATATAGCAAATCTTCCTTTGAAAGGAGCAACAGTATTCGCGAGCCATTCCGTCTGTGTTAAGGTTGCAAAACGCATCTCGACATAGTCGCATTCATCAATATTACAGCATTCCATCTGCATCTGCATCTGGTGATAGTACGCATCGGGTATAGGTGTTGTTTCATCGAACTTTCTACTTATTGGGCATTTAAACTCAATAAGCTTCCCCCAACGCGGATCAGACTTTGAAGGAGGAAAATAGATACCGTCTGGTGATGCTCCTAGAAATGAATGAACAGGATGAGAAACACATGATGTGTCAATAACCTCTCCACCACCGTTCAACTTGCAGTACAGTGTTTTCGCAATAGGTTCAAACTGAGTACCCCAGGCACAAGCGGCGTTCATACCAGAACCGTCACTCTCTTTGGCGCCTTCAACCTTTTTGAGAATGAGTTCTCGTCTTGCAGAAGGTGTTGCAGATTTGAAACCCTTTGTCACTTCAGAAGCAGTAATCATTTCAGAACGTTTAGAATGCCATTGAGCTGTACGTTGATCGTTCATACCATAGACTTTGAGGAGACGATGAATGATTCTTCTTCTAGTCCAAACCTTTCCAAGATCAGAACCTAAAATGTCTATAACCTTCCTTCTAAGATGCCGGTACGGTACTCCATCTTTCTTAGCCATATCTTTGACCTTCTGTTGAAGGTGTGTAGTGTTCAAAGGTAAATCAAAGATCTCCATGTGAATTTATCTTTAGTATTGTTTAAAGGGGACAATCCGATTTACTAACAATATGGCTACTACTGAAATTACAACACAAGAGCAATGGGTACTGCATAGGCTCGAACGTTTCTATGCTGAAGGCGATCGTATGACTGTCCTTCGAAATGTCCTCGAAAACAAGACTAACATCTCACTACGTATACTGGATTGGTTTGTTACTAATTATGCTAAGAAGAACAACATTTCATACATTTCAACAACAGGCAAGCATGTTATTGTATATCTTTCGTACAAGTCTCATCTGAAGGCATATTCTAAAAAGATGTTTGATCCTTTCTGCAGGTGGAATCGCATCGACTTTGGAGGTCTTTCTACTACTGTGGGTCAGTTGAACTTTTTCGCTTGGGTTATGGATGATGGTATTTTGGACTATCTGATTGAACACCGTGATGAAATTCATGCAGATATGGAGACTCGAATGGGTGCTGCTTCAAAGGAAGGAAAACCGTCTGCAGGTACACGCAAAAAGAGACATGAGCTGTCTCATTCTGCAACGAAGAGTTTAAAGAGGCACAATGTTACCATGAAGGTTACGTTTGAGTAGATAAGTTTTGATGAACTCATCATCTTCTACTCGCCATACTTCTTTTATTTGTTCATCTGAATAGTTGGGATACTCTCTACGATATATTTCCCACATAACTTCAACATATTTTGTATGCTGTTTTTCTTGATATTCTTTTTTGATAGCATTCTTTTCTTGGTCAGTTAAGTTTTCATTTCTCTCTACAGATTTGTAGAAGTCTATTGTTTTCTGCAACTCTTCGAAAGCATCCATAGTTATTATTACACAATGTGTGATAACTAAGTACGTTTGAACGAGTCAAATAGAGTTTGAATACATAATAATGTTCTCAGTGAGAAATCCGGGTAAGGTATATCCCGTGTCGAAAGATGTCACTGAAAATGATTTGGATGCTGATGTAGAAGAGTATAATTATGACGGAAGATTAGTGTTCAGAGGTAATCTTGATACGGATCATTCTACTCCTGAAGTTGAAGTATATTGGTTATACGATAATAATTCGATACGAGTAGGACTTGCAGAGCACGCAAATGGAGAGCATACGGCATTATGGTTCAAGGACAATGATTTTTCTACACTTTTACAGGAGGACTGGACTCCTCAGGATCGTACTCTTTGGTCTCTGATGACTTTAGAAGCGTATGAGGACTGTATGAAGAATGGATGGAACACAGTAGAAAAAGTGTCAGAAAGAACACGACTCACTATTGTTACACCTTCAATGATTATCAATGGTGTACCAGAGTTGAAGAGATGTACGAAGTGTATGGGTAGCAGACAAAAAGGTTGTTTTTTGTCTAGTTGTAAATCTGATTTTGATGTTTATTCAACTATGTTTGTAGATGATGATGGTGTTTTGTTTACGCCTCCAGCTGATTCAAGTGTTTATGCAACCTTGCGCCTACGAGCAGGCTTAGCATCAGAAGAAGCGGGTTCAACAGGAGCAGGAGCAGGAGTGCTAGCAACAGGAAGCTGAAGCTCGACCTCTTCGATCTCATCCTCATTCTGCTCCTCAGACTCTTCCTCTGCATCGACCTCTACATCATCCTCATCAGCCTTGAAGTAGTCGCGAGCAGAAGCCTTCTTGCGCTGAACAACCTGAGCGTATGAAGGCTTCCAAGTAACACCGAATGACTGACCTACCATATAGATCTGAGCCTGAAGAACCATCTTTGCCGAAGTGCCCTTTGCAAAGACGGTTTCCAGATTGTCGAGAGAGAGAGGAACATCATTGTCATCGCTATCGATAACCTCCATAGCAATCTTTCCATCATAAACGGGAAGCTTCATACGGAGAGAAGGAGGATACTTACCGTTGGGCATCCAACCGTTGTCAGTCTTGTCTACAGAGACGCTGACGAACTTGTTGAAGCTATCGCGGATAGAGTCCTCGGAACGCTTCTTACCGAACCACTTCAGAGACTGCTCAACAGCTGTCTTGATAATGAGTTCCTGGAAGTCGAACATGAAGTTGTACATCTTGGCGGTCTCAGAAGGATCAGAACTGTGCTCAGCACCGTAAGGATCACCACCGTTCATAGAAGCGGAGAGAGTATACGATACTGTGACAGAGCCATCCTTGTTGGGATTCTCCTTGCGCTGGAGACCACCTGGAAATGAAACTGACGGAACGCGGAACTGGACGTTTTGCTTGTTGTACTTGAAACCGATTGAAACACCACCATTCTTGTTCTTGCGAGGTTCAGCAAACTGAATATCGGAAGCGTTGATCTTAGTGACGGAGATTACTGCAGGAGAAGCCATTTGAGATTGTGTGATATATTCTAAGATAAAAAATTGGGTGATCCGTTTTGCGCTAATATAATCAGACTGTAATACTTTTGTTGAATAATGCAATGCCTTTCTTGTAAAAATAAAAACACCAACGAGAGATGCGACAAAATGTCAGCCAGAAACTGTCTTTTTTGCGGAGTCCATATGAGATCTAAAGTGGTAAGACATTGGATTACCTTCAACCCTTCTGTAAATCGAGGTATCAAACGAATACAGGCTCTTTGGAGAGGATTTTTAGTGAGAAATAGGCTGAAATTGGCTGGAAAAGGTGTTTTAAAACGTGAAATTTGTCATAATGACGATGAAGTGGTGACTTTGGCAACCAAAACAGAGGTGCATCCCTTCGACTATTTTTCGATAGAAGATGAAGGCAAAATATGGTGGTTCGACCAGAGAAGTATGATTCAACTTTCATTAACAAATCTGGAGGTTACTAATCCGTACACACGCAAAAAACTTTCAAATGAAGACATGCGAAGATTACGGTATCTGATGCTTATTCGAAAAAAGAGTGGTATTTCAACTGTTCACATGCCTATTGAAATGAATGAAATACAAATACGTGATCATCGTTGGCTGAGGGTTGTTCAGATCATAAATGAGAGCGGTTATGAGGGTTGTGCACATCCTAATATTTTTACGGCGATGACAATGTTGAGAATGAGATTATTCTTAACAAGCCTAATAGAGGACACAAAATGGTGGATGATGAAGGGAAATACGCATTCAAGAAAGGCAAAGTATTATTTTTGGATGAAATCGTTGAAAATGAACATTGGATCATATTCTAGCGCTATAACATTTAGCAAAGATGTGGCAGGTGTTTTGATCACAATATTGAATGACTTGCGCGCCCCTCAAGAATTTGTCTTTCACCTTTTGACCGCACTGGTCAACACAGAGCTGCTCGCCGCGGTCTTGTGACCTATTTACGGGCAGGGTTCCAGATATATACATAACCGCGTTAGAAATGTCCAATACTGCTTCTCAGAATAATTCAAACAAGATGGCTACTGATAATAAGACCAAGAAGACCGCTACTGTTAAGAAAACCGAGGCTGTTGCCGCTGCCCCTGTTGCTGCCCCTGCTCCTGTTGTAGAGGAGAAGAAGGCTGCTGCTCGTGGTCGCAAGCCTGCTGCCGCTAAGGCTGAGGTTGCTGTTCCCGTTGTAGCTGAGGTTGCTGCCCCTGCTGCCGAGGCTGCTGCTCCTTCCCTCTCCAGCGTTGCTGATCGTATCCGTGATGCTCAGTCCCGCTTTGCTGCTGAGCTTAAGGAGATCGCTCGTGAGGCTGCTGCCGCTGCTAAGGATGCTGCCAAGAAGCTCAAGGAGGCTGGTAAGAAGAAGAAGGTCAAGAAGAACGTTGAGGATATGACCCCTGAGGAGAAGGCTGCTTATGAGGCTCGCAGGGCTAACAATGCCTTCCTCAAGCCCCGCCCTCTTACCCCTGAGCTCTGCGCTTTCCTCGGTATCGCCGCTGGATCTCAGCGCTCTCAGACTGAGGTCACCAAGCAGGTCTCTGCCTACGTGAAGTCTCATGGTTGCTTTGACCCCGCTAACAAGCGTCGTATCATCCCCGATGGTGCTCTCTCCAAGCTCCTCAAGGTTACTGATAAGGATGCTGTTACCTACCTCAACCTCCAGAGCTTCCTCAAAGCTCACTTCATCAAGACTGCTTAAATATGCAGATGCAATCGATACTAAATAAATAACCAAAAAATAAAGCCCATAGGTACCTGAAATAATGGTACTTATGGGCTTTTTCACGTTATATGGTACTCATGGAATCAGACTCACCTACGGATTCTGATAGAAACAGGAGGGAGTTTGATAGGAGAATTCAAAGAAGATGTAGGCATTATCAATCTTGGTCCAGCATTAGGAGTAGATCTGGATGTGACTGTAGGAGTACCATACATCTGTAAAACAACAGGTCGTCTACTAAAATATAGTGCTTCATCTTCAAAATAGAATACCTGATTTCTTGTGTATGTTTCATCGAAAACTATAGCAGAATTGGTGCCAGGATGCTCATGTTTTATAATGACTTGTGGAGAATATGTCTGTCTTTTTAATATATTTGCAACATCAGTGAATTCATTATCGCACCACATTGATTTGTATCCAGGATAGTATATGTATCCAAAACGACTATAGTATTTTGATCCACAGATTACGATAGTATTCAAATTATTTTTATGAAATCCGTCATTAAAAAAAACAACACCATCAGTATCGGGATAATGCTGCATCATTTTCTTTCGAATGATGGTATCATACCCTTTCTGCATAGGGACCATATCATCAGAAGCTAATAAAAGAATATCAAAACTGGAAGGAGATGGAGTATCTCGATTGATTGCATGTATCTTACCTGTTGAAACTCCTAAATTCACTTCAACATTTTGGTGTATATTTTTAAGTTTTTCAACATATTCAGGCGTAACGGTTGAATCGTCTGTATCTAAAACAATAAGCATATGTATTTTCGTCATATCCTGTGCATATTCAACATATCTAGAGGCTATGGTAAAAAGTTGATCTGGTCTACCTCTTGAAGGTAGTTTTATGAGTAATCTCATTTGTTTATACTAAGTACTTACAATCATTACAATTGTGATACTCCGCGCCTTCAGGTGTATATTCTATAGCTTGACCACAAAACATATGTTCATTTTTAAATGGGATTGCAACTATTGCTTCATGTGGGCTCATTTTTACACAACCGTGAATAAGAGACATATCTGCTATTTTTGGATAAATGATATCTCGTAAAAAATGTTGATCACAGTCTTGTTTTCTGATATGTCCGTTCTGTTGTACATACAAATCAATATACCTGCGCATATCAAGGTGACGAATGCATCCTTGCTTAATACCCCATAAGCCTGCCATTATCTGTGTAGTGTGGAATGGATGGTCTCGAATAATATGAGCCATGTGTGGCGATTTAATGAATTCTCGAATACACCATTCATCTCTTTCATTGATCCTGCTATCAGAATCCCTGACAATCATCACTTCAACATTTTTATCATCAATAGCACAGAAACGATCGAGTCTTGCTAAATGATCAGGATATTTGGCAGGTCCTAAAAAAACATTTGGATAGCTTGCAAACTCATGAACAGGTGCATCATTTCCACAAAATACAGCCACTTTGAAATCTGGAAACTTTTCAGAAATAATCTTTATATTTTCATGCAATCCTCTGACATATTTTGGATTTGTACCATACAGTGTGAAAGTAAAAACCTTCATTCTGTTTATTATGAAGGGAATCCTAAAATGCTTCTATTGATATAGTTTTGTTTATCTTCAGAATCCCATTCTTGATTTTCAAGATATACTCTATCCATATCTTCTTTGGTCCAGAATGGGTGGTCATGTCTGATGATGATATCCGAAAAATACGTCTGTTTTCCAAGTTTGTATGCCACTTCAGTGAACTCATTGTCGCACCATAAAGACTTGTATGAAGGATGATAGATATAACCAAATCTTTCATAGTATTTTCTACCTAAAATACACAGTGTATTCAGATTATTACCTCTATACCCATCATTGAAGAATAATACACCATCGGTATCTGGATAATGCTGTATCATTTTCTGTCGAATGATGGTATCGTACCCTTTCTGAACAGGGATCATATCATCAGAAGCCAATAGAAGAATATCAAAAGGAGGAAGAGGATCTAGATCTCTATTGACAGCACCTATCTTTCCACAAGCAGGACCTACAATAACTTGAGTATTTTTGTGAAAAAGCTTCAAAACAATGGACTGTGTTCTAGTTCTTGTTGTATCATCGTCGTCAAGACTGACAATAAATGAAATTTTTGAAGTATCTTCAGCCATCTGAACATATTTCAAAAATGTTGAACGGAGCTTATCAGGTCTACCCCTTGAAGGAAATTTGATAAGAATATGCATTATCTATTTCTACCATGAAATGTTAAAATTGATTACAGAATAAGGATTTGGCTGAATTGTACATTTATCTAATGCATCTTCAGTCACTTCATTCCACGATTTTACAATCCATATAGGAAATTTAGAGTATAAATCATTAAGAGGAGATGAAATAACGATAGGAATAACACCCAACGCTACACATTCATAAATGCGATGAGTATCTAAGCCTTCGCCTTGTGGGCATATGGCAAATTTTGTTCTTTTAAGCGTTCTATAAAAGTCTATTCTACGCTGCATTGTTTCGGAATCGGAATGGATCAATGATTTTTGATAGTCGTAGGATGTATAATCTTGGACTGTACAAAAAGATTTATCCTTGAAAAAATCGAATACAGGCTGTCTGACAGAAGGATTTGTAGAAATCAAGAAATTAACCAAACATTTTATGGATCTTTCAACTTCTGGTTCAGATATTACACTTTTCAATGTATGATGAGAAGTATATTGATGATCTCTAAATCCAAGCGGAAGTGATATAGCATAAGGAGTAACACAGTTGACTGCATATATTCTGAGAGAATATGGCTTCAAAATATTAAAAATCTCTTGTGTGAAAGGTTGATCTGAATTATGAATGACTAAATCAAGCGGAACTGGAAGTGTTTTTGCAATGGACAAAAAAGTAGGAATATCACTCAACTTCATAAAGATACGATCACCTTTTTTAATATCTAAAAAAAACTTCCATTTTCTTATAGGATATCTGTTGTCAATGTTCCATCTGCATTTTTGTTGAAATAGTTCTCCAGAAATATACATTATACTAAGTAATGAATATTTGTCTAAATATCAGACCAAGGACATAGATCAGCATAGAAATGTGCATCAGAATATAATTCTGTATTTAGCATTTCTATAAATTTATTTTTATCATAATTGTGATGAAAGAAATCGAGACGTTTAAACTGACTATCCCCTATTATATTTCTCTTTCCACAAGTCCAATTAGCAACAGCATTGAAAAGAATAAGTTGATCTGTTGTCCATCCTTTTCCACCATGAATTCCGTCACTGTATTTGTATTTTTTTATTAAAAATGATCGAACATCATCAATATTATTGATACCAAATATACTCTTCCAAACAGAAGTTTGAGCGGCATTATAACATATCGCAATTTCTCCTTGTCCGACACATTCAAGAGGTCTAAAAATAGTAAATGAGCCTTCTTCAATTTCTTGTTGAAAATATGTTCTATTTCCTGGGACCATATCCATATCCGTTATAACGGTAACTTCTGAATCGTCAAGTAATGCAGGATATAATATACGTATGGTTTGAGCGGTATATACAGATGAAATATTAGGTATCTCGGGAAATAGAACAATATATTCTTTATATTTCTCCAAATTAGATGGAAGCGATGAGCCTATAAAAACGATTTTGATTTTAATATTAGGATATAGTTTCTGCCATTGTTCTACAAAAAAAGGTATAAATCTAGTATACTTTGGATTATTATTAACAGCTGTTAATACTGTTGATATTTTCATTGTATTTAAGACATACAATGCTTTAAATAATTAAATGTCAAAAGCGTATGTTATCAATCTCGATAAATGTACAGACAGATGGGAAAAAATTCAAAAAACATGGAATGGTGTTTTCGAAGTTGAAAGAATATCTGCAGTAGAAGCATCTCCTGGTTGGATTGGCTGTTATCTTTCTCACGTGAAGGCTATTGAAGAAGCAAAGGCGAGAGGGGATCCATATGTTCTTGTTTGGGAAGATGACTGTATACCTAAAAGTGGTAGAAATCCAAAGGTTATCAAAGCATTATGGGACGAAGTACTTCCAAATTTCATAAAGCACAAAGAAAAATGGGATATTGTTATTGGAGGGAGTACAGCTATTTATCAAGCAGAGCCTACTTTAGATACTGATCTCAGTACAAATACTGTAAAAGTTTTTAGACTACCCAGAGGAGCAACAACGCATTGGACATTCTATAATTCATCTGTTTATGACAAAATTATAGAATGGAAGAATACCGCTAGAACACGTACTATTGACGAATATATGTATGATTGTACAAGAGTTTTTATAACCGCACCCTTTATGGCTGAACAGTCTGAATGTTATAGTTTTATTCAAGGACACATCACAAATTATTCCGCTAATTTTGAAAAAACAGAAAAATACTTACTTTCTAAACAGAAATAATATGAACACCTGGGAAATAATATCCTTTAGTGTAAAAAACATTATTATTAAACCATTTTGAAGGCATGGTGATACATCTTTCCGTGTTCAAATATGCGCCCCACCAAGAATATGAAGAGTTTGCACATATGGCTCCAGCTTTACACTCTTTCATTATTAATAAGGAATCAATCTCATTCTCTTCGACGATAGTGAAATTGATTGTCTTCAACCAATCTTGACTTTCTAAATAAGACTTATCATTCGTAAAAATATAGTAGTGAGAAGCATTTATATGACTTATTGCTCTAGGATAATACTTTGACAAATCAACAAAATTTGTAGAATTACCTATATAATCACCACCTCTTACATGAATAAATGCACTTTCTACAAGCTTATCGTATTTTGAAATTACAGAATAGTCAAATGTGATCATATTCAAAATATCACTTCTAACATTGTGAAAATACTCGTAGTTTTGAAGATATCCGTCTATATATGTTACTCCATTTGACGGTATTTGAGTAATAGGATGCAGATCTTTTTCGTAGACAATATTACTAATATTTATTGTATTTTTGTGAAATGCACACCATTTTTTCAAAAGAGAGTCAAAATAATTAATACTAGAATGAGTTGTTTTTGTATATGAATTTAAATTTATAATCAATTTATAACCTATACTCTTCGCAATTCCATATGTTCCGGCTAATTCAAAAAGTATGTTGCCGAGACCTCCTTTAAAGCTTGGTATTATTGCAGACATTTACATAATATATCTGCATTACTATTAAATGTCGGACGCCGTATACACAGAATATATCAACTATGTGGATAGTCTTACAGATTTGAATACTTTCAAAAGCAATCCTAGATACACATATATGCTTGAGCATGTATCTCAGGCTCAAGGTCTTGAATACTATAAACTCTTGAAATCAGAATTTGGAGTTTCAGACAGTTATATTAATGAATTTTGTAAAGTGAACGACCATATTGGATCACCTAATAAACATGTTGTACACAACTTTAGAGTATCTCCGACATCATTAAGATATCTTTACCAGGCTTCTCTTATTTTGAAACACTGTTCTAATGAAAATATTGTAGAAATTGGTTGCGGTTATGGAGGTCTATGTTTGGCGATAGACTATGTTTCAAAACATTCAAATATTAAGATTAAAAAATACACATGTATTGATCTTCTTCCTGCAATTAAACTTCAGAAGATGTATCTTTCAAAGTTTGACTTAGGATTTGAGACAGAATTTATTGATGCATCCACATACGGTAAGGATGTCTCAGAAGAATCGTTCCTTATTAGCAATTATTGTTTTAGTGAAATCGCAGAAAATCATCAGAAAGAATATATTAAACATCTATTTCCAAAAATCACATCAGGATTTATTACTTGGAATATGATTCCTCTTTATAATTTTACAAAACCTGTCTCAAAAGTTGAAATTGAAAGACCTCTTACTGGACCTAATAATCTTTTTGTATACTTTTAATAATTTTATCCCATCCCATGTTATCAAAATAAAATTTGTTCAATCCATTCGATTCATAATATGATTTATGTACCCACCAATCTTCATAAGGCAAATTGTCATTTGTAACATCTTTACATAGCAGGATATAATCGTTGTATTCCATTATTTGTCTCATTTCATCTGCAATGCCCTGTCCAAAACGATATCTATCGTGTTCTACAGTACATATATTGAAAGATATTTTATCAAATGGGAATCTACGCAATGTTCTCATCGATGCTTCATCTACATCAAATGAAAGATAATCAAAACGTTTACCATTCAAATTATTATTTTCAATAAATGAATTCCAATCATATGTACATACATCTGTACAAATAAAAGGAGTTGAACGTAACCTTCTAAAACCATCACTCCATTGAGAATCAATATCAAATGAAAATCCAGACCAGCCCTGTTTTTCTAATTCATAAGTATTGTTAATTGTCACAGGATTTTGACTTCCGATATCCATAAATAATCCATCTTTCTTCTGACGTGTTAGAAGCCATACAAAAAAATCTTGCTGCGCTTGACTTTTACTAGAAAACTGCATTGTATTAATCATTATTCAATTATTTAAGTATTAAACGTAAAACAATATTAATGGACCGCAAACCTGAAATTCTAGATGCTCTCGATACTCTTCGTCGTTCTGAACTTTTGAATAAAGCAGAACCCACCGCTCGTTTCAAAGCTGCAGCTTATCTAAAAGTTTATAAAGCCATTAAAGAGCTTCCTTCCGTCACTTCTTATGACGATCTAAAAGATATCAAAGGCATTGGTACTGAAATTCGTGCAAAGATCAAGGATGTTCTAGCTACAGGTAAATCTGCTTCTGCTGAAAAAGCTCGCACAGAATCTGTAGAAGTAGCCGATCAACTTTTAAAAATATACGGTGTTGGTCCGGTTAAGGCTTCTGAACTTATCAAAGAAGGTATTCGCTCTTTAGATGATCTTCGTAAACGCCCCGATCTCCTAAATGAGAATCAGAAACTTGGTCTGAAATATTACAATGATATCAACAAACGTATTCATCGTGAAGAAATAGATCAACATCGTCAAGATATCTGGGATTCTATTGAAGGCGATCTTGAGATTGAGATTGCAGGTTCATACAGAAGAGGTGCTCTAAGTAGTGGTGATATCGATGTTCTTGTGACAGGAGATCATGATGAGTTTGATGAGCTTTTAGACAAACTTTTTGATGATGGATATATCACTGCCTTTCTTTCAAGAGGAAAGAAGAAAGCATTGACCATTGCACGTCTTCCTGGAAAACCTGCAAGAAGAGTAGATTTTCAGTTCACAACACCAGAAGAGTTTCCTTTTGCTGTTCTGTATTTTACTGGAAGTGATCAATTCAACGTTGCAATGAGAAAATACGCTCTTTCAAAGGGTTACAGTCTTTCTGAACATGGATTGAAAAAGATGGATGAAGATGCTCCCGATGTTCCTCGTATCAAAAAAGAAGAAGATATCTTCAAATTCTTGGATTACAAATATGTAGATCCTTTTGAACGTTAAAGTTTTTTTTGAAGAAGTACTAGTCAATATTGTGCACAGTTTTGTGTTCAATATTGAATATTTCAGAGCTCTATATTTTAGTTTTTAGTTAGAGCCCATTCTTTTATATTTTTATAACCATTACCAAGATTCTAGATCTGTTAAAGGTTATTAATTGCTGTAGGCAAGTCCACCCATGCCGGACATCACACGGAGCACGTTGTAGTTAACAGCGTAGATCCTGACCTTGGCAGTGTTCTGGTTCTTGACAGTGTTGACGGAGAGGGTAAGGTTGAGAGTAGCCTTGTCGATACGAGAGAAGTTGCAAGTACCGCTGGGCTGGTGCTCCTCGGGCTTGAGAGCGAAGGAGTACACGTTGATACCCACGGAAGGGGTGCGAGTGTGGTGCTGGTAAGGCTGCACGCGGTCGAAGTAGGGACCCTCACGCTCAGAGAAGCGGTCCTGACCGTTGAGCTGGATCTTGGCGACCTCAACAGGGTTCTTGCCCTCGCACTTGACACCAGAGGCGAGGATGACCTTGGCGAGGAGGTAGTTGGTGGTACCCTCGAAGATGCGGTCATCATCAGCGAAGTCGGACTGAGTGGTGTAGATACCAGAGCCAGTGGAGAGACCAGCACCAGAAGCGAAACCAAGACCGACCTGAGGGATAGAGACAGAACCACCGACAGTTCCAGCACCGGCACCAAATCCGATTCCGGTCAGTCCGGGAGTGTTGCCAGCAAGTACACCACCAGCACTGCTGCCATTGGTAGCAAGAGCACCGTTACCAAGAACGTTGGTGACGATACCCTCGGTGGACCAGTCATCAGAGTAGTTGAAGGGCTGCTGTCCGGCGGCTTCAGAGATCCAAGGCACAGGGGGAGAGTTGCAGTCGACGAAGGAGTCGCGCTGGACAACCCAGATGAGTTCCTTCACGGGGTGGTTGAAGTTCATCTGGATCTTGTTGGAGGAGGCAGTCACGGTCTCATCACCAGTGAACTGAACCTGGTCGATGAGGTACTCGTGGGACTGCTGGGCAAAACGTCTGCGCTCCTCGGTATCGAGGTAGACGTAGTCGACGTAGAGAGAAGCAGCAACAAGCTGGAGCTGAGAGATGGAAGAAACACCGTTACCGAGGTTGACGATGGTACCAGCCTGGTTGAGGTAACCATTGGCGGTAGCAGCAGCGATGTTGTCACCATAGCAGCAGTTGTAGTTCTGCTCGAACTCAACGTTGATGCGGACCTCGTGGTACTGGAGGGCGATGAGGGGGATGGCAAGACCGGGGTTGCGGCAGTACCAGAACTGGAGAGGGATGTAGAGAGTCTTCATGGGGGTACCAGCGCGAGACATACAAGAGTTGGTGAGCTCAGAAGCAGCGCAGGTGGCATCGAGAGCGATACCGCCAGAAGACTTGAGGAGGACGAGATCAGCGGAGTTACCGACCATCTCATCGAAAGAGACCTGGGTACCTACGGGCTGAGTGAGCTGAGTCCAGATCTGCATCCAGTCACCGTACTGACGGTCGATACGGGAGCCACCAATCTCGATCTCAACCTGCTTGATGAGTCTGTGACCCACATAGTTGAGCCATCTGAAGCGATCACCGGCGGCAGTGAGGGACACCTGGGGAAGGGTAACCTGGATGTAGGTGCGGTACATCAGATCAGCATTTCTGCTGATAACGGCAGTTACACGGCGACCGAAGTCAGCCTGACCGTTGAAGGTAACTTCGATTGCCTCCATAGCGAAGTTAGTATGCCTCTTGTAGAGCACCTTCCAGAAGGTGATCTGAGGGTTGCCAGAGATATAAATATCCTGTGCACCATAGCTTACGAGTTGCATTAAACCCATTTATTCCTCATGTACGGGAACTGTAGTTTCCCCTGCAGGTTTCCCTACAGGTTTCGCTACAGATTTCCCATACACTATCCTAAGCTCTCCACTCGCACTGGATGACATCAGCACGAATTTCCTCTTAGGACTCTCCTTTCGGAGCGGATGGACTATACCTTATGCGCTTTTACACGCCCACCGACATCTAGTCTCTTAACTGCATCCATAATCTTTCGACTAAGGACTTGGCTGCGGATTATCCCTATCTACAACGTTTTTACCGTGCCCATAAGTTTCCCTATGGTTCCACCCACTATCTTTCGATGTGGAGGTGGTAGTTGTAGCTTAACAGGACTTCCCTGCAATTTGACGGTGTTGCCCTAATATGTCATCGGACTAGCACTACCTTTTATAGCACTCTTGGCAGCAATTTTAATGCTTCACCGCCCATTTTATTGTTATGATTATCAGTGAGAAGAAATTTTTTCGAGGCATCCGTGGCGACACCTTTTTTCAGATGTGCGCGATTTTCAGCTGAAATATAATGTTGCCATTATAATTGTACAGATAGACTCACAAATTATTTTTAATATTTTTCTTCTTTCCCTCTTATTTGTAATGATACCTAGTAGACCATATCCGTCTCTTCCGCCACCTCAGCAGAAGAAACCGATATGTGTTATTCCATTCCCTACAAGCTGTAAAAAACATGTAGACACTTTCAATCCTCGAGAATATTGGTCTTGGGGTGCTAAATTAAAAGGCAATAACTGCTGCGCTTTTGAAACATTGTGTGGAGGTGATTCTACTCCTATTATTCCACCATTGCCTGCTAAGCAAGTTATTACATTTACTACAGCAAACAACAATACATCTCCGTATGTAATACCTTACCCTTCAACTCTATCATTCTCGATTAGTTATAGCATTATTGGTGGTGGTGGAGGGGGTGGAGGTGGTACAGATTCCGCTGGTGGTGGAGGTGGTGGAAGTGGTGACAGAAAAACAGGAATATTCACCCTTTTAGGTGGCGATTCTATTAGTTTTTCAGTAGGTTCAAATGGAAGTGGAGGATTTAGTAGTTCAACACCAACACCAACAAATGGCGGGAATACAGTGTTTTCATACGGAACTTTACCTACTACCATTACTGCTATAGGAGGGAATGCAGGATCTAATGGAAATGGAAACGGTGGCAATGGAGGTATGGGTTACTTTGGTGGCGGTGGTGGTGGTGCTCAATTTAGTCCGGGTACCGGTGGTATAGGAACATTTGGCGTAGGTCCATGCAATATTGCATATGCAGGTCAAGCAGGTTTCACTCAATTTGGCGGAAATATGAATGGTGGTAATGGAGGCTACATACCTCCAGCAATAGGAGGTGTCGGAGGTACTGGTCAAACATTTTCCTTTATAGCAGGAGGTGGAGGAGGCGGTGGTCTTTCTGGAGGTCCAGGAGGAGGTATAACAACATTCTTCCTTAATGCAAGCGGTTATGGCGATGGAGGTGGTGGTTCAAGTGGTCCCAATGCAGGTGCATTTGCTGGTGGTAATGGTTCAGGTGGTATAATCATCTTCACTTTGAGTGCATTTTACTAAAACAAAAATAGTGAAGATTTCAAATAACTTTCAATTATTACTCGGCAGTAATTGCATTCAGATAACAGCTTCTACAATAAGGCTCATACGCATCTGATCCTCCTACAAGAATCTGACTACTTCCTCCTGTCTTTCTATAGCTGAACAGTGCAGGCGTTCCATCAGCACATTCTACACACATTGCTGTAAGCTTTGTAACCTTATCTGCAAGAGGAATGCATTCCAGAATCTGACCAAACGGGTTTCTGTTGAAGTCGCCGTCGAGTCCAACAACAACCATGTCTTTCCCTTCACGTTCTACCATACATTTCACAAACAGAACAAGATCATTGAAGAACTGAGCTTCCTCGATAATGATCAGACTATGGTTGTTTGTCACTTCAAATGGAATATTCATAAGATTGCGTGATGTGAGCATACAGTCAATTTTTACACCATCGTGTGTTACCACTTCAGGCGCATCTGAATATCTGTTGTCCAAAGAAGGCTTCACAACCAAAGGCTTGATACCGATTGCTGAAAACCTTTTTACAATCGAATAGATGTAGCTAGACTTGCCACTAAACATAGGACCGCAAACAACTTCGAGAGACATTGTATATGTTATAAAGTGCGTTCATTAAAATGTCTATTCGTTTTCATAAGAAAGATTATGTTCGGGTATTTGTGTTCCTATGGTAGCAACGCATCTTTGAGTGCATATTCTTTGTATTCCGTGGGAAAATGGTACTCTTCTTCTGGGACTCAACATATTAGTGCCAAAAGAGCAGCACGACTTATTGAAAAAGGCTCTATTAAAAACGTTATAGATGTTCGTTCAGAAGCTGAATGGTCTGAGGGTCACTACGACAATGCAAAACACATTCCCATCCCCGACTTCAATGAATCTTCATTGAAAAAGAATCATATCAAGAAAAGCGATAAGCTTATTCTCTATTGTAATGGAGGTAGACGCGCCAGATACGCTTCTGATATATTAAAATCAATGGGATTTAATGATGTGTTTTACATTGAATCAGATTATCACTCTTTACCCAAGAACATACGAGGAGAGATGTGCATAGCCTCAAGTTCCTGCAGCCAAAGCTTGACTGCATAAGGAATGGTCTTCTTCTCAAACCCAACATTCGAACTACAAGCCTTGCATTCATACAGACCATCAACCTCATTCATAGTTGCAAGAGAACCGCATCCCCTACAGATACCAGTCTCGAATGGATCTGAAACATCCATCAGACGCTCCTTTGTAAACATTGAAGCACCATGAGTCAACATACAATCACGCTCCATTTCGCCCACACGAAGACCTCCATCACGTGCCCTTCCCTCACAAGGCTGACGAGTGAGAGACACAATAGGACCACGTGCACGAGAATGGGTCTTATCGATAACCATATGCTTCAACCTCTGATAGAATGTAGAACCAACAAAGATCTCAACCTCCATCATCTCTCCAGTCATTCCATTGTACATGATCTCATTTCCATATGGATGAAGTCCAAGCTCTTCCATCTGTTTAGTGAGCTCTTCCATCTTCAAATGAGAATAAGGTGTTCCATCGCCAATAGTACCCTTGCGAGTACCAATGCGACCATACAGTGTCTCCAAAAGCTGAGCGATAGTCATACGTGAAGGCACAGCATGAGGATTCATAATGATATCCGGACGAAGACCACTTGAAGTGAATGGCATATCGCATTCATCCAAGATCATTCCTACAGTACCCTTCTGTCCGTGCCTAGAACTGAACTTATCTCCGATGGTAGGGAAACGCTCAGAACATACACGCACCTTGACGAAAGGATAACCGTCAGAGTTCTTGTCCTGCCATACACCATCTACTCTGCAAGGCTCTGCGCTCTTGTGCGTAGTAGAGAGGTCCTTATACAGATATCCGTGCGGGTCATTTCTGAGATTCACAACCTTACCAATGACCACATCGTTCTCTTGAAGAACTGCATTCTTCTGAGGAATACCGTTGTCCTGGATGGCATGATAAGATGTGTTCTTGTATCCGCGTGTGGACTCCTGGCGAGGACGTGCGAATCTCTCTTCACGACCAGAAGCAACATTCCTGTGCTCCTCATCCTTGTACATGGTGTAGTACAGACCACGCATGAAACCGCGCTTCAAAGAGTTGCGGTTCAAGATCACAGAGTCCTCCTGATTGTAGCCAGAATAGCACGCAATGGCTACAATAGCATTCTCTCCGAAGGGCATCTTGGGCATTCCAAGAATACGAGTGATACGGGTCTCAACGAGAGGACGTTGAGGGGAACAGATAATGTATGCATTCTTATCGAGACGCTTCTGATAGTTTGTAGCGTAGATAGACATTGCCTGTTTGCCCATAGCAGACTGATAGGTATTTCTAGGAGACTGATTGTGATCCGACAGAGGAATGGTAGCAGCCATGTGACCCAAGATCATCTGAGGGTGAATCTCGCAGTGTGTATGAAGAGGTGTAATGTCCTCGGGCATCATTGCGACTCTCACAACATCAGACTCGGAAGGATCGATGTATTCTACACACGTTGAGATCCAAGCATTCCAGTTGGTCTTGTCCTCGGGAGCATCCATGAGCTTACCATCCTTGACCCTGAATACAGGGCGCACAAGACGTCCTGCATCTGTTTCTACGATGATAACCTTTCCGATCACATTCCAAGCGATTGAAATGTGAGGATGGATCCTACAGCTGGTCTTGGCATCCTTCAGAGTCTTGTAAACATTGATAGGATCCTCTGTGTGAGCGATGATAACACCGTTCACAACAATAGCAACCTCGCCTGTAGAAGTGATGTTAGATACCCACCTAACTGACTTGATATCTTTCAAGAGATTTGTTACCACAAATGAGGGCACATGACCCGAGACAGTAGTCATCAAGCTCATAGTCTTCACAATACCTACAGAATGACCCTCTGGAGTCTCCACGGGACACACGAAACCCCAAGATGTACCGTGAAGTTTGCGAGGAGCCAAGAGCTTACCAGACTTTTCTACAGGTGTCTGAATACGACGAACGTGAGACAGTGTTGCACAGTATGACATTCTGTTCAAGACCTGAGACACACCAGACTTTGTAGCATTTGAAAGTGCTGTAGAGTTTGATGTACCAAGTCCCTGAACAGTGAAGTTACCAGTAGCCAGTGCCTGCTTCATCTTCCCCTCAATAGACGAGACCTTCAAGATCTTGTACAGATTGGAGATAGAAAGAGCATCCAAAGGCTTTCCTGCACGCTTCCAGTTGTCATTGTTGATCTCGTGAACAAGCTTGCTCCTGATATCCTTGCACACCTTCTGAAAGAGTTGGCGGAAGAGATGGGTCAAGAGCGCACCTGTGGTCACTACACGCTTGTTAGGATAAGCATCGCGATCGTCAAGACGAGTCTGAGAACGAGCAGTACTGATGAGCTTCTTCATCATAGAAACCAAGATGAGGATCTTACGAGAATTGGTCACTTCAACACTGTTCTCTTCCTGAGCAAGATTCACATGAGGAAGGAACTCCGAAAGAAGGAGACCCCTGATGTGAGCATGCTTGTCCTCTGAAAGAGAAGGATACTGAAGATGATGAGTCAGATATTCGATGGCATCATCTTGAGTGAACACGTTGATGTCTGCAGCCTCCTTGAATGAAGGTGCAAGATACTCATCAGCACCATCTCCGATACGGTCGTAAACATCCTTGTCAGAAATCACACCCAATGCTCTAAAGAAAACCATCAAGGGGATGTCTTCTCTGAAGCGAGGAATGCAAATGTTCAAAGGATATCCAAGACCGTTGAACTTGGAGCTGATGCGAATCTCGACCTTCTTTGGAGGCATAGTGAACGACTCGTGAAGAGACTTCATTTCCACAGAGTGAGTGAACTTGGAAGAGGACTTCTTGTTCATGAACACCATGCTTCTGTTGTCTGCAACCTTCTCCTGAGAGAGAATGATACGTTCACTTCCATGGATGATGAAATAGCCGAAAGGATCACCATTGCACTCACCGAGTTCAGTGATAGGTGTAGTGAAATCTTTCAGGACGCACAAAGATGAGCCCAACATAACAGGAATCTTTCCCATAGAAATACCCTCGAATGTCTTGGTCTGTTCAACAAAATCGCTGAGATTCGGTCCACTGTAACTGCGGACGGTGAACTTGACATCGACAAACATCTGAGCGGCATATGTGAAGTTACGCACACGTGCCTCATATGGGAGCATCTGCTTCAGACGACCAGTGGCTTCCTGAATACGAGGCTTCATATAGGATACATTGTCGAATGAGAGACGGAACTCATATTTGTACTTCTTTGTTGCTTCATCCTGTTCATGCCATACAACGATTGCAGGTGTTGAACGAAGGACGAGAGGGATTTTGTTATAAAGGAAGTCTTCGAACGGTTCAATCTGACCCTCAGAGAAACGGCTGACGCCATCCTTGAAGAAAGTACTGATTGCCTCGTCCCACATCTTGTTAATAACCTCCAGCTATCCCTAAATTAGAATATCCATTTTGAATAATATAGTATGCCCGGAGACGCTTCCCCTGGAATTGCTTATAAGATTAACAAGATCATCAGTGACGATGATCCAAACTTCGGTAAATCTCCGTTAAAAGGCGGAGGTGATGGTGAGATTGCTGCACATCGTAGTGGATACACTCTTGAAGGTGTTACTCCCAAATATGCTATGCCTTCTGGACCTGGGTTTGAACCCAATGATCCTGCAGGAAAGGTTGTAGGCGGACGTCGTAGAAAGACTGCAAATCGCACATTTCCTCGCGGTATTCTGAGAAAGACTCATAAGATCATGCCTGCACGTAATCCTTCTAGAGCTCCTCCTACACGCAAGAGATCTGTTCTTCTTGTTTCTGAAAAGAAGTTGAGAGAGGCTAGAAAGACTGCTAAAAGTAAGGCTGCAAAGACCGATATCGGCACTATTCGTAGAAAATTAATAGAAAAGAAGATCATTTCTTCAGAGAAAAAGAATATCCCTCCCGCAATGTTGAGAACTCTCTATGCAGATGCTGTTGGTGCGGGTTTGCTGAGTAATTAAGTTTGATTCGTTTAAACAATGACAAAAGCGTGGGGACCACTCGGCTGGGCAACATTACATTCTGTTGCTGCACTTTATCCTGACAATCCTACCGAATTAGAGAAAACTTTGATCACAACATGGATTGAATCATTTCGTCAATGTATTGTTTGCGCTGTTTGTAAAGAACACTTTACACAACTTCTGAGGGATTATAGAGCACTATATCCAAACTGGAATGCATCACGAAAAGATTTGTCTCTTTTTGTTCTGAGAGCACACAACACAGTGAATGTTCGTCAACTTGGAAGAAATTCATTGTCTGTAAAAGACGCCTTTTCTGGATTAGAAACGTATGTAAGCCCATCTGTTGCAGATGCAAAACGCAAAAGCTATATTGTATATATTCGCGCAGATTGGGGAAAGAGTTTAAACTTTGATGGATTCACTGCTGCAAAATACATCAAAGAACTTATTCAGGTTGAAACAGAGTATTGGTCGAACAGACCTTCTTTTACTTGGAATGAAATACGTTCACTTGTTGAAGGAGAAAATATTGAAGCGATTGCCGGTTCAAAGCCTCCTAAAAAATCTATTTTTAGTGCATATACCGGATCTACTTTACCTTCTATTAAAAAATCTTCACAGCCTACGAATATTAGTGTCAAACCTCCTGCCAATGGAAAACCTCGATTCTCGTTTCTTTCTCGCTAGGATTCCAAGGCAAAGAAATCCTAGGTTTACATTCCCAAGAATACCTTTTCATCCACTGTAATCTCGTTTCTGTTTCCTCATTGTAAAATTCATCAGGAAAGAGCACACGCTTTTTATTCTTTTTAAGAGATGTACTCGGAAGAATAAATTGAAGCTGATTTATTGTTTTAAAAGTAAGCTTATCGTCAAATTTAGGTCTGTCAACCATTTTTACATCCATTAGTTGACCCAGCAAAGGCGCATCTGCATAAGGATACACCCAGTTCCAATCGGGAACCTTATTCTCCAAAAAATATGAAAGAGTCCATTCGTATGATTTATAAAATGCAGCCACAACAGGCTTCACATCTTCTACACCATCCAACATATGAAGATTGTACCTCTCTTTCAAATATTGTCCATCACTTCCAAAAAGCATTCTTTCATAAGGCTTGTTTCTACGCTCAATGATATCTTTTAGAACAGAAGTTTCATGGCTTGCTGCCGTCCTCAGAAACATAAACATGCCTTCTTGTGTTGTCAAATCTGGATTACCAGCTTCTGCATAGTATTTTAGACCACGATCATGACCTCCTTCTCTTAAAGAAAATACACCAATGTTGGGCATGAAATCGTTTCCAAAACACATAATACACATCCTCACATACTGTTCAATAGGAATATCAATCTTATCTGCAAGCTTCCATACAGACATCGTAGAATATCCTGGAATATCCTTGCTAAAGTTTGCATTTTCTCTCAAAAGATTGAAAGAATATGGATTTGATAGCTTTTTCTGAGCAAGACAGAGTAGAATAAGATCCGCATCTAATCCATAGACTGTGATTGAACGTCTCATTTTAGGATTCAATGTCTTCAACCATTCTAACAATTTATGTTCTCCTTCTCCAGGCTCAGATGTATCTGAAACAATAGCAGAAGGAAAAGCCTTTCTAACCTCTTCAGCTAATTCTTTCATGTAACCTGTCTCCGGTGAGATCTGATGTCTGTCAAATTCAGGTGTCACTTCAGACTTTCTAAACCTTCTGTATCTCTGTTGAACAAGCTTACCATACGGCACAAGCCCATCCATCGCAATGTAAACATGTTTTGTAGCTTTACAGACTTTTGTTGTAAGGTCCCGTAGAGCAACAATGATACTACCAATAGGATTAGAATCGTTAATATATGTGTGAATTAAACAGTTGAAGTCTATCGCAAGAACATCAGAAGTCATCCCGTCATGAACTCTATTCACAATACCCTTGTGTTGACGAATCAACGATGCAAAATAATAAGGAATGCCCATATATTAGAAGTGGCTGCTGTATGAAAATAGGTGTACTAATATAATGAAAAAGTTTTTTGGTGGTCAACTCGGTGTTCCTGAACCTTCCGGAATGGGTATTGGAAAGATGATTATGTATGCCCTTATTGCAATTGTTTTGATATACATTATGTATAAGGCTTTCAAACCTTGTCCCCCAACCGTTCTCAAAAAAGAGGGGTTCGCAGGTGGATGTCCCTGCCAGGATAAGAAAAAATCATCTTCAGTATGGCTTCCTCTTATGTAAATAAGTGATGGACGATCAATTAGTCCCGTGCAGAGCTCTTACACTAAACGGATTACCGTGCTGTAGACCTATTTTTAGTAGCTTTGTTCATTGTGGACGGCACGGATTAAATCCTATGATTGTCAATGCCGATTCAGATGCGTTTCAAGGATGGAGACCAGGTATAGTAACCGTACACAGCAGAGATCACAATTATACTATTTCTGCAGATCCTCTTCATAGTGGTAAAAAACACAATGTTCTCGAAAAGAATAACCAAACTGTTCACGTTTCAAGTGTTGTTAAAACAGCAATCTCTGGTGCAAACTTTTTGATAGAACACAGACCTGTTTCTTTGAAGAAGGCTATTAAGTTTGTAGTAGATGGTAAGTGGTATCATATGTTTCTTCCTTTCTGTAAGAAAAGTTCTGTGAAAGATCAAATTCAAAAACTTTGCAAAATTGATAACCCAGTATACAATATTGTTTATAAAGATCTTTTCTGTTCTGCTGTAGGATTCGCTTTAAAACAGAATGCTGAAACAAGAGAACTATTGCGCCAGCGTCTTAGTACAGAAATATATGAAGGTATCGGTTACTGTCTTCAAGGAAACTTTGCGAGACTTGTCAATGCATTCTCTTCTATCATTCCTGAAATTCAGGTGGGTATATCTCCTAAAGAACAACTTCAGAACAGATTCGGTCAGATTTCTAAACTAGATAAAACAACAGAAGAAAAGATTGATGAAGGTAGAAAGGCACTCCAAGAACTTGAGATTCCTGAAACAGATTGGGACTTCTGGCTTGAAGCACTATAAAACGAACCGAATTAGACTCTAAAACTATAAGTATCAGTCAAATGATATCAGGCATTGTCCATCTTAAATCTAAAACGCTATATGGGTTTACTTCAAATAAGACACCCATATACCTGTTTCAACCTTTCGATACTTCTATTGAACCATTCTTGGTCGGATGTTCAGAAAAGGATCGTTCTCAGAATATCGTCGGTCTTGCAAAGATCATCGAAACTTCAGGAAGAATTTGTAGAGGAGCTCTCGAACAGATACTGGGAAAATGCGGTAACAGATCTGCTGAAGAACTGGGAGTCCTCTGGAGATACTCAACACAACGATGGAATCCTCGCAAACTTCCAGAGATTAATCATCCATCATTCAATAGACGTGTTCTCGATGTGCCCACCATTAACATAGATCCTGAAGGTTGTACAGATATTGATGATTGCATCTCTATCTGGGATGATAAGATTGCTATTACCATTGCAGATGTTCATGAATGGATTCTTTCAAATCCTTGGCTTGCAGATAAAGCATCTCAGATCGGTCAAACAATCTACAACAATGGAAAGATTACAGTACCTATGCTTCCTCCTATTCTGTCTGATAATCTGTGCTCTCTTCTGCCAATGCAAGAACGTCTTGGAATGTCGTTGATCTTCAACCATGATCTAACAGATCTTCATATCGAACCCACAGTGATCATAAACAAAAAGATATACACATATGAGAATGTTAAAGATGCTACAGATTTCCCAATAGACATTCTTCAGAAGATTGTAGAAAGAATAGCAGGACAAGAAGTGAATGACCCTCACAAATGGGTAGAACATCTCATGATCTTCTACAACAGATACGTTGCTAATCACATTCAGACAGGTATCTGGAGAGGGCACAATGCACCAGATTCAGAAAAACTAGAAAGATACTCTAGTTTCGGACCAGATATGGAAAAACTTGCATACTCTTCTGCTGTTTACACTTCAACGCCAGCCAAACATTGGGGTCTTGGAGATATCATATACTGCCATGCAACATCACCTATCAGAAGATGGGCTGATGTTGTGAATCAATCGATTCTGAAACAGAACAACATTGTCTTCGACATAGAGACTTTGAATGTAAGATCATCTAATGCAAAGAAATATGAAAGAGATGTATTCTTTCTACAGAAACTCTTCGAAGAACCGACAAAATTGAACAACTGTATTGTTCTGGATTCCAATGAAAAAAGATGCAGGGTTTGGGTACCTCTCTGGAACAGAATTGTTACGCTAAATATTGGTAATGTCTCATTAGGTGAAAAATTGGTATTGGATTATTATTTGAATATGGATGCCCCTTCATGGAAGAAGAGAATCGTATTTAGAGTCGAAGATACAAACTCTCAGGAACAACAACATCACGAACAATCTTCTGACGTAGGTCCTTGGTAAGCTCCAACTGTTCTAGATCACCTGCAATAGTAGCCATTGTGATCCATTCATCTACCAGATTCGCTATTTTTAGCATGGCTCTGATAAAGTTACCCTCATATATATCGTAATCTTTACAGATCGTTCCAATGAGCTCTCCATTCAACCAACGAATAACAACGTCAATCCAATAGAAACTCAAATTCCAATCTGAAGACAATCTAAGCTTTGATTCTGAAGGAATGAACTGAGTATTCACAGTATCGATAAGTGCATTGATTCTATTTTTTGTTTCAGGATTCAGAAAGTGGCATTCATTCAGTACAACAGTCTCATCCTTCTCAGAAAAGACAGCCAAACATCCTACAAGCTGTTCTACACTCAATCCGTGGAACAGTTTGTTGTGAAAGGCATAGGGCATAAGAAGAGGATGACCTTCATGAACATTTGAAGCAAGACGACCAAGATCGCCCTCCAAGAAGTTGTGCTCGTTCAAGAACGCAATACGATCCTCAATCTCTGCATGATAACCCTTCGAAAGAAGAGACTCTTCTTCAAGCATCCGAATTCTAGATGTGAGAATCTCATATTTTTGGAACTTGTTCATCTCATTCTTCCACATAGGAGTAGAATGGTCTGCATACCAGTCTTTGATCTGATTAAGTGTTGTCTTGCGAGAAGCATTTCTCATCATAACAACCTTTTCTTCAAGCTCTTTCACATGCCTGATATCAGCCACCACCACATCTGAAATACTGATATTATTGCGCTGCTCGTACAGTGTATCAATCTCGAGCTCTGTACGTTTGATACCTTCATAAGTTTGAGCGTACCAGAAAGACTTAGCTGCAATGTCCCTCCAGTCCATCGAATGACCATTAAAGGTCTTGATAAGGAAGTCATATCCGAAGTCCATCTTTGAAGAGATCTTTTGAGATCCGCCGGTCATCATCTTTTTCACTTCTTCAAGAGAAGCAGGCTCGCGATCAGGTAAATACATCACAATACCTTTGTCATCCTTTCCTCTGCGTCCTGCACGACCAGCCATCTGAATGTACTCATCGCTTCTCAACATACGAAGACCAGAGTCATCGTGTTTTGTGTAAGAAGTGAACACAACCGTCTTGGTAGGCATGTTGATACCGACAGCAAAGGTCTCTGTTGCAAACAAGAGCTTAATGAAACCCTTTGAGAACAGAATCTCGACAATCTCTTTGAGAATAGGAAGAAGACCACTGTGATGGAATGCAATACCCTTTTCAAGGAGAGATCTAAGCTGAAAGTACTGACCTGTCTTCAGAACATGCGGATATTTGTGGAGATGGAAGTCGATGATATGGCGAACATCTGCGGTCTCACATCCTGTCAAGAGATCGGACTGAATAGCTCCAGCATACTCTTCACATTTTGCACGAGAGAACACGAAGAAGAGAGCAGGAAGAAGTGCCTGAGATTCAAGCTTTTTCACAAGAGCGTTGATACGATGAATGTAAGAATGGCTCTTCTGATCGCGAGACACAGGACCATCGGAATATCCGTCTCTGCGTCTGTCTGCAACCTTCTTCTGATGCTCCTTCTCTTTCTTCTTTTGAGTCTCCAAACTGATCAGCCAACGTCTGTAGGCATCTCCGTCGAAGACATCCTTTGCATTCATGACAACCTCATCTTCAACCATGTGAACCAGAGGAACAACACGGTATTGAGTAGAAATGAGATGGACGGGCTTCTGCTTGACATCTCCAAGCCAAGATGCAAACACTTCGGGTTGGGCAATGGTTGCAGAAAGAAGAACAAGATTGATCTCAGGAGGGAGAAGCATCAAACACTGTTCCCATACCTTTCCTCTGTCAGGGTCATTGATATAGTGGACTTCATCGAATACAATGGCATCCACATCGTTCAATGTGAGCTCAATAAAGGACTCGTTAGGAGTATCTTTCTTGAAGAGGAGATTGCATAAGATTTCAGTAGTCATCACAACAACATCAGCCTGAGGAGCAAACTTGATATCGCCGGTCATGATTCCAACAGAATAACCCAACTCTTTCAAATCATGAAACTTCTGGTTTGAAAGGGTCTTGATAGGAGTGGTATAGAACACACGCTTCTTCTTTTCCAATGAAACCTTAATCTGATATTCTCCGACCAATGTCTTTCCAGAGCCAGTCTTTGCAGTCACAAGCACGTTCTCGTGTTTGTTGATGGCATCGAAGGCATATTTCTGGAAGGGATCAAGAGGATAAGGATAAGGATTCTCTACTTCAGGAGCAGCAACGTTAAGATTGGCAATCTTCAACATATTGTATGGTTAGTATGTTCAACTTTAAATGCGATGTCAGTCCATTTTTGTTACTTCAGATGAAGAACAGGTTGAGGAGCATTTCCACTTGTCAAAATAGTCAAAATATTTGTAACAATCTGTTCCTGAGATTCTTTGCTCAGTTCTGGAAGTTTTTCGATAGCATCTTTAGCAACACCAATAGCACCTTCGACAATACTTTTACGAGCGTCAATGTAAGCCATAGCCTGTTGCTTCATAAGCATCTGTTGAACCACTTCTGGGGCATAACACATTTCTGAAATGGTAAGACCCGTTACGCAAAACCCGTATTTAGAAACACTATCATTTAATGAGTTGGGATCAAACAGCTCTTCAAAACGCAACTCTTTCATATAAGATGAACAGTGTCTACGAATAGCATCACTTGCAGCACGTTCAAGAACATCAGTCTTACGGTTTGAATCCATAACATACGCACCAGAATCATTAATATGAAACTGAAGAATAGCACTAATAACTACAGGTGTTCCTGTGGCATCGATGATACGAATGTCTTTGAATACATGTGTTTGTGTTCCAATAAATACATCATAGTACGATGCAAACGGTAAAGTCCAACGTAGACCAGCCTGTGCAATACGATCAACTTTTCCAAAACGTGTAATGACAGCTTCGGTATTTGCCTTTACGCTAAAAAACCAAAGAGGGGCAAAAGGAGACATTACCAAGCCTCCAAGGTATTTCAAATTCTTTTCAAGAAGCGTTAGCTTTGACATCTTATATTAATAAGATTGTTTGCATGTAAATAATGAATATAGCTATATATCTGTTTTTATATTTTGGGCAGGTTATCGTAACATTTCCTGAATTCTGGAACACATGTGGACGCCTAAATTTTGAAACATTTTTACTTTATTTTGCTCATCATGCTCTTGATGTATTCCTGTTTTGGTCTTGGTTCTTTTTAGTAACACGCAGAGAATACATTGCACATTTGATAGCACTACTAATTGTATCGATTCATTGGGTAACAAATAACAATAATTGTATTGCAACCGAATACATGAACAAACTCTGCGGTTATAAACAAGATCAGTGGCTGTCTTCATTCAAAAACATGTTTGGACTAAGAGAGTATACTGAATATTTCTTATTCATTTGGCTTGGAATATTAGGTATTCGCGATATTTATTACATTTTTTAAATATTTCTCAGTGTATGTTTGTTAACTTATCTAATGAATAAATAAACAAATGAGATTTGCTTGGTTATTAGGATTATTTGCATCAGTAAATGCAGATATGTGTAGTACTGCGGTTTCATTGAAAAACGGTGTAAATGATCGTATATCCAATTATTTTAATGTTGTACACGGTTCATATATTACACATGATGGTAGCCCGAATGTACTAATAGGCACATCACCTTCATGTGTGAATAGTTTTGTAAGTGGTGTAGAACAGTGTTTGTGTACGTATTCAAATGGAGCATCGAATTTAGGCTGTCCAGCACCTAGAAAGGGGTATGTTACGTATAAATATGGTTCTGCAAACTCAACAGCCTTTTCTACTGAAAATCCTATATGTAATTATTACTTTTTAACGACCTTTTTCACACCTTCTCCTACCCCTACGTCCTCTAAAACTCCTTCTGTTACTCCTACATCCTCGCTTTCATCATCTAGTTCTGTATCGCCTTCACTCTCGCTTTCACCTTCTATGTTACCTTCACTTTCTCTTTCACCTTCTATCTCACCTTCACTCTCTCTTTCGCCTTCTATCTCACCTTCACTTTCTCTTTCACCTTCTATCTCACCTTCACTCTCTCTTTCGCCTTCTGTTTCACCTTCAGTTTCAGTTTCGCCTACTATGACATCTTCTGTAACACCTACTGCATCAAGTACTGTAACACCTTCTGTAACACCTACCGAGACATCTACTGCATCAAGTACTGAAACACCTTCTGTAACACCTACTGCATCAAGTACTGTAACATCTTCAGTATCGCCTTCAGTAACACCTACTGAGACACCTTCGGTAACATCTACTGAGACATCTTCATCATCAATTACTGCTTCAACTAGTGTATCACCTTCAGTAACATCTTCATCATCAATTGCTGCTTCAACTAGTGTATCACCTTCAGTAACATCTTCATCATCAATTGCTGCTTCAACTAGTGTATCACCTTCAGTAACATCTTCATCATCAATTA